TCAGGCCTCGGCCCTCTCGCGCATCCGGTCGTAGTGGGCGGCCACGTCCCGCACATCGGCCCACCGCTTCCCGCCATCCATGTAAGTCTTGATGCCCAGCGTGCCGGCGCTGATCTGGTTCATCAGGGTGCCCTTGGCCATGTCGAGTTCACTGGCGAGTTCCTGCATGTCCAGGCGCATGCCGTACTTCTCGGCGAGGATCAGTTGAGCAAGCAGGCTCATGGTCGAAGGTCTCCGGTGCGGTCGTCTTGGCCCGGATGTTGGGAGCGCACGGGTAGAGCGCGCATGTCAGTTTTCCGACTCGGCAGCACCCAACGGGGTCGCCTCCTCCATGACGGTGCGGACCATGTCGACCTGGATTCCGAGGGAGATTGCGGCGCGGCGGTGGAGTTCAGCTTCGCTGGCACCCGGATCTGCCTTGGCGAGGGCGGCCACGGTGCGGCGGATCGTTTCCTTGGCGACTATCACTGGGCGGCCTCCGCGATGGCCTGGCGCTCGGCCTGGTTGACCAGGTCGTTGATCTGACGGTTGCCCTTGGCGTCGGTCGGGCTGATCAGGCCGGCCTTCTCCATCTGCTCCAGGATGCGCGCGGCGCGGTTGTAGCCGATGTGCAGGTGGCGCTGCACCAGCGAAATCGAGGCCTTCTGATTGGCCACGATGATTTCGCATGCGTCGGGGTAGAGCGGGTCTGGGCCGTCGGCCTCCAGGTGCTGATCCCACGGGGCCTGGGCATCGGTCGTCGATTCGCCGTCGGTTTTCTCTGCCGCCATGCCGGTCTGAGGGGGCGCGAGCGGCGCGGCCTCGCCGCCCAGGGCATCCAGCAGGTCGGGGATCAACTGCAACATCTCGCCGGTGAAGATCGCGCAGTCGGCCTCGAAGGCCTCGGACTTGTCTACCTTGCCGCCGGCCGGGCTGCTGGGCCCCTCGAAGACGATGTCCAGGAAGGACAGCTTCTTCAGCTTGCCGGAGTCGGTCAGCACGAACGACACGCGGTCGCGCCACGTCAGTGCGAGGTGGGTGGGCACCTTGCCGGCCTGGATGTGCTGCTTGACCTCGTCGGTGTCCAGGGGGTGCCGGGAGTAGCGGACCACCGACTTCATCTCGTCGGGGGACTTGAGCGCGCACTCGCGGTCGACACTGAACTGGTACGGTGGCTCGCCCGTGCCCAGCCAGTGGGCCATCGCCACGGCGGGCGACATCTCCGTCTGGATCAGGCTGAAGTTGACGTCTTCCATGGCCTTCACCAGGAGGGTGACGAACTGGTCGAGTTTGCCGGGTGATGTCGAGTCCACGACCATCACGCAGGACTTGGGGTCGATCCATGCCCAGGTGTCGAACTGCCCTGGGATGGCCGACGGCAGGAGTTCGAGCAGCGCCTGCTCCTTGATCTCCTTCATCTGCTTCTTGCCGGGGCGGCGGCCGGTGCTCTCTTCGATCTGGTCGGCGATCTCATCTGCATGCCGCTTGACGGCCGGGCCCGGCACTTTGCGCACCTCGGTGCGCAGGCGGATGAACAGTTGGCCGCCGATCGCCTCGACCATGGCGCCGTGCTCTTCGCCGCGGGGCGCGACCCAGCCGGCGCTCTGCTGCTGGGTAGGTCCAGTCGGCACGAACTGAGCCTTGTTGAGGGCGTCTTCCAGGACGCTGGACTCGATGGGGACACCGCACACAAGGCGGTAGAGGGTGGATGTGGAGAACATTGGGCGTTCCTCTTTGCGATTTCGGTTCTCAGGCGATGACGGTGGCCTGCTGGGCCGCCTTGACTTCGTCGTACTTCATGACGGCCCAGCGAAGGGCGTAGCAGCACCACGTGAATCGGTGCGTGAACTCCTCGACGTTGACTTCCCAGAAGTCGCGGAAATAGAACTTCAGTCCGTGGTTGACCTGGTGGAAGAAGTCGTGCGCGGCGCACTGCTTGCGGTAGCCACCCGAGTCACCATCGGCGCCGATGACCTCGGACATCACGGCATCCCAGAGGTCGCGCCGTTCTTCCTTGGTGGTGTCGTCTCGATGGTTCCGAATCCAAGTGACCAGGTGCTCCAGAACTGCGCGGTTGAACCTCTCTTCGCTGAACTCTGTGGTCCCGTCACGGCCGCTGGCGTCGACCTTCTCAGCCCAGTAGCGGCGGTCGATCCGCTTGAATGGGGCCGCCCTGGCGTAGGCATCCGGGCGGAAGAACTCCAGCATGTCGTGGGTCCGGCTGAAGACGAAGGTGCCCATGTCACCGGTGTAGCAAAGGCGGCCGGGCCAGGTGATCAGGTCGAAGTGCATGCACACGGTGCCGGGTTGCTTGAAGCGCAGGTGGCGGAAGACTCCGTCTTCGTGGATGACTTCCATCACGTGCTGGTCGACTTCCTTCAGGAAGGACTCTTCGGTGAGTTGGTAGGTATTCATGGTTCGCTGCGTCGAAAGATTTCGGACAGATGCTTCTTGGTCGCGGCTTCGATCATTGGCTCGGCGATGGAGCGCATTTCGGCCGCATCGGCCGTGGACCACCAGACCACCATGCACTCGATGACATCGATGTCTTGCATAGTGATTTCGGGGACCTTCTGCCAGTCCACAGCGCAGCCGCCTACCGATGGATGCCGAATGGGATGCTCAGGGGCGAGGATGTACTCGATGGCTCGAAGACCATGGTCGACACCGCGCCGTCGCTCGTTCAAGTTGGCCCAGGCGGCCATGAATGCTTCGTGAGAGCGCATGCGGCTTGAGCTCAGGAGGCGCTGAGCGTTCCCAGCCAGGTCGCGCCCACCATTGCAGCCCATGAAGACCATGAACGAGGCGCACACAGTTGCGTCGCGCTGGGTCGGCTCCGACATCGTGTCGCGCAGGATCGAATCGAGGCGCCGCGGGTTCGCTGCGAGGTAATCCCTCCAGAGATCGAGGTAGATGCCTTCCCCTGGCGTCCCGGGCCTGGGCGGTTTGACCGGCAGATGTTCGAGCTCGACGAGGTTGAGTTGTTCATCGATCTTCATCGCGAACCCTCAGATCCACTCGGGTGCTGCGCACTGTCGGACCAGATGTCTCGCACCCACCCCCAGACGTCAGACCAAGCCATCGGCGTGTCTGACGATGGGGGCTTACCCGGGGCGTAGTGGACGGTCTCACCGAAGACGCCGCGCTCGACGCGGGTGACCTTCATGCCGGCGGCCTGCTCCAGGCGGTGAATGCGGCGGCGCTCGACTTGCAGCGCCCAGACCACGGCCGCCATGATGATGACGATGAGGATCTGGGGCAGGGCTTTCAGTTGGCTGATGGTGTTCAAGACTGCTTCTCCTGCTGTTCCACTAGAGCGTCCAGATAGATCGCGCGCGCCTTGCTGGAGGGCATGGGGGTTGGCCTCTCGGTGGTCCTGCTGCATAGCAGTCGGCTATTCAGCAACTGGCGCCATGCCTGAGACTCGTTCTCCACCGGGCGATGCGGGCCACCGTCGTACAGGTTCGCCAGCCTTCCGCCAGGGACGCGGAAATAGGGCGTGCTACGGGCCAATGGCTCGACGGACGCGACAGGCACTGCGATGCATTCACCAGTGCTGCAGATGCTGCGCGCCTCTTTCTCGCTGTACCTGCCTGCCTTGTCGATGCAGATGGTGTAGCCCCGGCTGTCCGGCTTCCACCATGTCACATGCTCGTTGTGGCGCTGGGTGTGGCCGATATGTGCAATGAGGTACTGAGACATCAGGACGCACCTCCAACGGACGTGGGTGATGCCTCGCCTGCACGCGGGCAATCGCTGGGGGGCAACTGCACAACGCCCTCAAGGCCTGCCCGGCGCAATGTGCTTTCCGCGAAGGCCTCAACCTGCGCCTTGGCATCGTTGCCGGCCTTCTCCAGCATTTCCTTCGCTTGATTGACTGTGTAGCCGAGGCTCGAAGGTAGGCCGGTGGCGGCGTTGCTGAGCCCACGGTGAACCGCGCGTAGTTCCTTGATGCCTGCTTTGCCCCCTTCAATCAGGGCGCCCAGGCGGTCCACCTCAGATTGCATCTGGGCAAGCCGTCGCTTGGCGCACTCCTCGACCTCGCGGGAGATCACGTCCAGTTTGCTGTCGACTCGGCCAATCGCCGGCACCATTTCCAGCCCGGTCGATATGGGCTTGTAGGTCAGGGTCACAGGCACCCCGCTCCCCTTACCAACGCTACCGGCAAGCGCCGCGAACTGCGCGTGCGTCATCTCGAATTCGACGATGGTCCGAGGGCTAGAGTGAATCCAGTCGTGGCTGAGATCACGGTGGAGGCGCGCCTCGGTTACCCTCATCGCGATCCGATACTGGTGATCCACATCGGAGCCAAAAAGGACTCTGCTGCCACCGCTTAATTCGCTGACTTGCAGCGTTGCGAAAGCTGGGTGCTGGTACACCCTGTGCGGATCGCACGCGCCTTGCTGCTGGGAGGACTCGGTCGGGAACTGAGTCTTGCGGGTGCTCATGCCGCGCCTTCCTGCGCGATGCCGTCGCGCGCTAGGGCCAACTTGGTCTCCAACTGCTTCAGGCCCTCACACGACAGCCCGTCGACGTCTTCGGTCTGCTTGACGACATCCAGGGCCTGGATGACCACATCGCGGTGAACGATGCAAAGGCCGAGGGTCAGGAGGAGGCGTGCGAGCGTCTCCACATCCAGGGAGGCGGTCCCGGCGCTGGCCTGCTTCAACAGGGTGCCCAGGGCTTCGAGCGTCTTGGCGCTCTGGTTGGCTTGTTCTGCCGCCTTGCTGACGTTTTGCAGGGCCAGGCTGAGTGTCTGAGTCATGTGCTGCATATCCGGTTTGGTGGTGGAGCAGGGCCTGGGCCCTGCTGGTGTCAGTGCTTGCCCTTCAGGGACTCCAGGTGTTCGATCAGGCTGTCCACGATCAGGTCGAAGTCGGACAGGCGCCAGAAAGGCTGCCCATCGGCGTCTTCTTCAAACGTGGCGCCGGTGCCCACCAGGAGGGCGAAGGGCACCTGCATGCCCAGGCGAATGCAGAGATCCTGGGTGGTCAGCAGCACCTCATCGGTTTCAACCTCGTCAGCCGATTCGTCTTCAGTGGTCAGCGTCTGCACCACTTCAACTTCACGGACGGTCATGGGCAACGTGAGGTCAACTTCCACGCTGACGGTTGCGGCGGTCGCCGCCGGTGCGGCAGTTACGTCGATGACATCGCTGTCGTCGTCCATGTCGTCAAAGGAGGCAGGACCGGCGGCAAATTCCTCACGTGCGGGTTCTGCCTCGGCCGCAGGAGCTGCTGGCGGTGCTGCTTCTTGGGGCTTGGAGGCTGGGCGGAAGGCGCGGGAGTGGATGCGAGTGATGGGGGCCTGTGAGGCCGTGGCCACGATGGCTTCAGCCTTCGCGACGATGTTGGCTGCCTCGACGGGGGCGACGTCGGCCAGCATCTGCTCTTGTTGCTTGGCAGCGGTGGCCATCATGTTGAGCGTGGCCAGCGTGGTCTGCAGCGCGACCTGGACCTGAGGGTTCTCGTTGCTGCCGTGCTGCTCCTGGAGATCAGTGGCAACGCGCTCGATTTCCGTCGAGCGCTTGCCGAAGGCGCCCATGGCTGCCTGCTGGATGGCGCCCACAGTCTTGACTTCGAGGGCCTTGGCTTCCGTGTCGCGGCGCAACTTCTCGGCTTCTTCTGCCTGGCGCTCCTTCTCGGCGGTCGTGTCACGGAGTTCGCGCAGTGCGTCCAAGGTCTCAGCGAGGGCTGCAGTGCCGCGCTCCTTGAACTCTTCCCAGGTGTCGTCGATGACGACATTGTCCTGAACGAACTGGATGGCCTGGGCGATCTCGTCGGAGGTCTTGTCCTTGGCGAGGTCGACGTAGCCGCGGATGCGCGCGAGGTTCAACTCGTGGGCCGACTTGCGCTCGCGTTCCTTGGTCGCTGCTTCAGCTTTGCGGGTTTCTTCGGCTTCGATCTGTTCGTGGACGTGGGCTTCGACGCCCTTCACGGCCAGGGCGACGGCCTCAGCCTCCTCGCCGACTGAGGTGGAGATCGCGCGCAGTTGGGTCTTCAGTGCTTTGGAGATCTTGTCGGCGCCGATGCGCACGTCACGGATCTGGCGCCGGACCTCCTTGGCCTCGTCCAGTTTCTTCACGGTGGACAGGTCAAACGCGACACTGCCGTGCTTCTCGACCAGGTCCGCCACGTGCTCACGCCAGTCGCCGAAGCGGGCCAGCGCGACCGCCTGCAGGTCGATGCGGGCGAGCACCTTGGTGGCTTCCAACTTCATCGGGGCGGTGGTTTCGGGGGTGTCCATCAGCGCAATCGCCGACGCGAGCGCGTTGAGTTCGGGTTGGGTGGTTGCAGTCATCAGGTCCTCACGTAGTTGAAGGGGTTGTCGATCACGGCGGCCACGTTGGCCGCTGGGGTTGGTTTCTTGGCGGCCGAGGTGATCGGCGTGGTGATGGGCTTGGCCAGGTCTGGGCGATCCCAGGATGGCGACGATTCGCGGAAGTCGACCGTGGTGATGGGCTCCTGCGGGATGAGCTTGGCCGCGCAGCGCTTGGCGATGTCGTCGATCGAAAAGTTGCGGAAGAGCTCTTCCAACTCGGTGACGTGGCGGTCAAAGGTTACGAGGCGGTCCACCAGGCGCTCAATCCGCGCTTCGTTCCGCTCGATCCGGATCACGTTGGCCTTGCGGCCGGTGGACTCGAAAACCGGGATCCACACGATCAGGTCTATCCAGTCGAGGTGGCAAAGCCACATGCCGCCGTCGCACTGGTCTTTGAAGTCCTCCACGATCAACTCCGGCGCGGTGACGAAGGTCCCGATGCGCTGGGGGCTGACCAGGGTCTTGACCTCGATCGCACCCTTGGTGTGGCACACGAAGCCGTCGGTGGAGTACCCGAAGCGCCGGTCGTCGGTCAGGGCAATGCCCGACTCCTGGACCATGACGCCCTTCTCGTTTTCGTACCACTCCCGGGCGAAGCCTTCCTGCTCGCGGCCCTCTCGCATCGCTGCAGAGTCGAACATGGACCGATAGGGCTGGCCCGTGATCCGCTCGATCGCGAGGGTGGACGCCAGGGCCTCAGAGGCGGCGCTCGCTTCGCCCTTCTTGCGACCATCGCGATTGCTTTGCAGCGTGTCGACGGCCGCGGAGAAAAGAGAAGCCGTCAGCACGCCGCAGCGCGCCTGGTGCCACTCGGGGGTGCCCTGCTTGGCGTGGTCAAAGATCACGCGCGGCCTCCGTCGGCGCCTTGGGCACCCTTGTCGCGCAGGGCCGTGCGGACTGCCACGGCCTCGTCCCTGAAAGAGTCGACGATGTCGGCCTCACCGAGCGCCTTCAGCGCGGCATTGCCGACCTTCCAGATGACGTGGGCGGTCGGGTCGTTCGGGGACTGCTTCAGGAGTGGGGACAGCGCGTCTCGAACCAGTTTGCCCGGCGTCGGGGCCTCACCCCCGTTGCCGTCGTCGTCCTGTTCGCGCGTGGCAAGACCGCATGCGGCGATCAGGGTGTAGCGCTGCAAGTAGGACTGCGTGGAACCGATGGCCTGGACGTCGTTCTTGCCGCCGGTCTTGTCGGGCGGCGCGCCGAGTTCGCAGGCCTCCTGGTGCCCTTCGATGTGGCTGATGGTGCAGCGGATCTTGATCCAGTCCTTCACCTGCTCGACGGTCTTCCATGACGCGGTCAAACCGTGCTTGGACAGGATCGGCGTGATCAGGGCGTCGATGGTGGCCAGGGTGGCGTACTTGAAGTCGGTGCGCCCACCGCCGGGCTTGGTGCTGTCGTAGCCGACGGGCTTGTCCTTCAGGATCGGTCGCACCTCAGCACGGAAGGCGGCCATGGCCTTGAGGTAGGCCTCCCGCGCAGCGCGCTCCTGCCACCGTTCGTACAGGTCGGTAAGCCGGTGCAGTTGGTTTGCGTCAAGGCCCTTGGAGACGGCCTCGTGCAGAAGCGTCAGCGGTGACACCTCAGCAGCAGGGATGACGACCGGCGGCGCGGTCTTCAGTTCGACAACTTCGGTTGCGGCGCTCATGTCAGAACCCCAGGATGAGTTCGATCAACTTGGTCGGAGGCAAGCCGTTGATCCAGGCGACAGCCAGTGCCATGAACGAGGCGAAGGCAACGATGACCGCCATGTCCTTCAGGTCCTGAAGGATCGTGTTGCCGATGGCCCAGAGGCCAGAGTCCTGGGGGAGGTTCGATTGCTTCATGTCAGGCTCCATTCGGGCGCGGGCGCCCGGAAACCGCCGATGTCTCGGCTGCGATGTGTTTGGGTTCAGCCCCGGAGATCGAGGGGCTTGCAGCAGGCGCAGACCCACTGGCGCGTGCGCTTGCAGATCTCGCCGCCCGCTTGCGGTCGCCACTTGTTGCAGCGAAAGCAGTGGCGGGAGTTGCGGCCGTGCGCGAAGGGCGAACCAATGCCGTTCGCGGCGGTGTGGTTCGTCTCGCGACGCAATGCGCTCATGCCGAGGCCCCGCGACAGGCGGCGACGCTGGGCCCCACCATGTAGGCGTAGCCGCTGGAGATCACGTCGCGGAGTTGCTGGACGTGGTGGCACTCGCTCAGGGCCAGGGCGTCCATGAGAAGGGCGCTCACTGCCTTGTCGCTTTCAACCTTTTCCTGAACGTAGGTCGTCATTTCCCGCAGCGAGCCTCCCAGCAGTGGCAAGGCCTGAGCGAGGGCACGGACGTGCTGGCACTTGCTCTCGCGCAGGGCGATCAGCAGCACGACCTGGGTGGAGAGGTCGCAGTCGAGCATCTGCTGGACCGCGTGGATCCGATTGATCAGCGTGACCGTCGGGCTCATGTCGGGGCGCAGGCAGAGCCCGTTCACAAACTGGATCTCCTGCCGCATGGCCTTGACCATGTCGGTGCGGACTTCCTCAATGAAGTCTGCGCGGGTTGCGGGCTTCAACTGCACGCCGGCTGTCGAGACGATCTGCGCGTGGGTACGCAGGGCCTGGACGATGGAAGCCGGTCGTTGGCGTTCTTGGGTTGCGAGCATGTCTGTCCTCCGAAAGTGAGGCCAGTATCCCACAACAAAAACGTGTGCGCAACAAAAACGTGTGTGTCGCCGTTCGACAGGCGAAAAAAAGCCGGCTTCTGCCGGTCTCGTTTTCTTCGATGCCCCCTCGTTAAAGGGTGCGCATGTGCTTTGTCACAACGCCAATTAGCGTCAAACCATCAGTCGATGAGCTGAGCGTCGCGTAGCCTGGATTCGCCGCCACAGCTTCGAAACGGCTGGTCGTCACCTTGCGGTAACGACGGAGCACCACGTCTCCGTCGCCAGTGCGGAACACGGCCAAGGATCCGGGCCTTGCTTCGCCTGGAGCGATGTAACACTCGTCATTCGGGTTGATCTCTGGCGAGTTCGCGTCGTCAGTGATGACGACCCAGATACCGGCCGAGAGGTCTACCCCCTCTCTTATCAAGTTCACGTACAACTCCCATGTGATCCCGCTGAGCGGGGTCTGAGTTGTAGCAACTTGCAAGCCGTGGAGAGAACCCCCCATGACAGGGGGGGCTGTCGCGAAAGGAGCCGGTGCGTTGTGCGAGTGAGACGCGTTCTCGGGAATGTCCGATTGACCGCTATCCGCTACGTCCGAGCCGAACTGCACCCATTGTTCTGAGCGGCCGAGTTCCGCCGCGATGACCAGGCGCCGATTTCTGTTCGGCTCGGTGTCGCCCTTGGTCCACTTTCGCAAGCTCTCGGTGCTGATGCCGATGCGCCGACAAAACTCAGCCTGGCTGATCTCTTGTCGCTCCAGTTCGGCGACGATTCTCTGCCCTATTGTTTGTTCTTTCAGGCTCATGTTGGAATGATCCGGCACAACAAAAGGTTGTGCAAGACACAACAAAAACTTGCACACACGTTTTTGTTGTGGGATGATCGCCGGCATGAACACGAACAAGCCCGCGATCTCGCGCCTGGTTGAGGCGCACAACGGCCCTACCGCCCTGGCCCGCCTTGTAAGCACGGCCGAGACGAAGGTTCCATACCAAGAGGTGCAACGCTGGGTCAAGCGGGGATGGGCTTCGCCCTTCCACTTCAAGGCCCTCGAAGCGCACCTGACGCAAGACATCACGCTTGACGACCTGCACCACGATCGGGAGATCGCGAAGCGCAAGTCGAAGTCGTCGACTCCGCATCGAGTTCGCGCTGATAGCGCACCTCCGACACGCACTCAGAGGCGCGAATTGCGCACCGCATGAGTGTGAGTTGAACCTTGAGTTTCGCCCAACTGTCGATCTCCAGGTCTTTCATGTTCGGTCCTCCCTGCATTTGTTTCGATGGGAGGAATGTTGTCCGACAGACGACCGCAAGGGAAAGCCAAAAAATATGAACCACGTTGACGATCCCCAAAGTGAGCTCCCGCTTTCAAGGGGGGGGCGTGCGAGGGAGCAGGCCTTCCTCGTGCCCATCGAGATGGTCCGAGCAACCTCCAGCCCTGGCAGTGCCATCGAGTTGGCGCGCCGCGCTGCAGGCCTGGACAAGAAGGAGGTCTACCTCGCGCTCAAGATCGACCCGGGTACGTGGTCGAAGATCGAAGACAGCGCAGCCTCATTGCCGACCAACAAGATCCGCGAGTTCTGCGATGAGGTTGGCAATCGGATCTACGTCGAATGGATCAACTTCCAAGTCGGTTGCACGGCCGTGATGATCAAGTCAGAGGCCGAGCGCGTCATTGACGACCTCCAGGCGCGGCTGAAACTGTCGGAGCAAGAAAACGCCGTTCTGATGAAGGCGATTCGCGCGGGAGCCGCCCAATGACTCAGGCCTCGCTCATCACCACCAGCGCGGCTGAGCGCTACTCGGGTTGCGCCAAGACCCGCCGGTCTGGCCGCGATCTCAAATTGGCAGGCCAAGCAGCAACCCTTGACGCCGAAGCGGACGAGTGGAAGCAGGCAACGGTCTTCCTGTTCAAGTCCTACCTGAAGCAGTTCGCCCCGGGTGATCGCTTCGCCATGGAGGACTTCCGCGCCTACGCCGATTCCTGCAACCACCCCAGCCCGCACACGCACCACGTGTGGGGATCGATGCCTGCCGTTTTCATCGCTGCAGGCGCACGCATCAAGAGCACTGGCGAATACCACAAGGCGAAGTCGCCGCGCACCCATGGGCACCCAGTGCTCTATTGGGAAGTCCTTCAACCCACTGTTACCGAGACTGCCTGATGGCCACCAAGAAGAGGCCCGCCAGGGGCCGAGCCGCGCGTGTGCGCCGCTACAACGAAGATGAGCTCCGCCTCATCGCGGAAGCCCGGTTCATGCCAGCCAGTGAGCGGGTGAAGCCCATCCCTCAGGAGACCCGCGAGAAGCATCTCGTGGCGCTTGTGGCTGGTCTGGAAGACCTCCGCACCGGGCGGACCACCGAGCAGCATGCCTACAGCCTGCAGGCTCAACTCAATGAGACTCTGGTCGTGTTCGAGATGGGCATCTACGAAGAGTCCGCTGAGCACCTGGCCGTTTGTCAGCGCACGCGCAGCGCGCTCTATTCGGTCTTCCATCGGTCGCTGAAGTCCGGGTGCATGCAGGCCACTGAGGCTGAGCTCCAGACCGTGAAGGAGTTCGCCGACTTGCGGGCGCTCCTGCTGAGCGACCCCTGCTACACGATTGGCGTCAGCATGGATGCCCGCGTGAAGGTGCTCAAGGCTTGGAAGAGCGGCCAGTACATCACCAACATCCACACGTGTGAGGTGACCGCCCATGCGTGAGTACGCGCGTTTTGCGCCTGCCTTCTGGCTCTCCAAGATCTGCAAGGACATCCGACGCGCTGGCGTCGAGGGTGTGGTCATGGCCGGCTACCTCAAGACGGCGCCGCTGTCCAACATGCTGGGCCTCTACCCGTTGAGCCTGCCGGCGGCCGGCCACGAGACGGGGCTGGGCTTCGAAGGGGCTTCGAAGGGGCTTCAGATCTGCATCAAAGCGGGGTTGTGCGACTACGACGAGGACTCCGAATTCGTCTGGGTCTTCGACATGGCGCGCGAGCAGATCGGCGAGGCCCTCAAGGTGTCGGACAACCAAGTCAAGAACGTGCAAAAGCAGTACGCCGCGATGGAAGAAAACCCTTTCCTGGCGCGGTTTTACGACCGCTACGGCATGGACTTTCACTTGACCGAGAAGAGGGGGGCAACACCCCCCTTGGCAAGCCCCTTCGAAGGGAGTGCCAACACCCTCGGAAGCAAAGCACAAGCAAAAGCGCAGGCAAGTGCACAGGAGCAAGCCAACGCGAATGGCCAGGAGCAAGCCCACGCGCAAGCAGGTTTGCGCCCGGCTTCTGCGAAGCCCCGCGCCCCGGCAGACAAGTCGGCCGACGAACAGCGTTCGCCCTCGTCGCTGGTTTGGGACTTCTACGCTGCGGCCTACGGGACACGCTACGGCCACGAGCCGACGCGCAATGCCAAGGTCAACGGACAGCTTGCCAACTTCATCAAGCGCGTTCCCGTCGAAGAGGCCCCCAGCATCGCCGCGTTCTTCGTGACGATGAACTCAGCCTTCTACGTGCGCAAGTGCCATGCTGTTGATTGCCTGCTGGCCGACGCAGAGGCAATCCGCACTCAGTGGCTCAACGGCCGAGTTGTCACGAACACGCATGCTGCCCAGGCTGACCGCACCCAGACCAACGACAACGCCTTCAACCGGCTGCTGAAGCAGTCGGAAGCTGCACACGGTGGGCTGGGTATGGATGACGACGACGGGGTCCTTGACGTTGAAGCAAGGGTGGTGCGCTCATGAATCAGGCGATCGCATCCCCCAAGGTCATCAAGACGCTCCGCGCCACCGTGGAACTGCTGGGCCTGTCCATGTCGGACGACGCAGCGGAGATTTTCGTCGAGGACATCTCCGGCTTCCCAGATCACCAGATCATCGGCGCCCTGGCACGGTGCCGCAAGGAAGTGCGCGGCCGGCTGACCCCCCGCGACGTCATTGACCGTCTTGAGGATGGCCGGTTGTCTCCCGATGAGGCATGGGCCCAGGTTCCCAAGTCCGAGTACGACTCGATCGTGTGGACCAACGAGATGGCGCATGCCTGGTCAATGGCAGCGCCAGCTTGGGCGGACGGTGACCGCGTCGCAGCAGCGCGCGCATTCCGCGATGCCTACGTCAAGGCCGTCTCTTACAGCCGCGACAACCGCATTCCTGCTGAGTGGTCCGTTTCACTTGGCTCCGACCGACAACAGGCCTTCAACGTGGTTGAGGCGGCAGTCCGTAACAAGCAGATCAGTTTGAAGATGGGGCTCGACGTGGTTCCCGATCTGCCAAACATCAACAGCCAAGAGGTGCTGAAGGCAATCGCTGCACCCCTGCCGGATCAGACACCCCTGCAACTGGCTCGCGCTCAGCACGTAGCGAAGTTGATCAACAAAGCAGTTAAGGGAGCAACACCCCATGCGTGATCTTGAAAAGGAGATCTTGGACCTCGTCGTCGCCGTGCCCGGTCTCGCGGCCGGTGAGGTGGCGGTGCACCTGCAGATCTGCCCGTTGCTCGCAAAGCACACGCTGCGAAAGTTGGCTGAGCGTGGCCTCGTTGAGTCGCGTCTGCCCGCCTTTGTGCGCAAGACACGGACATTGGTGTGGCATCCGATGCCGCTGGCCACCGGCGTCTTTACCCGGCGCGTGGTCAACGCATCGGAGTGCGCACCGATCCATGTTGCTGTGCCCGCACCGGTGAGCGTCTTCAACCTCGCAGCAGGAATGGCATGACATGCAGGCTATGCAAGCAAACACTCCACCCGGGCCAGCCATGCAGGCCGCCTGCGAAGGTGGAAACGCTCTCCGAGCCACGGGACAAGCACGACACGCTGAGGACTTGCAGGAGTTGCCAGGGCCTGCGCGGAGCGGTCTGCACAAGGTGGCGCGCCGCGGGAATGCTCGGGGAGCACTCTCCGGTGTTCATGGGCTCGTTCGCGGACATGCCGCAGCGCTGTCCCGGTTTCAAGAAGGGGGGAACCTGATGCCTCAGATTGCGATCACCCTGGGCCAGAACGGCCGGTTGCAGGGCCTGACCAAAGACGATGCAGCCCACTACAAGCGCTGGCGCCGACGTGTCGAGAGCCTGAAGCCGGGCGAGGTGGTGTCCTTCTCCTGGAGCGACCCACGGGCGCCAGAGATCCACCGCCGCCACTTCGCGCTGCTCAACACCATCTTCGAGAACCAGGAGGTTTTCACCTGCGAGCGTGAGTTTCGCAAGTGGACGGAGCGCGGCGCGCGTCACGTCGAGGTCCTGGAGCACGGCGGCGTGAAGTTCGAACTGGTCAAGTCGGTGGCCTACGACCAACTGGACGGATCCGAGTTCGTCGAGCTTCACCAACGCGTGAAGGCCTACCTTCTGACCCATGCTGCCCTGAAGCACCTCTGGCCCCACGTCGACACCAGCTTCGCCTTCGAGGCACTGGAGTGCTTGATCAAGGAGGTGCGATGACCGCGAGCAAGAAGACCGAGGTCTCTGCCGTGGCCGCAGCGATCGCCAAGGCCGAGGCCAAAGCCAAGCGTGAGGCCCTTGAGGCGCACATGGCGCGCGACATCCGCGCGGTCAAGTTGGACGCCGGCAGCGTGGCCCAGCACCGCTTCCACCCGACGAGGCAGTGGCGCTTCGACTTCGCCTGGCCCCAGCGCAAGGTTGCCTTGGAGGTAGACGGCGGCGTGCACACGGGTGGCCGCCACACCACCGGCGCAGGGTTTACCGAGGACTGCGAGAAGGTGAACGCCGCCGTCATCCTGGGGTGGCGAGTGCTTCGTGTGACCGGCGCCCACGTCAAGTCGGGCAAGGCCGTGGGGTGGCTGGAGGAATTGCTCAGGCCCCGCGCGGTCGTGCTGGCAGACATCGATGACGTCGCGGCCGGCGAGCTCGCCCACGACAAGGAGCGGGTCGTGCGATCGCCCAAGTACCTGCGTGAGGTGGCGAGCCTGGCGTGCTGCAACTGCGGTCGAGAGGGTGCAAGCCAAGCCGCGCACATCAATCGCGGCAAGGGCATGGCCATCAAGGCCGGGGACAACCTGACCTTCCCGCTGTGCACCACCGTTGGCAGCAAGCCAGGCTGCCACGAGCAATACGACCAGTACCGCCTCGGTGACAAGCACTGGGCGGCCGAGCAGGGGCTGAAGTGGGCCAAGCAGACCTACAGCGTGCTCAAGCGCGCCGGCAAGGTGCCCATGAACGTCCCCGCTCCAAAGTGAGGAGACAAGAAGATGAAGCGTGATGTGTTTGCGATCGTTCGAGACAAGGCTGGGCAGCGTGTCGCCCGCGTCGACGAGAACGACTACCTGCGCAAGGTGATGTCCCGCCGCCTGAAGAAGGCGCGCGAGCTCAACGGCTGGTCCCAGGAACAAGCTGCGGCGAAGTTGGGCTACACCAATTCCACCCAGTTGTCCCTGGCAGAGAAGGCCGAGCGCCTGCTGCCGATTGTCAACATCGTCAAGGTGGCAGAGGTGTTCGGGGTGTCAGCCGACTATCTCCTGGGCATCAGCGATGAGCCTGAGCGCGACCCCCGAGCGGCCGAGCGCCAAGCCGCGCTGCGCCACGTGTCGGGCCTGATGGAGTCGACCGCCAGGACCATCGTCAACGCAGTGCTCACGCACCAGTCGGTGGCGCCTTCGGTGACCCAGACGAAGCGGCTGACCGAAAAGGCGAAGACGGCGATCGAGGCGGTCGAGCAGTTGCGCGCGGCAAACCTGGACGTCTTCGACGGCGAACTGCGCGGCGCCGCGACGGTCCTCCGGACCATCGACGAGCTCCAGACCGAGGTCGACAACGCCGTGGCCCTGGTCACTCGCCATGAGCAGGTCACCGAGGCCGCAATCCAAACCATCGAGGAGCGCCTGGACATCAAGCGCCCCCTCTTTGATGACGCCCAGCAGGGCTGACCCACCTTTCGACGGGAAGACCATGAACACCAGAAACGAGAACCAGGCGGAGGAGCGCCAACCCCTCCAACTCAGGTGGTACTGCCTGAGCGCGAACGGCATGGCCACGCTCGCCCTTGATGAGAATGACGCCAGGAATGTCGCGTTGGAGTCCGACCAACTCTACCCGCGCAATGGGCCACACCAAGCTGTCCAGATGGTACCGGTCCAACCTGACGGGCGCGGGACAGACGCGCAGATCCTCAAGGAGCGCGACATCGCCCGCTGCGCCATCGTGGGTGCGCTCGCTGCAGGACATGCGGGACATCCTCATCCCGGCGCGGATCATTGGCTTGCAGCGGCGCACGATGCAGGCGTGACGATTGCCAGTTTGGAGCGTGCCGATCGACCGGTCGGCGGCTGGCAGGGCGATGCATTCCAGTCCATGGAACACCCCTTCATCCCTCACACGAGCGACGCGGCCGAGGTTGCAATGGCGGACCTCGACAAGGCTTGTTGCAAGCCGCTGCCGAATGCCGCAAGTGCTGCACTCGACAGCATGATGGGCCGCAGTGAGTGGCCAGCTTTCACCGCCGCGCGATCTGAGCCGGGGGCTGAGGTGGACAGCATGGGCATCCCGACATCGTGCGGCAAGCCCCTGTGCTCACCTGATGAGCACCACCCGCTGTGCAAACTGCACCAGCCAGCAGCGCAGGCCACGCCTGAGCCGGTGGCTTGGAAGCCGATCAAGACATCAGCAGGCGGGCGAGAAGCGGTGCGCAACTTCTTCCGCAGCACCCTCAAGCGCCACGACTTTGACGACTACATCACCGGGGCGCTGGCCGCTGACTTCGCATGTGTGCTGGGCGGTTACTTGCAGGCCACCCGCCCAGCACCGGGCGTGCCGGATGGGTTGCCCGCCGTGCTGACCGACTGGGGCTTTGATGTCCATGACGATGAGGAAGGGCGCACGTGGCTGACCATCCGCAACGATCAGGATGATGTCGCTCGCTTGAGTGTGCCGACGTTCTGGCCAGCAAGTGGACGACAAACCATCAACGCCGTGGTGCTGCATCAGTTCAGTGCCGCGCTGACTTCCGCGCTCGCAGCCGCCCAGGCGAAGGGAGTGCAATCATGAGCACGGCCCGAATCCTTGGCCGCGTCAGGTCGTGCGCTGAATGCCCCAACCGGGCCTACTGGTCGGGCGGCAAGTACCAGTGCTCCGTGATCGAACAGCCACTGACCGACACCAGCGGCATACCGGCCTTCTGCCCTCTGCCGCTCGACCCATCTGCGCTGATGGCCAAGTCTGCTTGGGACGAGAAGCAAGTGACGACGGTCATGCAGGCTGCAGCGAACGAAGCGATGGCAACTGCCGATGTTGACCGTATGCGGCACCTCGTGCTGACTGCTGCATCGATGCTCGGCATCGCGCCTGTAGAGCAGGCAGGGGAGACCAAAGCATGAGCGCCCTCACCCGAGCGACCATGAAGGTGGGCGGCGCCTACAACTGGAAGGGCCAGCCCGATCGGTTGATCTACCTGGGGCGCAACTGGAGCGGCAACGGCTACTGGCACCAGTTCCGCAAGATCGGTGATCCGCGCGCCGTATGGTGCGAGGTTCTGGACTCGGACCTGCACATGCTGGAAGAGACTCCTGCAGACCAGTCGCAGGAAAGTGCCTGATGGACTACTTCCGCCCACCCGGCTACCGCACCGAGCGCGAGCCCTGGTCAGACGCCGACTACTGCGGCGCCATCCTGGTGGTCATCGTTCTCATCGCAGCAACGGTTTGGATGCCCGTTGGTTGGGCCATCAAGCACGTTTCAGACTTGGTCAAGGGAGAAGGCGATGCCAAAGCCTGACTGGGCCGAGGTCAAGCTGCGCGTCGCGTGGGGTGAGATCCCTGAATTCAGCGACGTGCTGGAACTCGCGTCCGGCCGACGCTACCAGGTCATCGGTGTGCGCGGCAAGACGCTGCGATGCATCGTGCTGCCGAGTACCGCAACAACGGATGGCTGCCGAGTCATCCCATGGCAATGGTCAAAACGAACAAAGAAGGCTCGACACCATGGCTGACCTCATCCTGCCCCTGAAGGCCTGCTACTTCAACGCCATCAAGGCGGGCACGAAGCCCGAGGAGTTCCGCCTGTGCACGCCGTACTGGCGCCGCCGGCTGGAGGGCCGCACCTTCGATCGCATCGTGCTCACGCTGGGATACCCCAAGCGCAACGAACACGAGCGCCGCCTGATCCGCCCCTGGCGCGGCTACCGCGTCACCACCATCACCCACCCGCACTTCGGCCCAGAGCCGGTGCAGGTGTTCGCCATCAATGTGAGTGAACCGCAATGAAACCGATTACCCCTCTCGATTGGATGATGTCCGGCGACACCGGCGTCAGCAGCAAAACCATCATGCATGTGATGGAAGGCTGCAAACCGCCCAGTTTTGGCGCCGATGTGCCGCATGACTGGGCCGACTTCGGCCGCTGCCATCGTCTGTTGGAAGCGTTCCCGTCATACCGCGAAAGGCTCCACGAGATGGCGGACCACTACCCGATGTGGGGGCCGCTTGTCCGTGAGTGGGGGCGCCTGACGGAGATGTACCTCAAAAAGGAGGGAGGCCTCTACGAAGCAATGCGCGCCCTGATCGAAGAGGGGCGACTCGCGGCTGGCTGGACAAAGACTGGCCCAGGCTCTTGGCGAGGCCCGCAGAAGCAGCAGGAAACAACCATCGGGACGCATTGAGATGAGCCAGACGCCACATGGTGCGACCAGACGCACCGAGCCTCGCATGGCTCTCACAAAGTCGGACACCACCAGCCTCTGGCATGCCGTCGAGGCCTTCAAGGACATGGTCCGTGCCATGCGAGACATGGAGGGAATCACGCCCGAGCAGATCGCGGCCGAGGAGGCCAAGCTCGCATCGGCGCGCCGCGCGCTGACCAAGGTCAACGCCTTTCGAAAGGCCCAGCCATGAAGAAGTCCGCCGTCCTCAGCCCGTGCCGCCGCTGGCGGTACTCCCTCACCCGCGACCGTGCCGACTGGGCTGTCCCTGACTCGGGCTACGTCATGTTCATCGGCCTGAACCCCAGCACGGCCGACGAGACCGAAGACGACCCGACCATCCGCCGATGCCTGCGCTTTGCTGCTGACTGGGGCTACACCGGCTTGGTGATGGCGAACCTCTTCGCCTGGCGGGCCACCGACCCGGCCGACATGAAGGCCGCCGCCGATCCGGTGGGCCCGGACAACGACCAGCACCTGGTGCAGCTTGCCCGCGGCGCCCGCGTCATCGTGGCTGCTTGGGGTGTGCACGGCACCCACATGGGCCGCGATGAGGTGGTGAAGGCCTTGCCCGGCATCGCCGGCCGCCTGAACCACCTCCGCCTTACCAAAGACGGCCATCCCGGCCACCCCCTTTACCTCCTGGCATCACTGGTGCCGACCCCCTGGAACGACCAATGAGCGAACCCAAAGTGATCCGCGGCTCAGTCCGCATGGCTAAGGCCTCCGAGCGCGACATGGACGCCGGCTACGACCTCATGCACGTGCTGAGCGATCTTGACCGGGGGTACTACCCAGAGTTGCCCGACGAGCGCAAGCCCGACGCTCCGACCTTCTTCGACGAGGAAGACCCCGCGCACCTGCAGCACCTGCACGGCTTGCTCAAGCGGATCGTCGACAAGGCCCCGGGCTTCATGGGCCGGGTGATGGGCGGCATGTCTTGCTTCCTCAACCCGAAGAACGCCGTGATCGACCCCGAGGCCGACACCATCGAGTTCCACCCGGGCCTGCGCCGCCACGTGGAGTGGACCCCCTTCGACCCCGCCAGGATGGACGAGGGCACATGGTGGACATGCGGAAGGCACGGCGGCATCGCGGACTTCGAGTGGAAGGACGGTGCCTGGCACCACCCCTCCTCAAGGGCTCATCGAGCAGAGGGGCCGGTCGGCGTTGACCTTGGCGTGCAGTTCGTGCACCCCTTCTTCGGTCGCCCCGACCCACCGGCCCACGCAATCGAAGCCATCGACAAGGGGTAACCGAGTCAGGTGCGAGCCCCTACAGCAGGGGCTTCTAACTCACTTCAAACGACCTTGGAAGGGCCTTCGAAGCCCCTTCGAGCCGCCGCATTGCCGATCAAAAGCGGCCCTGGCGATTCGGAAAACGTCAGCGCTCATAAGGACTTAGCGTCAATAGCCTTCGCTTGTCGCGGCGTGGGCCGCTCTTCAACTGGCACGGCATGATCAAGCGCTTCACCATGAACCCGCGAGGGCGGGACCTCATCATCGGGGACATCCACGGGCACTTCGACAAGGCCATGGCCTCGCTGAAGGCCGTGGGCTTCAACCCGATGTTCGACCGGGTTTTCGGTGTGGGTGATCTGGTGGATCGAGGTCCGCAGTCCGAGGACGTGCTCGACTGGTTGAATAAGCCCTGGTTCCACTCCGTTCGTGGCAACCACGAAGATATGTGCATCGAGAGCGACCCCTGCATGCACTTGTCCAATGGCGGGGCCTGGTTTCTGTGCATGCCCGAACTGTGCAAGGCCGACTACCGGCTGGCGTTCCAAGAGTTGCCGCTGGCGATCGAGTTGGAGACCGAGCAGGGGCTGGTGGGCTTGGTGCACGCTGACGAGGGCGGGGCAGGGTGGGAGCGCCTGGCCTCACTTCTGAGGGAGCCGGAGCAGCACCCCGGCGTGGTGGCCAACTGCCTCTGGGGGCGAACGCGGATCCTGAGCATGGACGACTCCGAAGTTTCTGGGGTTCGGGCCGTGGTGCTCGGGCACACGCCCGTGGAGCGGATCACGTCACTGGGCAATGCGATCTACCTGGACACCGGCGCATGGAAGCCCGAGAACAAGGACAAGCCCTTCGCCATCCTGGACGCCGCGACCCTGTCCCAGGCCTATGACCCCCGGGCCGATTTCTGGGGAGAGACGCGGTGAGCCTGATCAAGTTGAGCCACAACGAGCTCGCGGAAGACCTGGCCCGGCACCTGCGGGGGAACACCGGCCGCATGGTCTGGACCGACACCCAGCTTGGCCCGGCTGGCAGCCCGCGGCCGGACGTCTACTCGGTGGACAAGTCCTTCAGCAACTTCAAGGCCGACGCCTACGAGATCAAGGTGAGCGTGTCCGACTTCCGGCGCGACATCACCTCGGGCAAGTGGCAGACCTACCGCCCCTTCGCCCACCGGGTGTGGTTCGCGTTCGAACGCGGGCTGGTGCCCATCTCCGAGGTGCCCCGCGAGTGCGGCGTGATTCTGCGAGGGGAGGGAGGGGCGTGGCGCGCGGCCCGCAAGCCGACAGCGCAGGTGCTGGAGAACCTGCCCATGCACTGCTGGATGAAGTTGCTGCTGGAGTCGAACCCTGACCCGGTCCTGCAGATCGCGCCCCGGCGCGGCGACACCTGGGCGCTTCAGCAGAAGGCCCGCAAGGCGTTCGGCGATGAGGTGGCCGACCTGCTGGCCAACAGGGACAGCGCCCGGCACCGGATTCAGCACGAAACCGATGAACTCGAACGCCAGGCGGTGGTCCTGCGTGAGAGAGCAGCCGCCGAAAGAAGGGTGTGGGATCAGGAGCGCGCACGCCAATTGGCCACCCTCGACGCCGATCAGCAGGAACTGGCCGAGGCTTTGGGCCTGAGCCGTGATTGCTCCATGCGTGACCTCATCTCTGCCCTGAAGAACTTCAGCCTCAGGGTGGTCGACAGCGGCGCCCTCGATCGAGCCATCCGCGACCTGCAGGCCCTGCAGGTGCTGGTCGGCAAGGTTGCAGGTACCGGGGAGACGGTACCGGCATGAGGCTCATCCACATCTCGGTGGGCGGGCCAGACCGCACGATCACCGACGCCCAGGGCAAGACATGGGTCTTCGAGGATCACCCCCGCTTCGGCCCCATCGTCCTCAAAGAGGCGGGAGGCGAACCCGACCCCAAGCAGCCCGGCGAGCGCTCCCCGTTCTGGAAGGCCTGGAATGCCTGGAAGGACCAGGGAAAGCGCCTGGCCGGAGACGTGTGCGTCTGGGATCCCCCCGCGCTGTGCGTCGTCGAGCACATCGCTGGCCAGCACTACCGCGTCATCTCTGGATCCGCCAGCTACGGCGCGCCGGTGGTGGTCAGGCCGAAGGGTGCGTCATGAAGTGCGCTTTCTGCGGCGGCAAGGCCGAACTGCTGTGCGACTCCTGGCTGGGCTGGGAGCGCATGCGCGGCAAGATGCAGGCGGAGGCCCCGAACCTCCTGCTGCTCAAGAGCGGAGAGGTCCCCATCCGGTACCGGGCCGTGCACACCTGCGACACCTCGCTGTGCCGGGCCTGCGCCACGCCGGCGGGCGGCATGTTCGTGCGGTTGAGGAATGGGCCAAGGTTCCACGACAGCATCGACTACTGCCCCGGGCACGACCGCGGCGATCGACGGCGGGAGATCACCGGGCTTGAGGCCGAGGCCATGCGCACCAGGTGGCGCGCCAGCGCTCGGGCTGAGATGAAGCGGCGCGACCCCGCCCAGCAGCAGGTTGAACTGTTCCCAGGGGAGCGCGCGTGATGTCGATCAGTCGGGCTTGGCCTTCTTGGCGGCCGGGGCCTTCTTGGCTGCAGCCGTCTTCTTGGCTGCCGGCTTCTTCGCGGGGGCTTGGCCTTCCATCAGCTCAGCGAACTTTTCCCAGGAGAGCTTGACGCCGTTCGCGGGCTTGGTCTTGCCCTTGCACCAGGTGACGCCCGACTTGGTCATCACCACATCACCCTGGTGCTCGCCCTTTGGGTTGCGGATTTCGAGCTCCATGCCCTTGTTCTTCAGTTCGATCGTCGCGTTCAGGTCTTTCACGGTCACTGCCATATGTCCTCCTAAGGTTGTTGGCTGAAAAGAGAGCGGCAATCGTAACTGTTGATTCGTTCAGTCTGCGCTTAAACACCTCACGCAGGCCACTTCCCCGGTAACCCGTCACACATCCCATGAAGTGCATACGCTGCGAGCGCCCGCTCACCAACCCCGCCAAGGTCGTCGACACTGCCCTGGGCCCACAAGGATGGGGCCGGGTTTGTGCCGTCAAGGCCGGGCTCCTCAACCCGAAGCTGCGGGGTATCTTCTCGCCTGCGATCAAGCAGCCCGAGACCGACCCGCGCCAGATGAGTCTGGACCTCAAGCGATGACCACCATCCAAGACAACGACCAGGGCCCCCTGGGCATGGCCGCCGCCATCACCGTCCTGCAGCCCAAGCCGGGCGACGTCGTGATCATCAGGACCACCCACGCCATGGGCAAGCAGAAGGCAGAGCGCATGCGCCGCATCGTGGGCGACCTGCTGGCTGGTACCGGGGCGCGGGCAGTAGTCCTTCCCGAGGTGTCGAGCGTGGAAGTGGTCGATGAGGTACTTGCAAGGGACTTGATACCCACTGAATAAGGCCCTTCGAAGCCCCTTCCGAGCCCCTTGCAATCCGGTACCAAAGTCCCTCGCTAGGATGTGCGAACAACAGCGGAGGGCGCATGTTCTACGAGTGGATCAACGGCGAGCGACGGCAACCCATCGCCTCGGGCGAGCGCACGACGTGCCGTCTTTGTGGGGGCGCACTCACGGGGGTGCTGTCCCTGGAGAAGCGGGCCCATTGGCGCCACGTGTCCCGCAAGGACTGCGACACCTGGAGCGAGAGTGAGGGCCCCTGGCACCTCGCCTGGAAGGAGCAGTTCCCCATGGAGGCCCGCGAGGTGCCCATGGTCGATGCAGCCTCAGGGGAGCGCCACCGCGCGGACGTGTTCCTGGCCGGCAAGGGCGGGCGCGGGGTGACGATCGAACTGCAGCACTCTCCAATGCCCGAGCCCATGGCCAGGGTGCGGGAGGCGTTCTACGGTGCGCGCGGGCACATGGTCTGGCTGGTGCACCTCCACGACGAGAACGGCTTTCACGCCACGTCCTTTCGCCTCGGCCTTGGGGGGCGCAGGGAGCAGGTCGACCACGAGGGTCGCACCTTCATCGGCGGGCGGTGGGCGTCCCGCAGCAGCGCCTTCATCGCCAAGTGGAAGCGCTCCGGCGTGCACGTGGTGTTCGACATCGGCGGGGTGTTGTTCTACCTGGCAACCCAGACACCGCGTCGCCCCTTCGTCAGCCTGCAGATGAAGGACGAGTTCGCGGTCTTGCCCATGACCAAGGAGCAGTTCATGGCCGGCCTGCAGAAGATGGCCGAAAGCGCATAGGGGCCGGGCAGCCACCGCGAACCGGAAAACGCACCCCGCAAGCACCCGCACGCGCCCGCAATCTGCGGGGCATGAGCAAAGATCCCGCACAAACGCCCGCAGGAGAGGGCGCGCAACCGCAAGAGGGCGGGCACAAGAGCCCCGCACCGGAGGGCAAGAAGTCCCGCGGTTCGCCATTCACCCCCGAGTTCTGGGCGCGTGCGCGGGTGATCTACGCCACCTCCGACACCCTCAGCCCCGCAAAGGCTGCAGCCCAGGCCGCGCAGGAGATGGGCCTGCCCAAGCCCCCGCACCACAGCAGCGCGGCCGAGAGGGCAGACCGAGAGAAGTGGGGCAGGGGAGCAAGCCAGCAGCCCGACACCCCACCGACCGCACCCGCGCGACCCGTCGCATCGGCGCTACCCGCCGCACCCGCGCAGCCCGCTCCCCCAGGGGAGGAGCCACCCGCGCAGCCCGAGGTCGACCACATGGCCGGGCTCACCCCGGTGCAGGTGATCTTCGTCAACGCCTACCTCCTGAACCTCAACGGGACCCGCGCTTACCTGGAGGCTGTGCCCACGGCCAAGGAAAGCACGGCCGCCACCGAGGCGTGGAAGCTACTGAGAAACCCAAAGGTTGCCGCGGCGATTCACCAGCGGATGGCCGAGCGCATCAAGCGCATGGAGGTGGACCAGGATGAGGTGCTGCGCCGGTATCTGACCAGGCTGGAGGCCGATCCCCGAGAGTTGGTCGAGTTCCACCGGGAGCCGTGCCGGCACTGCCATGGGGATGGGCACCGGTACCAGTTCACCCCAGCGGAGATGGAGCGGGCCAAAGCCAGGCACGAGGAAGACTGGAAGTCCAAGGTGCTGCGCAGCCGGGGCAAGCTGGCCATGGAGGACATGCCTCCCTTTGACGAGAAGGGCGGGGTGGGATTCGATGGCCGCCTGGAGCCCAACCCGGAGTGCCCCGAGTGTTTCGGCAAGGGGGATGGCCGGGTCGTGATCAAGGACACCCGCTACCTGAGCCCGGGGGCGCTGGCCCTGTACGGCGGGGTGGAGGAGGGCAAGGACGGGATCAAGGTCAAGCTGAGCAACCGGGATGACGCCCTGCTGCAGGTGGCCCGGCACGTCGGCTTCTTCGAGGCGGACAACGAGCAGACCGTCTTCACGGCCGCCGCGCCGGCGGAGTTGGACGCCATCTACGAGACCAAGAAGGCGGCAGCGAAGGCCAGGGCCGAGGCAGTCAAGGGCCGGGTGGCCAGGGTGTTCGGCCCCAAGGCGGACTCAGGCGAGGGTGGCGAGGCGTAAGTGGCCCGCAAGAAAAAGCAGCTATCCCTGCTGCAGGACCCGCGGTACCCGGCCTTCGTCGAGCGCTACGCCTACGACCTGAACCGGTTCGCCATCGAGGTGTTCGGCATCGAGCCGACCCCTCAGCAGGAGTCGATGTTTGCGGCCGTGGAGTTGCCGGGCTCGCGCACGTCCATCTCCTCCGGTCACGGCACGGGCAAGACCAACGGCTTCTCCATCATCGCGCTGTGGCACCTGCTGTGCTACGAGAAGAGCAACACGGTCATCACGGGGCCCAAGCTGCAGACCGTGCAGGAGGGTGTCTGGAAGGAGTTTGCCGACCAGATGATCCGGCTGCAGGAGGGCCCGCACGCCTGGATCGCCGAGCACATCATCGTCAAGGCCACCAAGGTGAGCATCCGCGGCTACCAGGCCAACTGGTGGATCGTGCCCAAGACGGCGCCGCGCGGCCGGCCTGAGTCCCTGGCCGGTCAGCACCGGAAGTACCTGATGTGGCTGGCCGACGAGGCCTCGGGCATCCCCGACGCCAACTTCGGCGTGATCACCGGCTCGCTCACCGAGGAAGACAACCGGATGGTGATGGCCAGCCAGCCCACCAGGCCCACCGGGTTCTTCTTCAACACCCACCACAAGCTGAGCGTGGGCCGGGGCGGCGTCTGGGTCAACCTGACCTTCAACAGCGAGGAGTCGCCCCTGGTGTCGGACGGCTTCCTGCTGGAGAAGGTCCAGGAGTACGGCGGCAGCCGCGAAGACCCCCAGTACATGATCAAGGTCCGGGGCCTGTTCCCGGAGAACCTGGAAGGCCAACTGCTCGGCCGCTCCACCCTGGAGGCCTGCATTGGCGCCAAGCCGGTGATCGCCGAGGGCGAGGACTTCGGCTGGCTCATCAAGGTCGACGTGGGCGCGGGCGAGTACCGCGACAAGTCCGTGGTCACCGTCTCGAAGGTGGCCGGCCAGGGCGCGCACTACGAACCAGACCCGCGCCGCATGCACGTGGTGCGCGTGCCCATCTGCAGCAACACCATCCAGCCCACGGCGCTGATCGCCGAGGTGATGAACATCGCCGGCTCGCTGTCGAATGCGACCGTGCTGGTCGACGGCGGCGGCATGGGCCTGCCCGTCATCAAGCGAATGATCGAGCTCGGGATCCCCAACGTGGTCAAGGTGCTGTGGGGCAATCCCTGCTGGAAGAAGTCCCACAAGGAACTGTTCTTCAACCAGCGCGCGCACGCCCAGGTGTCGATCGCCCGCGCGGCCAAGAACGGGCTCCTCAGCATCGCGGAGGACGCCTTCGCAGACACCCGCCACGAGACGGAGATGCTGGACCAGGGCAGCCGCATCCCGTACCACTTCGACGACAAGGCGCGCTTCGTCATCGAGCCCAAGGGCTCCCAGGCCTGGGAAGGCATGCCGTCGCCCGACATCTGGGACTCGATGTCCTTCGGCTACCTGGAGGACGCGGCCTACATCGTCAGCGAGGGATCGGGCGCGAAGGCCGTCAGCGGAGCACGCGCGACTGCGCTGGAGCGCCTGCAGGCCAAGCTCGCCGCCGCAGGTGTCGCGGCGTGATCCCTCGGGGTGCACAAAAGGGTGTTGACTTATTTAATGTGTGCGCACACAATAAATCAATCGCACAACGCAAACGGAGAATCACATGGCAGACAAGATCCTCAACCAGTCTCAGGCCGAGGCCGTCTACTCGGCCATGTGCCACCTGAACAACGTGGGCGGGCGCTTCGCGTGCTCACTCAATGACGGGAAGTGCGTGGAGGCATGGGGAAGCGTCAGAGTCTTTGGCGCGATTGGCGTAGAAGAGACTTACCCAGACCAGTCCTCCTTCGCCACCGCCTACGGCCTGCTGCACGGCTGACCACAACCGGCCTTGAGGGGCCACAAGGAGACACCATGGACATCATCGAAGCCCGCGCCCATCTGTCCGACATCGAGGACATCAAGAACGACCGCGAGGCGCTGTGCGCCCGGCATGTGGAAGTCATCGGGCACGAACCCGAAGCGGACGAGTCCTGCGCCGAGATCGCTGAAACCCTGCGCGGCTACCTGCAGGAACTGATCAGCGCCGGGGCTGCTGCGAAGGGTCGCTGACCATGCAGCCTCTTCCCCAGAACCTGACCGATGCCATGCCGGCCGAGGTTGACCTGCTGATCTGGGGCCCGGTCATCGGGCATCAGGTCGCGCAGTGGTGGCTGGCCGAGCACGCTGATGCCGAGCACGGCCAGGGCTTCTACCTTACGTGGGACCACTCCTTCATCGACCCCGAGAGGGTGACCCGCTTCACCGTGCTGGAGACCCCGGCATGAACACCGACCGCATCGGGCACATCGCCCTCGATGAGGGGCTGCAGGAGGTGCACTACCTCTGCCGCCTCTCCTGCGATGAGGTCGACGCCTGCGACGCTGAGGACGAGGCCGCCGAACTGGTGCGCGAGTCGATCCAGCGCCGCCACTCCTGGCAGGCCCAGGACTTCGACATCGACGTCTCCGTGAGGGAGCACCCGGTGCTGATTCGAGGCTTCCTGGCCATCGCGCGACTGACCGAGCGCCACCCCGTCAGCCACTGAACGGGCGTACAGCCGTTTCGGAAAACGGCCCCGACTGACCGACAGCGACCGCAGCAATCTGCGGCCTCGTTGAGCCGCCGCATGCCTGTGGCGAGCAACACCAGCAGGAGATTGCCTTGGACTTGGAATTGGAGTTCGGAAGTGTTTGCAGCGGAATCGAAGCGGCGTCTGTCGCTTGGGATCCGCTGGGCTGGAAGGCTGCATGGTTTGCCGAGATCGAGGCATTCCCCGCCGCTCTACTGGCCCACCACTACCCGCATGTGCCCAACCTGGGCGACATGACCACCATCGCGCGGCGCGTGCTGTCGGGCGAAGTCAAGGCCCCTGGTCTCCTGTGTGGCGGCACCCCGTGCCAAGCCTTCAGCGTCGCTGGCCTGCGCAAGTCGCTGGACGATGACCGAGGCAACCTCACCCTCAAGTTCGTGGAGTTGGCAGATGCAATTGACCATGTTCGAGTCCGAGCAGGACTCGACCCCGCTGACATCGTCTGGGAAAACGTCCCAGGCGTCCTCAGCACCAAAGACAACGCGTTCGGGTGCTTTTTGGCTGGCCTTGCCGGCGAAGATGAGCCGCTTCAACCACCAGGGGAAAAATGGTCGAACGCTGGTTGTGTGTATGGACCCAAGCGAGCAATCGCATGGCGGACCCTGGACGCCCAATACTTCGGACTGGCCCAACGACGCCGCCGTGTGTTCGTTGTCGCAAGTGCTGGAAACCGGTTCGATCCCGCCACGGTTCTTTTTGAGTGGGACGGCGTGCGCCGGGATACTCCGCCGAGCCGACAAGCGGGGAAAGACGCTGCCGGAACCCTTGCAAGTCGCACTGACGGCGGTGGCTTCCCAGGAACAGGCGAGGCCTGCAGCGGGTATGTCCAGCCAGCCAGCGGACACTATCTGCGGGGAATGCGGGGAGAAGTTCCGTCGGACGGACGAGATCCGTGCGCTCGCCCCGGCGGAATGCCCGAGGTGCGGGGAGGAGAGCAACCTCAGTCCAGTCGTCCAGTAGTAGCCTTCGGTGGCAACCGCACCAGCGGCAGCATCGACATCTCTCCGGCCCTGCTGGCCCAGCCTGGCAGCGGCTACAAGGGCGACTTCGAGAGCGAGACCTTTCTGGTTCAGGAAACCGCCCACACCCTGCGAGGCGAGGGCTTTGACGCCAGCGAGGACGGCACGGGCCGGGGCACGCCGCTGGTGCCGGTCGCCTTCGACACCACCCAGGTCACCAGCGCCACGAACCGCAGCAACCCAAAGCCCGGCGACCCTTGCCATCCGCTGGCTGCTGGCGCGCACCCGCCTGCGATTGCCTTCGACTGCAAGGCGAGCGGCATGGCCGGGTTTGGTGTTGGCGAGATCGCCAGCACCATGCGCGCGATGGGCCATGCCGGGTCCCACAGCAATGGGGGCGGCCAGCTTGCGGTGGCTGTTGCACTTCGAGGCCGTGAAGGCGGGGCGACTGCCGAACTTGGCGACGAGGTGCAGAACTGCTTGCGGGCATCAAGCGGAGGCGGCGACAAGCCCCACGTTCTGACTGCCATGCAAGTGAGGCGCCTTACGCCCACTGAATGTGAGCGTTTGCAAGGATTTCCTGATGGGTGGACTCAGATCCCATGGCGCAACAAGCCCGCCAGCGAGTGCCCGGACGGTCCCCGCTACAAGGCCCTGGGCAACTCGTGGGCCACCCACGTCGTGAACTGGCTGGGCCGCCGACTGGCGAAGGCCAAGGGCCTGAAGGTGCCAGCATGATCCATTACCACGGTCTCCCCATCACCCCCGAGACGGCCGCCATCGAGGCGATCAAGGGCGGGCACGCTTTCGTGTCCTTCCGGCACCCCGAGCAGCTTCGCCTGGCCGTCGAGGTCAGCCAGTCCTTTGCCATCGACAACGGGGCCTTCACGGCCTGGAGGTCTGGCAACCCGATCACCGACTGGACTCCCTTCTACGCATGGGCGGAGGACTGCCGCCGCTTCCCGCATTGCGACTTCGCCGTGGTGCCAGACGTCATCGATGGCGACGAGGCGGCGAACGACGCCCTACTGGCCGAGTGGCCGCTGCCGCGCTGGTTCGGCGCCCCCGTGTGGCACCTGCACGAGAGCCTGGAGCGCTTGGAGCGTCTGTCCCGGGAGTGGCCGCGCGTGTGCCTCGGGTCCTCTGGGGAGTTCGCCCAGGTCGGAACCGTCGAGTGGTGGGCGCGCATGTACGAGGCCATGCGGGTCCTGTGTGACGACACCGGCCGTCCGGCCTGCAAGCTGCACGGCTTGCGCATGCTGGATCCGGCGGTCTTCACCCGCTTCCCCTTCGCCAGTGCGGACTCCACCAACATCGGCCGCAACGTGGGCATCGACGCCCAGTGGAAGAACGGCCGCTACCTCCCCATCGGAAAGCCGGCGCGCGCCCAGGTGATGCGCGGCCGAATCGAGGCCCACAACGCGCCTCCCGCTTTCGACTTCAACCGCGTTGAAACCATGCAAGAACAGGCGGTGCTGCTGTGAACACCTACAAGACCAAGTTCTTCGCGAAGTGCCCGGCCAATGGCATCCGCGTCGAGTTCGACCTCACCATCAACACCGGGGCCGTGATCCCGGTGGAGGACATCCTCAAGGAGGTCGAGGACATCCAGAAGGGGTTCCACGAAGACATCGCGGACCGACTCCAGCGCCGCTTCGGAGGCTCGCAAACCCTGGTGGCTGATCACCACGGCGTGCGGATCGAGACCACCCGGCCGCACTTGGCCCACTGGAACACGGAGGCGTGATGTCCTGGACCGCAATCGCCCGCTTCATCGCTGCCCGCCCCCGACTGGTGGATTGGCTCATCGCCAGGGCCCAGCGCACGCCGTACTTCCACATCGCCGGGGAGGAGGGCGTCTACATGCGCCGCTGGTGGCTGATGCCCCGGTGGACCCTCAAGGCAGACGAACGCGGGCACCTGATGCCCAAGTCCTGGATGCCGTTCTCCGTGCGTGTGCACCACATATGCCTGCCGGACCACGACCGGGACCTACACGACAACCCCTTCAACTACCGCACGATCATCCTCCGTGGCTGCTACGTCGAAGAGGACATCTTCAGTGTCAGGCGTTCGCGCATCCCAGGTGACACGGTCGCCGCGACGGCGCAGACGTTTCACCGCATCGCCTCGGTGAGCAAGGACGGTGGCGTCTGGACCCTCTTCATCATGGGCCGGCGCATCAACCCCTGGGGCTTCCTGGTGGGCGGCCGCAAGGTGCACTGGCGCGACTACCTCGGCGTCAGCGATTGACGCCAAACCACTGAACGGCCATCCAGCCGATTCGGAAAACGCACTGAACGGACATACAGCGAGGGCGAGAAAGTCGCCCCCGTTGAGCCGCTGCATTCCCTCTCTCAACCTCAACAGGAGACATCGTGAAGGACTTCCTCTCTGGCTTGCTGACTGCCTACGTCGCCATCGGCGCCGTCGTTTTCGGCGCGTTCATGGCCGTGCTGATCTGGATGGGCGACATGCACTGGTCTGTCGACGCCATCCCCCAGGCGCTGGCCTGCCTCGTCGCCGGCGCGCTGTGGCCGGCGGTGATGTTCGCGGAGCTCCAGGACCTGCAGGCCATGGCCCAGTTCGTGGCGTCGTTCGGGGGCTGATCCATGCAGCAACTCCCCTTGCTGGATGACCTGCCGGACAGCCTGCGCGAGGTGGTGAAGGCATACGCCGGAACCGAGGAGGGGCGCCTCTCGAATGGAGGGCTGTATCAGGCCGCCGCGCGTCGGGCCGGGCAGCCGGTCACCGAGTTCCTGAGCCGCCAGCCCATCGGCCGCACCGGCCAGGCGCACAGCACGGCCGCGCGCCGGGTGCGTTGGCACCAACAGACCCTCAAGGCCAAAGGCTGGCTTGAGCCGGTACCGGGCCGCCGTGGCGAGTGGCAACTGACCTCGGGCGCGCGCCAGGCGCTGACGCCCCAGCAGCCACGCGCCGTGATGGTCGCGTACTCGACCGACCTGGGCGTGGCCCTGTGGGGCTCCTGCGCGGACGTCTTCGGCGCCCTCGATGAGCCCATCACCCTCTGCCTGACGAGCCCCCCGTACCCGCTGGCCAAGCCTCGCGCCTACGGCAATGTGCCCCTGGCCGCCTACGTGGACTGGCTGTGCGAGCAACTGGAGCCGATCGCGCGCCACCTGGTGCCAGGCGGGACCATCGCGCTCAACGTCAGCAACGACATCTTCGAGCCAGGCATGCCGTCGCGCTCGACCTACCGGGAGCGCCTGGTCATCGCCATGTGCGACCGCCTGGGCCTGCACAAGATGGACGAGTTGGTCTGGCACAACCCGACCAAGCCGCCGGGCCCGGTCGCGTGGGCGTCGAAGGAGCGCATGCAACTCAACGTCGCATGGGAGCCGGTCTACGTCTTCACCAACGACCCGCGCGCCTGCTTGGCGGACAACCGCCGCGTCCTCGAAGAGCACACCGCGCGCCACCTGCGTCTGATCCAGCAGGGCGGTGTGCAGCGATCGAGCGCGCGCAACGACGGCGCCTACACCCTGCGCCCCGGCTCCTACGGTGCACCCACGGCCGGGCGGATCCCGCGCAACGTCCTGCAGTTCGCCCAGGCGGCCGGGGACTCTGACCTCAAACGGGCCAGGGAGGCAGCCCGCGCCGCCGGCCTGCCGGTGCACGGCGCGGCGATGCCCCTGGGCCTGGCCGACTTCCTCGTCCGCTACCTGAGCCCCGAGGGCGCCCTGGTCGTCGACCCGTTCCACGGCTGGGGCACTACCGCTGCGGCGGCCGAGGCCAACGGCCGGCGCTGGCTCGGCTCCGAGCTCATGGGCGAATACCTCTCGGGCTCCTCCACCCGTTTCAACCGCTGCGCTGGATTCAGCGTCAGCCCTTACTTCGAAAGCACGACATGAGCGACACCACCACACCTGAATCCAGCCCCCGCGATGAGGCCTTGAGCACTGCCGTCTGGGAGGCCGTGCAGGAGTCCCTGGGCGATGCCTATGACTGCATGCGCGTTTGGGCTGCATGGCAGATCGGGACCATGCACGCCGATGATTTCGTCCGCGTGGCTGATCAAGCGTCGCGCGTCGATGAGATCGCCTCCGCCGTGCTGGACCTGCTGCCCCCATCCGTCACGAAGGTGCACACCTGGTTCGACATGGAAGCCATCGCTGACCAGCCCAAGGTGCACGAGGCCCTGCAGGCATTCAGTGAAGACCCGACCGGTGACCATGGTGTGTTCGTGGTGGAGGCCGTCCTGAAGGCGTTGGGCCTGAAGACGGCGAGCGGGCAGGTTGCCGAATCGAAGGGCGGTGCTGCATGAAGAGCAAATTGCCACCTGAGGTCGTCGCTGCTGAAGCTGCACGACTTGCCAAGGCTCAAGAACTCAGTTCGGCTCAAGAGGCAGTCAAGCGTCTGGAGCGTGAACTCGTCGAGGCAATTGGCACCGTGAGAGCCGCACGTGTTGCCGCCGATGCTGGCCTGCCCAAGTGCCGCATGGTGACCCTGGAGTGGAGAACCGGGCGCGTCTCAATTGACTGCGAAGTCGTCATCGTGCGTAAGACGCCGACCGGTGTGCTGGTCGTTCGCCGCGTTGGTGAAGATGGAAATCACACCTTCCGATTCAAGCTCATAGTCAGCGTCAGCGGGGTTCGGTATGTCCAGTCAGAGAAGGCACCTACCTTCCTGTCAAGCAAACGCGAGTTGCGCGGCGTGCCGAAGGAGTTCCAGCCAAGCAAGAAGGGCGGTGAAGCATGATCGCCCAGTACCTCCCGTTCCTCCTCTCGGCCGTCACCATCTGGATGACGCTCATGGCCGGGAACAAGCACCCGAAGGCCTGGGCCGTTGGTTTGGTCAACCAGGCGCTGTGGCTGGTTTGGATCGTGTCGACGTCTGCCTGGGGCCTGCTGCCCATGAACCTCGCCCTGTGGGTGGTGTACGGGCGCAACCACTTGAAGTGGGACGCCTCAGCCTCGGCCGAGGCCATCGACGAACTCGTCCGGATCTTCCAGACGGCGAGTCAATCACCGAAGCCCATCAAGCCTGATCAGCCCGAGGAGAAGAAGGCCATCCCCTTTGGCTGGCACGAGGTGATCGAGCGGGCGCGCGACAGCATCGGTGGCGGCAGCTACTCCGAGAACCGCCAGTACGAGCTCTCCATCGTGGGCCCGTACCTGGATGGCCTGGCCGACGAGTTCGAGCACCTGCAGGAGGTCTGCGAGGCCGTGGGCCAGTTGGGCCTCGAACCGGTCTATGGCGACGTGCTGCCCCAGGTGGGCGACAAGGTCCTGATCCACCTCGGCCGCTCCGAGCGCTGGGTGGCGCACACCGTGGTGGGCTACTACGTGTGGAAGGACCTGGGCGGCAGTGACTCGCTGCACCGCGTGTTCGTCCGCGTCAGGTCGGCAGACGGCTACCTCAACGCCCGGATGTTGAAGGACGTCCGCCCCCTCATCGACAAAACTCAAGGAGCAGCAGCATGAAATCGCTGTGGATCAGCAAGTACGCCCTGACCTACGGCATCAAGGCCGCAGATTGGGACGGCAAAGTGAGCGATTACGGCTACGTTTTCCCGAGTGGCTACTGCTCAGGTTTCAAGTTGGGCCGGGATGCCCACGAGACCGAAGCCGAAGCCAAGCAGGCGGCCGAGAAGAAGCGCCTCGCCAAGATCGCCAGCCTGAAGAAGCAAATCGCGAAACTGGAGGCCATGTCCTTCACCGGCAAGAAGGGCGGTGACAAATGAGCACGGTCAAGGTCGGGCAAATCTGGAAAGAGGTGGATCCTCGCTTTGATCGCTACGTCGAGGTCATTGGCGTCAATGATCAGGAGCAGAAGGCCACCATCATGCTGGCGGCTCGCAGCGGTGGGCACGCAGGTTCTCGCTCTACCAAGGCGAGCCTGAAGCGCTTCAACGGCAAGCGCGGCGGCTACGAACTGCACAAGGATGCGGAGGTCGCGCCATGAGCCTTGCCTTCGAAGCAATGCATTTCGCCCGCGAGGTGCACGCCGGCCAGGCGCGCAAGTACACCGGCAACCCTTACGCTGATCACCTCGCCGAGGTGGCAGGCGTCGTGGCCACCGTGTCGGGTTACACCGAGTTCAGCCAAACCATCATCGCGACCGCCTGGCTGCACGACTGCATCGAGGACCAGGACGTGACCCCTGCAGAGGTGTGCCGCCGTTTCGGTCCTGAAGTTCAGGCCGGCGTGCTCGCCCTCTCCGACCTGGAGGTGGGGAACCGGGCCGAGCGCAAGGCAGCGAGCCGCAAGCGTCTGGCATCTGCCCCTTGGTGGGTCCAGAACATCAAGGTGGCTGACCTGATCAGCAACACCAGCAGCATCGTCAAGCACGACCCGAAGTTTGCCCGGGTCTACCTGGAAGAGAAGCGCCTGCTTCTGGATGTGCTCACCAACGCCGACCCGCGACTCTTGGTGATCGCCCACGATCAGGCGCGGGCAGGCAAGGGGGCCTTGGCATGAGCGAGAACACCAACATCGAGTGGTGCGACCACACCTTCAATCCCTGGGAGGGCTGCCAGAAGGTGGGCCCAGGCTGCGACAACTGCTATGCCGAGACGCGCAACGCTCGCTTCGGTGGCGGCCAGGCGCCCAACTGGGGCCCAGGGGCACCCCGGCGCCGCACGGGCAAAGACACCTGGGACAAGCCCGAGAAGTGGCAGAAGCGCGCCGCCGAGTTCATGGCCCAGCACGGCCGCCGGCAACGCGTCTTCTGCGCCAGCCTGGCGGACGTGTTCGACAACCAGGTGCCCAGCCAATGGCGGGCCGACCTCTTCAGCCTGATCGCAAAGACGCCGGACCTCGACTGGCTGCTGCTGACAAAGCGCATTGGCAACGCACGGCACATGATTGCCGAGGCCGCCGCGACGGTGGAGTTCAACAACAGCGAGCTCGCGCTATGGACGACCGATGCTCCCTGGCCCAACGTCTGGATCGGCGCCACCATCACCAGCCAGGCCGAGGCGAACCGTGATATTCCGAAACTGCTCGATGTCCCCGCGCGCGTCCGCTTCCTGAGCATGGAGCCGCTGCTGGGGCCGGTAGACCTGACTCGCGTAACGCCTCACCTCTTTGCTGCGAAGGCCGACGCCCTCACCGGTGTCTGGAAGTGGGACAACGGCCCCAGAAAGAAGGAGGCCCAGCCGCTGGACTGGGTCATCGCGGGCGGCGAGAGCGGCCCTGGCGCGCGCCCCATGCACCCGGACTGGGCTCAGTCCCTGCGCGATCAGTGCGCGGCTGCGGGCGTCCCATTCCTGTTCAAGCAGTGGGGCGAGTGGAAGCCCATTGGCCAGATGGACGAGGCCGAGCACACCAGCCTCTTTGTCTCCAACGTGAAGGCAAAGCCTCATGAGGATCAGTCCAACCTGGACGACATCTATGGGCGTCGTTGCACGGTGGACGGGGTGGTGCTTCACCTGGACGGCTCAGTCCATGGTGTGACCGAGCCGATGGCGTACCGCCAGGGCGCAGAGGCCATGACCTGCTTCCGAATCGGGAAGAAGGCCGCCGGCCGCCTGCTGGCTGGCGCGCAACATGACGGCTTCCCAGGAACCACTCCATGAACGCATTCAGCAAGAACTACGTCCCGGTCCTCAAGGTGGACGACATGCTCAAGGCCGCCAAGATCAGGCAGGCCCGGGTGGCAGGGCGCCAGCGCGACCTTGAGTCCGACGACCCGGAGGCCGTCCGCCGTGCCCAAGGCGACCTGGGCGGCCTGTCCAAGAACGGGCTGCGCCCCAACTACAAACGCACCACGGAAGCCGAGAAGTGAAGGCACTCACGCAAGCACAGACCAAGGTCCTCGACTGGATCAAGCGCTACATCGGCAACCACGGCTTCGCGCCCACCCGCTCGGAGATCGCGGAGGCCATGGGCTTCTCCTCGACCAACGCCGCCGAGGACCACCTGCAGGCCCTCGCTCGCAAGGGCGCGATCCGCATCACCCCTCGGGTTGCTCGCAGCATCGTCGTGGTGAACAAGGAGCAGCCCGGGGCCGGGCCCTGGCCCAACTCCTCGGCCGGCTGACGTGCGCCGCGCCTATGAGCAGGTGGGCGACAAGCTGCGCGCCCGCCCCATCCCTTCAAGGCGGGTCGCACGGCTGATCGACGGCCGGGTGCACACCGGCACAGCCTGCAAGTCCCGCAACGACCACGCGCGCCGCTGGCGCCTCTTCTGGCGGATCAAGGCCCGCCGCAACTGGAAACCACGAGCATGATCATCGAACCCATCGAACCCCTGTGCATCGTCTGGCACACGACCCCGGAGAACGTCTTCTACGCCATGTGGGAGGCCGCCTGCCTTGCCGAGGGCATCACGGCCGCCGAGTTCCCCGCGACCACCGTGATCGGCGTGACCTCGCCCAACGGAGACGACGAGGCCATGACCGTCGAGCAGGTCGTGGACAGCATCCGCGAAATGGGCATGTGGGGCTTCGTCGACACGGAGACCCGGACCATCCACGCCTGGGCAGACCCCGCGGCCGCACCTGGTGACGTCCTCCACATGCTCGCCCACGAGGTTGGCCACGTCACGGGAGAACCGGACGAGGACGAGGAAGCCGAAGAGATCCGGGCCGACACCTTCGGGGCCGTGGCTGCCGAGGCCTTCCGGCTTCTGTCGTCCAGGCCGAAGCCGTGCGGCCAGTGCCACACCTGTCGGCCGGTGAGCCTTGCCGACATCGGGTCGGTCCGCATGGTGCTGTGCCCGACCTGCGGGAACAAGCGCTGCCCTCAGGCGAACTCCTGCGCCAACGCCTGCACCGGCTCCAACGATCCAGGCCAGCCTGGCAGCGCCTACTGAAGGCGCGGTCTATTTCGGAAAACGGTTCGGCACCACGGTTTGACACCCTCACAAACTGGCGACGCGATGCAGGGGCGTCGATCCGGGTTAGCGCCGGGCGTGCATGTTGAAGTCTCCTCCCTTTGTTGTGAAAGCCACTGCTTTGTGTGAGCGCACCTGACATCGAACCGACGCGGCAACGCGGAGAAGCGCTGGCATCGAACTGCCCTTGACGATCCCGGGAAGCCGGGGCCTTCAAGACTGCTGCTGCTTCTGGGGGATCCCGGGGGGTGCAACGGCGGCAGCCTTGAAGGTGTGGCGGTGTGGCGCAGCCTGGTAGCGCGTCGGGTTCATACCCCGAAGGTCTCTGGTTCGAATCCAGACACCGCAACCACATTCATGCGGGCTTGGCCGAATGGTCAGGCCGTGGCCTTCCAAGCCACTCATGGCGGGTTCGATTCCCCCAGCCCGCTCCAGCATCAACCGAGGTGAGATTGAACGGTTGCGCGATCCTCGGTCGGTGCGCAACGAGGCGGCCCACCGGGCTCTTGTCTCCGGCGCCAGTCGCCGAAAGCGCATGCCGTGTGCTTTCGACGACTGAGCGTAGAAAGCCCGCGCTGGGGCCTGACCGGGATGCAGCGTTGAAGTGCCCGGCATAGCGGTGTGAGTCCGTGATGGGATCCTGCTGCAGCGGAACCCCCGAGCCATGCCGAGCAGGTGGAAGGCCTGCCCTGATTCCTGGCGCAGTTCGCCAGGGCCTTCGGGTCTGCATTCTCTCTAGTCAGGGAACACCAGGGCAAGAGCCCGAGCCAGGAGCACCCAGGCGAATGCAGACCCGAGGGCGCCAGACACCCTGCATTGATTCTCAGGTTGTGGCACGCACGCTTGAGCCCGTTCGCGGGTTCTGGATCTTTGTTTCACCCTGCATTGTCTCGGCGTCCTCGAACTCTTCCGACATCGCACAACCTTGGAGCCACCTTGAGCCGTACCCGTCGCTTCCTTCCATCTCTGCTGGCCTTGTGCGCCGCTTTGCTCGCCGTCTCGGTCAGCCAGGCGGCCCCTGTCACCTGTGTGCCCAAGCCATTCGGCGCGGGCACGTCGGCCTTGTTCAAGTTCCCCGCCAAGGGCGCCTTTGTCGCCTGGTACTGCCCGGGTGAGGAGTTGCCCACAATGTTCGTGTGCACCAAGGCCACGTGCAACGCGGTCACCACCCAGCGAGCGGTTGCTGCCTTGTTCAGTGCCCCCTCGGTGAGCGCCATCACGTCCGAGGTGGCGCGCGCCAAGGTCAAGCCGGCCCACTTCACGGACCCCGCCCTCGTGCAGGTGTGGAGCCCGTTCGCTTACGAGATCAAGGCGCTGAAGTAGCCGCCTCCACGCTTCTCACCAGGCAGGACCGCATCGCCTGCCTCCTTCACCATCAACCACCAGAGGTTCCCCATGTCCTACAGCATCAGCATCCGCGCCGCCGACAAGGCCGCAGCCAAAGCCCAAGTCGCCGAGAAAGTCGCCGAGATCGTCCATGCCCAGCCGGTGCACGCAGCCGACCAAGCGGCCATCCTGGCCAACGCCAACGCCGTCATCGACCTGCTGCCCGACGCCAAGGAAGGCTTCGAGATCTCCGGCAACCTGAGCGGCTACCTCACCGGCGAATGGGACAACGGCCAGATGACCAGCCTGGTCCAGGTCAGCGTGGGCGCCAACATCGGCTGGGTGCGCAAGGTCGACTGATCCTGGTGGCGAAAGCCGCCTCACAGAGCACGGGCAGCAGTTACGCGAGGGGTCTGCCCCGATCCATGCAAACCCTCCCAGGCCACGCCCTCCTGAGACAGGGTCTTGACCACCCCGGGAAAGTAGCGGGGACCTTCACTTCAGCGGCGGCGTGGATGGACACGCGCTGATGCGTCCTAGTGGACAACACCGTCCGGACCTGCGAGGGAGCCGGGTAGCGCTGGGTGCGATCGAGTGGACGCCTTCACCTAGCAGGTATCAAGCCCTGCCCGCTGAAGTGAAGGGCACATGACTGGATTCCGTGGCCACACGCTGGCGCACGCGGGCGACGAGCTCCGATGACCCCGGTGCAACCGGGCGAGACAAGCGGCCTTGCAAATGACGAAGGTAGCCTGCCCTTCAGTTTCTCACCATCAACCTGAAAGCACTCATGAGCGACCAGCAGACCGAGCAGATGATCAAGGAACACGGCGCCGACAAGTCCCCGCGCGTCACGCCCGAGGACCTGAAAGCCAACATCGTCGACGTCGAGTACGTGAAGCACGTTTCCACGGGCGGCCAGGTGCTGCGCTGGGCCGTCATCACGACGAAGAGCGGTTTCGCTGTGACGGGCGACCCATCGGTTTCGGTGTCCCCCGAGAACGACCGCCCGCAGATCGGCGAGAAGGTGGCCTACGAAAACGCCGTGCACAAGCTGTGGGTGCTCATGGGCTACGCCCTGAAAGAGCGCCTGGCTGCCCAGGCCGGCTGATCACTTCCGCGCGCCGGTAGCTCAACGGAAAGAGCAGGGGTTTCCTATGCCCAGGGTTGGGGGTTCGAGTCCTCTCCGGCGCGCCACATGCCAGGCTGATGGTGGAGGCAGAATGCGTCCATGCGTTGCCAAGTCACCCGCCTACGAGATCAGGGCCGCCGCCTCAAGCGATCTGAACTTCAGCCGCCACAAGAGGGCGACCTGTCCATCTTTGATCGCCTGCCGGGTGACGAGAAAGGGCGCGTTCGGCTCCAGGCAGAGTTGAAGGCAGATTTCTACGGGCAGGTCAAGCCCAACGTCTTTCAGCCAATCTTTGACGTCCAGGTGCTCAAGATCGATGCGACCGGGATGTACGTCCAGGGCGTCGAGATCCACCCGCAAGAGGGAGGCGCCGTAGTGGAGACGATCCAGGTTTGGCACTGCCAGCCCTCTGCCCTGATTCCTCCATCGGCGGTGGATTCGGAAAGCGTGCCAGGGCCGGGCGCCTGAGCCCGATGAAACTGGCCTCACCCAAGCAAGGCCAGTTCAGGGTCTGCCGGCAGGGTGAAGTGCCGGCACAGTCGTACCACTGTGCCCCCAGGTCTGAACAGGTGTAGAGCAGGCTCCAGGGCGCCGAAAGCCGCCGAGAGGTGGTGGCGTCTAGTCTCATGGAGCAAGAGGGCCCCCGGATGTCGGTTCTTCATTCGGGGGCTTTCGCCTTTCTGGAAAGTGACCGCCGCACCGTGGCGTGCCAAGAGGCCAAATCGCCGCCATGGCTCAGACCCTCACCCCCCAAGACCTGCAAGGGATGGTCACCCACCACCTTGGGTGCCCACCCAATGGCTACCTTGGGTCCGACTATGGCTCGGACGTCAAGTCGATGCTGATGCAGCCGATGTCTTCTCCTGCGGCCGATGACCTCATCGCCAAGATGCGGATGGACATCCCGATTCTGTCGGTGGCGCCTGCTGGGACCGTGAGCGTGAGCGCGGTGGATGCTGACTTCGACCGCAAGGTCATCCGCATCGACGTCCTGGGCCAAAGCATCGACGTGGAGGCCCTGTGAGCGCACCGACCAAGGATCAGATCCGACAGGCAGCGCTCAATGCGCTGTCCCAGTTCCCGTCCATCGCCCTGGCCGCCCAGGCTGGCGACCCTCGCGTGCTGGCGCAGATCGGCGCGCAGGTGGAGATGTCCTTCTTGCTGGCCCAGCACTCCGAGGTTGGGCGGTTCGAGGCGTTCACGAAGACCCTGGACTCGACGGTGCTGGCCGACGCGGCGCTCAAGGGCATCCTGCCGCTCGCGCGCCCGTGGCGCGGCACGATCGCCCTCAAGAACGACGGCCCCTCCGCCTTCACGGTCATCGCCGGGCGCCTGCTCATGGACAACAAGGGGCGCCTGTACCAGGCGGACGCCTCGGTGACCATCCCCGCGGGCCAGACCGGCTCGGTCGCCCTCACCCAGAAGAGCACCCGGACCGTGACGCACCAGGTGCAGATCGCCCAGCCGTTCTACGAGATCCAGGTGCCGGTGAGCGATTCCTCTCACCTCACCATGCTCAGCGTCTGGAAGAGCGGGGTGGAGTTCACCTACTCGCCCGAGTTCTTCAACATCACGGCTGGCCAACTCGCCTACACCCTGGAAACCGACGAGCTACGTCGACTGTGGGTCCGGATGGGTGACTCGACGCGCGTGGGCTTCAGCGTGACCGCCGGCGACGTCTTCGAGTTGCGCATGACCGAATGCGAGGGCGAGATCAGCGACCTGAGCGCAGGCGACACCTTCACTCTGCAGTACATCCTGACGCCCGGGGATGGACTGGTGAAGGCCTCCCTGACCTCGGTGGAAGACACCGGTGCCAACCCCCCATCCATGGCGGATCTGCGGGTGATGGCGCGCTACCCCGCGATCTACGACCACAACGCGGTGTTCCTGGCCGAGTTCGATGCGCTACTGCGTCGCTACCTCACTCCTCGATTCCTGAGCGTCTGGAACGAGCAGATCGAGGAGAGCGTGCGGGGCGCCAACGTCGACAACATCAACACCTTGTTCGTCTCTGGCCTGGTCGATGGGATGAGCAATGCCCAGTTCGAGGCCCGAGTCCGCGAACTGGTCAAGCGGGCGGACGACTCCTACAGGGTCCGGTTCGTGCCGACTGTCCTGACGCCGATCCCTGTCACGGTGGACGCGAGCGTGTCCGTGGTGCACGACATCGCCGCCGTGGAGGCCCAGATCACCACCGCCGTGCTGGGCGAGTACGGAGATGGGGCCAAGGCGGTCTCGCGGGGCATGCGCAATCCCGTTCCCAACCAGGACCTCAACAAGCTCCTGGAGGCGAAGGTGCCAGCGCTCCAGGACGCATCGGCAGACTTCAAGGCCACCGTGACTATCCCAGTGACGCTTCTGCCCGAGCAGTACCTGCACGTGACCGGGGCGAGCCTCACGGTTGACGTCAAGAGCGCGAAGTTCGGCAACTCCCTGTGGAGCTACTGATGGCCGACTTCCCGCTGATCCCCCAGCCCGAGCCGGACCTCACGCCGCTGCGCGAGTCCCACGAGGCGGACATCATGGAGTCCGAGCTCAAGGGCTTGTTCGTGCACCTGGTGGAGACCTTCATCCGCCCGGCCGAGCGGGAGATCAAGACGATCGGCATGCCGCAACTGGGTTCCCTGGAGCAGTTCGAGCGCGCAGTGAAGAACGAGGGCTTGGCCCTGGTCCGCCGCGGCGACGAGGAAACCATGCGCTTCCTTTTCAGGGCCTGGAAGGCGCGCAACCCCAAGCGTGGCTTGCACATGCTGCGCCTTTACCTTCGGCTGTTGTGGCCGGAGGGCTGGCGCGTCGACCAGTTGTGGTGCCTCAAGGGCGGGACCTATCCGGTGGACTTGGTCCTCTCCGACGGTGGCAACCACTTCCTGACCAGCCGGGTCAACGTCGTCATCTCCTCGGGGGTGACATCTGGCGCCGATGTCGACGCCGTGGCGCCGGCGCTGCGATCCGTGGTGCCCGCGCGAATCGTCCTGAGCATCACCCTGGAGCAGCGCAGCGAGGCCGAACTCGGCCTGGCATGCGGCTTCTACACCGGCGCGGCCATCCAAACCTTCACCACGAACTTCGTCTAAGGAGGAGCAGCATGCTCGTCACCGACCCCATCACCTTCAACGTGCGTGAGCGCGGGCGCGCCGCCCGGGGCAAGGATCGCAACTTCGACACCGTGGCCCTTGCCCGTCTGATCAACTCCGCCGGCGTGCAGGAGAAGGTCAAGCATGGTGACATGGTCGGCTACTACGGCCACTGGCCGCGCCTGAAGTTCGGCATGGAGCCGGCCGAGGGCGGGATTGTCGACGGCAAGGTCGTCTCGATCGATCCGGCCATCCGCACGGTCGAACTGCGCGCCGAACCGGATGGGACCATCACCCACCGTGCCGAGTTCCTGAACACCCCAGGCGGGGTCGTGGCCAAGGCCCTGTACCAGTCGCAGACCGGCGGCTTCTCCTCGGCCATCGTGACCTCCCCGAACACCAGTCCGGCTATCCCGACGGGGTTCTACGGCTTCGATTACGTCCTGGAGCCGAACTTCACCTTCAACCGTGGCCACAAGCTCGCCCTGGACTCGGCCGGGCCTGACGCCGAGGAGGAGTTGCTTGTGATGCTCGATGGCGTCGTGGGGGACTACGCCCAGGGCTCCGGCGTTCTGGCGCAACTCTTCGACTCCGTGCACGCACAACTGCAGCAGGCCCTGGCCGCGCTGGAGAAGTCGGCACAGGACAACGAGGCACTGATCGCGATGATTGCCAAGGGTGGGGCGGTGAACCTTGACAGCATCCACCTGGAGGATGCCCGCATCGCTCCAGACAGGCACGCCATGCCCGAGGATTGGGACCGTTTCACCAGCATGCCTCTGGCGACCCTTCAGGCCCTGCCGTCGGACAAGAGCTCCGAACCATCCGGGCCGCTGTCCGGCCTGGTCACCCGCCTGCTGCGCAACTGACCCATGGCGAACTTCACTGATCCCATCAAGGCCGCCTTCGGGCGCTACCTGGGGCGCTTCTACAGCGAGCACTTGGTGGCGGACACCCCCGCGCTCGCGGAGTTTCGTCAGCGCGGTTTCGCCAAGTCGGCAGTGTGGGCCCCAGGCCGCATGGTCGATCAGGTGGAGGAGATGCTGTCGAGTTGGCGCAAGAACGACAACGACGACAGCGACACACCGCACCCGAAGCTGCCGGTGATGATCGCCGCGATGTCGAAGGACTACATGCCGGCGCCAGCCGACTACGGCCGTCAGATGCTCAACCCGGTGGATGTGATCATCCCCGGCGACCCCAAGCACCGCGTTTTCAAGATGCGGGCGGTCACTGCCGACATCCGAGCCCAGGTGGCCATTTGCGCGCCGGAGGACCCCACGGCTCGCTCAGTCGCCATGCAGTTGCAGATGTTTGCTGGTGCGACCGAGAACCGCCGGTTCCACTCGATTTTCCGGCTGGCCGGCATGGACGATCACTGGCCAGTGGTGCTGGAGACGCCCGACATCCAGGCGATCAACACGCCCGCGGGCGAGGCCAAGAACCTCACCATCCTGACCGTGGACTTCCAGTTGCGAGCGACCGTGCCTCTGCTGCAGGCCCCGGCCTCCGGCGGGGATGGCCAGGGCTCCGGTACCGCGGATGACCCGGACGGCTTCTTGGTCGTGGTGCAGGCCCTGGGTGCCAACGCGCCGAGGGCCGGCTACGTGCACGAAGAGGACTGGATCAGGCCATGATTGACGAGAAGGATTCGACCGTCCTGCTTCGCGTCAACATCGCGGGCTTCAGCGGAGAGCCTGTGTCCTTGTACGGGGCCTTCGACCATGAGGAGGACCTGCTGCTGGTGCAAGACAGCAAGACCTACGACCCGGGCGAAGCGCCCGAGCTCTTGAAGATCAGCAACCAGGAGCGTGACACGCACCGAGATGACCTGGTGTCCGACGATGACCTGCAGGCGGCCATTCGGGCATTCTTCGAGATGGACGGGCTCAAGTTGCTCGCGTTGAGTGAGAAGGCGGCGCGCCACAACCCATCGAACAAGATCGAGCGCGACGGCGTCGACGAGGGCGGCGTCCGGTACCGGATCTCCCCGGACATCACCTGCGCCCAGGTCGCCGTCATGTTCGCCTGCCTTGCTGCGAGCCGTCAGCGAACTGTCAATGGGGCCCTGGCCTTCATGGAGGAGATCTCCGCCTTCACCGTGTAAACGGAAAACGGGCGGCCGACCAGGCTGGCGTGACGTGAATGCTTCGGGTGTTTTCAAGCCCCGGAACGACCCTGACATGCCAACCGTCATCTCCCCCAAGATCACCGACGCCGGTCTCGCTGCGGCGGTGAATGCTGACGCCGACGGCATCCAGCTCAAGATCACCCACATCGTTCTCGGACAGGGGCAGTACGCCCCGGCCGACAATGCGGTGGCGCTGGTGCTTCGCAAGGAGAAGGTGGCCATCTCTGGTTCAGTTTCCACTGGCTCAGGCGGCTTCCTGGTCTCCGCATACTTGCCGTCATACGCTGGCGCCCCCTACAACGTGGGCGAGATCGGTTTTTATGCCGGCGACCCGGATGCAGGCGGGGTGCTCTTTGCGGTCCACTCGGCGCCGGGCACCACCATCTTCCAGCGCAACACCATCGATTGGGTGGGTCAGTTCGCGATGAAGGTCACCCGGGTGCCAGCCGGGTCGGTGACCATCGAGGTTGATCCGGGTGGCGCGCTGGCGCTGGCCATCATGGCCCAGCACTTGAGCAACCCCCACCCGCACGTCCAGTACATCCGGCACTTCGGCGCAGCCGCGGCGCTGCCTACCGTTGACGAGGGGCCCATCTGGTCAGCGGCTTTCAACTCCCTGATGACTTGGCAGTCCTTCACGGCGAACGGGGCGAACTACATCGGGTACGCCTCTGTCGACATCGGCTGGCTCAGGCCTGACACCCAGCCCACCCCGCGTAACGCCTGGATCAAGACCGGCGTGACTGGCCTGCCGAACACCTTGGCGCTCTACCACTGGGCGAAGCATCACGGCTTGATGCTCTCCAGCGGCTGGACCGCCGGCACCTTGTTCTACAAGGACAACGGCGACGGTACGTTCGCTTCCGCAGATGTTCGAGGCGAGCACATCCGGTTCTGGGATGACCTCCGCGGGGTGCTTCCCGGTCAGAGTTTTGGCGCCTGGCTGCAGGACGCGTTCCAGGGTCACAGCCATGGTTTCAAAAACGGGCCTTCGGAAGGCGACGTCAGCGACACCACCACCAATGGCAATGGCCATGGCTGGGAGATCTACACCCCCTGGGTGGGTGAACTCGGTGGGTACGGTGCACCGCGGATCGCCACTGAAACCCGAGGCCGCTCGACCGCCTTCGCTGGCGTCATCAAGACTTGATCATGACCAATCCCATCGTTCATACCTTCGATCACGACGACCTCAGCACCGGACCGCTGGAGTTGGATGACTCCTACTTGGTCCCTTTCACTGAGGACCAATGGACCTACCCCGTCAACTCGGTCAAGTTCGCTCCGCCACCCACCGGCCCCAGGGAGATCGCGAAGATCAATCCCGAGCGCACCGCCTGGGAGGTGATCCCCGACTGGACAGGCCATGTCTACTGGCTGGCTGACCGCAGTCGCCATGAGATCAAGCGGGCCGGCATCGAGCCGCCCGCCGGCGCGCTCGACGCAGACCCTGGCCCAAGCCTGAGCGACGTCAAGACCAAGCGCATCGCCGATATCGTGGCCGACTGCGAGGCCGCAATCGTGGCCGGGTTCCCGTCCGATGCCCTGGGTGAGGAGTTTTTCTACCCATGCAAGCTCACCGACCAGGCCAACCTGCAGGCCTCCGTTTCTGTGGCCCGAGAGATCGCGGACATCGACCCCGCGTGGCGCGCTCCTTTCTGGTGCCGGGATGGCGAGGGCCAATGGTCCTATCAACTCCATACGTCCGAGCAGATCCGCAAGGTGGGCATGGACGCCTACGCTGCCACGCTGGCCAAGCTGCAGCGCAAGGGCATTCTTGAAGCGCAGATCGCTGCCGCCACTTCGGCTGAGGGAGTCCAGGCCATCGTCTGGGATGAGCAGGGCGCCGTCGAATGAGGGACTTCTCGCGCAACATGCTCTTTGGCTTGGTGCGTCGGTTCGCCCAGCAGACGCCCGCCTGGGGCGCAGCCATCCGGTACCCCACGCTGCCGGATGAGCGTGCGAATCTGCCCCTGGTCTCGAAGAGGGTGTATGGGACCTGGGATGAGAGCCTGGTGATTCAGGCCGCTGCCGGGCTTGACTCCCCTGAGACCCCCATGTCCGAGCGAACCCTGGTCCTGCCGACCCCGGATCAGCTTCGGGCCATGAAGTTGCGGGCCGGATTCGATGCCAACGAAATCTAAGGCCTCGCCGGCGGCCCTGAAGAACCTTCGCGGCGCCAACAAGGAGGCGCGCGGGCGCTACCTGGGCGACGTCGCCAGGCGGGAGCGGGCGGCCACGATCCTCAACCCGGCCGAGGTGTCGGGGGAGTACGACGCCGGGCGCATGCTCCAGACCACCCTGGGCGGTCAGGTCCGAAACATCACTCTGGAGGACCTGCGCACCTTCAGGGCGAACGTCAAGACGGCTGGCAAGCAGTTCAAGGGCGGGATCACGGCGAAGTCGGTGATCGATCACTCGCTGCCAGGTGACCGCGACAGGGCGAACGTGCAGATCCGCACGGCTGTGCCCCTGCAGTCTTTGGGCGGGCTGATCCACTTCGTCACCAATGCCGGGCCGGAGAGCGAGGTCACCCGACACCACGTGAAGGTCGACCTCCTCAACTGGTCCGCGGCCATCTCCAGCCCTTCCAAGCCGGCCGACATGGCGAAGTTCGTGGCCACCGGGCCGCTGAAGTTCGACTGCGACTGCGGCCGGCACACCTACTTCTTCCGCTACATCGCCACCATCGGCAAGTTCAACGCCGGCCGAGACGAGACGGGCTATCCCAAGGAGCGGAATCCACACCTGGTAGGGGTGGCCTGCAAGCACGTGCTGCGGGTCATGCAGACGCTGAGCTCGCCGGCGGTTCGCATCCGGCTGGCCGACTGGATCGAGAAGGGACGGGGGGAGGTCCAACGTAAAGCAAAAGTCTTGAGCCTCAAGGAGGCCCAGGAAATCGCCGACCGGCAGTCCAAGGAGGCAAACTGGAAGCGCAACCAAGTGGAGAGCTCCACCGAGCGGGCGCAGCGCCTGGCACGGGCCAAGGCCATCCAGGCGACGTCGACCAAGGCCGGGGCGGCCAACATCAACCCTGCCAAGTTGGCGCGCGCCCGCCGGGACTTCGAGGCCAACGCCAAGAAGCTGGCCGCCATGGGGTTGCTGTCTCAGAAGCAACTGGCGGCGATGCTCGCCAAGGTCAAACCCTGAAGGAGGAATCATGCTCACGAACGTGCCACTCGGCGCCAGCCACAACATCCGGCAGGTGGTGCTCAACCACCCGAACGCCATGGGTTGCGACGTCTACCGAAAGCGGGTGCTTCGCACCGAGCCCGCACCAGGTGGCGGCGCGAGTGAGATGGGCGGAGCGCCGACGCTGGGCGGCATGGGCGTGCTCAAGAACGAGGACGAAGCCGAGTTCGACTACGTGCTGGTCGGAGAGGCGAAACTGCTTTTCGCTGGCATCCAGCAGCCGGCATCGATCAACGACCGGGACAACGCCCCGGAGGCGGCCATGCAGGAGGCCCAGATTGCATGCCTTGCAAAGCCGGGCACGCCTGAGTTCTTCGAGCCGGACAACCAGGACCTCATCGCCCTCAAGGTGGGTTTGGGCGTGGTGATGGCCTTCACGGTTGAGGACGTGGTGGGCAACGTGCTCATCCCGCCCTACACCCGGAAGTACCTCCTGCAGCCTCGCGACGATCTGCACGCGCTTGAGCCGATCCTACCAAGTTGAGGTTGATGATTTCGGAAACCGAGAGGTTCTCGTGGAAACTGAGATTGCAGACTGGCGTGGCAACTAGCCTCCCATGCCATGAGCAGCCTCATTCAATATGTCGACGTCGATGGACAGGAAATCACAGCAGTCCCGGTTGTGATCATCGGCGATCGCACGCTCCAGTCTCAGACGGCCGGATCGAAAACGGACTACATCGATGAAGATGGGCGCTTGATCCGCGCAACGCCATTGGTCATCATGGAGGACTTCCGGCCCAACCAGCCAGGCGTCGGAGGGAACAACTATGGCCCGTATATGGGGCCCGCAGAGTCCGGAGGAAACGATACGGCGATCCTGCAAGAGTTCATCGACGATATGTCGGCTTCTGCGAGGGTAGCAAAGCGTCAGTTGAAGGTTGTGCTTCCAGTCAACGGTACGTACTTAGTTGATGGCCTATTTGTCCGTTCAAACATTGACATTGATCTAAACGGCTCCACGCTGAAAAAGATCCGCAATGCCGACTATAGCGGGGCTGGCGCGCTCACAGCGCGCGGCTCAATCCTGTGTGCTGAGCTCAAGAAGACTGGCAACACCTGGTACGGCAATGCCGACAATATCACTGTGCGCAACGGGGTTCTGGACGCCAACAACCAGGACACGCTTGCCGTCCTGGATCTTTACAACGTCCGCAACTTCGTGGCTGACGGCCTGACGCTGATCACATCGCAGTGGTCGCGAAACTGGGCCACGCGCGGCGGCGGCTACGCTCGCATGCTCAACGGCCGGATCCTTGGCCAGGCCGGCTTGTACCAGGACGGAGCCCACTGGCAGTACGGTGGCTGCGTTTGGGACAACTGGTACATCGAGGCGGGAGACGACGCGCTTGCGGCCGGTGACGACCGCGTTCGGTCAGCTCTGTACATGGACGACCAGGGGCTTGATTACTTCATTGCCCGCAACATCACTTGCGTTTCCGCGCGTGGCGCTGCGATCAAGGTCTACACGCCGGTCACAAAAGCGTTCTCAGGCGCACCGGAAAACTACACCAAGACCGGGCGCGTGCAGAACGTCGACGTGCAGGTGTCCGGCAAGTCTGGCTTGCTTAGAAACGGTGGTGTGTCGATCTTCTCTCATGCAGCTGCTGGCTTCCGCAACCCAGACGATCTTCGAGCTATTCGCATCCACGCTGACCTTGAAGTCGGCACTGCGGGCAATGCAGTCTGGGATGCTGTGTCCGGTGTCATTGTTGGCAGCCCGACTGCTGTTACCCAGGCCGCCGCTGCCGTGGTCACGCTGAACAATCACGGGCTGACTGCCGGCAAGGTCGTGCACCTGATTCCTGCGATCGGTGGCATGAACGCACTCAACGGGTTCTATCAGGTCATGCCTGCGAACCTGACGGCCAACACGTTCCAGCTTAGCGACATTGCATATCGCGATAGCGCTCCACTGAACACGACGGGCTACAACCCGTGGACAACCGGCCTCCTCGTCGCTGTCGGATCTGGAGTCGGCTACGCCGTTGGCGACGAGATCAACCCGGCTGGTGGCACATACGTGCGTCAAGCGAAGTTTCTCGTGACCCAGGTAGACGCCAATGGGGCTGTCCAAGCGGTTCGCCGGCTGGACGAAGGCGAGTACAGCGTATTGCCTGCAACCCCGAATTCGCCCACCGGTGGGTCTGGTGCCGGCTGCACCTTGCAGCTATTCATGCAGCATGACGGCGTGAACGCATACGGCGTCAAATCGGTGGCTGGGAAGAGCGCTGAAATCACCGGTCACATCAGGATCAACGATACAACGGGAGCCGCAACGCGCTTTCGTTCCTTCTGGATCTCCGACAGCGAGGGCATCACGCTGCGAAGCTACTTCCCGCTGGTGCCTGCCGGAGGGGGACTTGTTTCAAACGACTCGGCAATTCAGTTGTCGAAGGGGAACACGATTGCTTGCAGGATGGTGTGCGGGCCTGAGTTCAACGCAAGCATGTCTCCCGTGATGCTTTCAAACTCAGCCGACACCCTTGTTACCGGGGCAATCGAAAACATTCCGCCTGGCGTATCGGGTGTCTCGTTCCCCGTCAACGGAAACTCCCTACACCCCCGAAACATCGCTGCCATCTCCGGATCAGAGAACTCGGTGTTTCAGGTTGCGCACGGCAACTGGAAGGCGGGGCAGATTGTCCGCATCTACAACAACGTGCTGAGCACCGGCACGCTTGACGGCTACTACTACATCCGGCGCGTCTACGGGGATTCGTCGTTCGGACTGCGAAAGTTGACTGGCGAATTGGTCGGTCTCGGCAACGCCACCGTGGTCGGCCTAGGGAACATCGAGGTGGCCAACAACACGGCAAAGTTGGTTGACCTGACATTCACGCCAGCGCCAAACACGGACAACCATGTTGGCGTGGGGGCTGCGGCAATCTCGCCGTACCGGGTCTCTGCCCTCGCGATTGTCGATTGCAAGTTTCCGGGCATTGCCATGCCGATAAGTCAAAACGTGACGGCGGCACCGGTTGGATATGTCGCCCGGGACAACAGGCTGTAGCCGGACGAGTTGTCCTTGCGATCGGCTTGAGTGCGGCATTGCCCGCAGCGATTGACCGTAGCGGGTTTTCGGAAATCGCCCGGATCCGCCTGACCGCCAAGTACCGAATTCAGGAGGCAGTCGATGACGCCGCGGCCGAGAGCATCTTCAGCGAGGCTGTCTCTCGCATCAAGGCGATCGGGTCGCCGTAATCGGAAAAGAGGCGGGTAGGGCGCCGGCGGCCGACAAGATCATGCGCGGGCACAAAAGCGCCCGCCATGCACAAACACACGACGCCCTGCGCCTTCTCCGAACTGGAGCGGGCCGCCAATGAAGCCGCCACCGGCAACAACTGCCGACCGCTGCCAACTCCGGCCCAGTCGGTCGCCGGGAACTACAAGATGGGGCGTGCCCGAATTCAGGGCCTGGACGTTCGCGTCGAGAACGTGCGCGGAAGCGTGCGCAGCGGCACAAGCCCGGATGGCAAGACCTGGTCAAACCGCATGGCCGCCCACTACGGCTACATCGCCGGCACCCGAGGCGCCGACGGCGACGCGGTCGACATCTTCCTGGGGCCGTTCCCCGAGTCGACGCGCGCCTGGGTGATCAACCAGGGCGACGCCAAGGGCGGCTTTGACGAGCACAAGGTCATGGTCGGCTTCGCGACTGAAGCCCAGGCCCGAGACGGCTACCTGCACTCCTACGACAAGGGCTGGCGCGGCCTGCGCTCCATCGTCCCCCTGTCGATCGATCAACTCAAGTGGTGGCTGCGCCATGGCAACAAGGCCGTGGCCATCACCCCTGACCAACTCCCCCACGAAGGTGAAAAAACCATGGATCAAGTCGCATGGGGCGCTGACGCCCTGCCCACCAGCAAGCCCTTGTCCCGCCTGATCTACGACATGCGGCTGGCCGACGACGGAGGGCTGCTGCTGGACGCCTGCACCGTCGACGACTTGATGACCGACCCCGACATCGAGGGCCGCGCAGTCATGGATGCCATGGTGGTCGAGGTCGGCATGCTGCAGCGCAAGATGGAGCAGTTGCTCAACGTCATGAAGGCCTCGGCCGCGGTCGTGCAGCCTGTGGACTTCACCATCGCCGACCCCGTGAAGATGCGGGGCACCATGCAGATTGCCGTGGTCTTCGCCATGAACGACGGCCAGGCGGTCACCGTGTGGTTCCACAACCCCGACACCACGCCCGCCAAGCTCACCCCCATGGACGAACTGGTGTCCTGGAAGTGGATGCTCAACAAGAAGGACATCACCATCTGGGCCGCCCCTGAGCGTGGCCGCGACATCCCCGCCCGCGAGGTGGCCCGCCGCGTGATGAAGTTGGCCGACAAGAACTCCGAGGCCTTCAAGCGCGCGAACGCCCGCGCGGCCGACCTGGCCGCCCAGCATGCCGCGATCGACGCCGAGATCCCAGTCCTGGAGGCCGAGCTCGCGAAACTCAAGGACGACGTTGAGGTGGCCCGGATCGCCAAGGGCGATGGCGAGATCACCCCTGTCCCCCCTCAATCTGGTGCGGACGCGAACGCCGCCGAGATGAGCGCTGCGATCGATAAGCACGGGCTGCCGGCTGACACCGAAATCTTGCCTGGCAAAGGTTCCCTGGGTTCAGGCAAGTGGATCGCGAGGGCGCAGGGCAACCAGGGCAATCTGGCCGATTCGATCGATGAGGCCGCCGCCTCGTTGGCGCTATTCCTGAAGCAAGCAGCCGATGGCGCCGAGCTTGCCCTGCAGCGCGATGCGCTTGCGAAGGCCGTGGCCGAGAAGCTGAAACAGGGCGTGCAACCGACCGATGTTGAGTTGCGCGACCTCTTCGGACTGCAGCCTCAGCACGCCTACGTGGATCAGTCCGCCGTAGGTCAGTTCCTCGTGGACTACATGGGGGTTTCTCGAAACGCCATTCGGGCGTCTCTCGGGGCTGCGGCTGGCTTCCGTGTGTCGGACGGGGGCTCGAAGTACCCGATCGTCTACCCCCGGAAACTCCACGAAGTCTTCGGACCTGGCGCCGCGGTGCCGGCCATCATCGCCCCTGTTGTCCCGGCCGCGTCCGAGGGTGAGAAGAACCCTCAATCCATGGCCCAGGAACTGGCCCAGGTGCTGACGAGCGAGGGCTACGCCGCCTATTCCGACCGCCGCGCGAAGATGATGGCTGAGTTCGACCTCTCGACGCGCGAGGCGCTTGACCTCGGCATGCTGGTCGAGGGAATCGTGGGCCCCGAGGCGATGACTCTGGCGCGCTCCAAGTTCGACCCCTTCACGCAAGGCCAGAAGGCATGGCATCGGGGAGAGTCGGAGATCCCCCCGGCCGGGCTCAGCGAAGAAGAGGCTCAGCAGTGGATCGCCGGCTGGACCGAACGCAAGGAGAACGCCGAGGCATCCAAGCCAGATCCGATCGTTGTTCCGGGCGAAGTGGTGGGTGAAGCCACCGAGGTGCAGCCTGTCTCGGCCTTGCCCGACCCGAACAACCCCCTGGCTGGCGTGCCCACCACCGTCCTCGCCACACTGGACGGTACCGAGGTGCTTTCCCGCATTCGCCCCACCGATGACGATGGCGAGCCGATCCCGGCGCACAAGCAGGTCTTCGACGCCGCGCGAGAGTATTTCCGCAGCGAATTGCAGGGCAACACCTACAAGCACACCTCAATCGGCGACATCAAGGTCAACGGCAGTGTGTCCTGGGGCAAGGTCAAGCGCGGTCTGACCTACAACCTGTTGCGGGTCAAGTTGCTGGCTGCAATCCCGAATCTGCTGCGCAAGGGGTACCACGTCGGGACGGAGTCCACCGACAAAACACGCCCTGACAGCGCCAGCGCCTTCCACCACCTGGTGGGTTGGGTGAGCGTAGGCGGGCTGTCGGTGGAAGTGGGTGTCAGCCTGGCCGAGATGGAGCACGGCCGCTTCATGTACAACCTGTCCGATTCGCCGTCCGCCTTGCTCGCCAAAAAACAAAGCCGGATCGTTAAGTCGGGAGAAAGCCCGACCGATCCGGCCTTGGACTCCGCCGACGAATCGGCTGGAGACGGCCAAAGTGTGGCACAGGACGGATCCGCCGTCAAACACGAGGTGGCCCTGGACGATGCTGGGGTCCTGGCCGGCGTTGAAGTGCTGAACTTCTACGTGCTCAAGGTCATGGGCGCGGACGGTCAGGAAGTCGATGACCTGGCCGACCAGGAAGAGGTCGCCGAGACCGCCGGCGAGCTCACGCCTGCCCAGAAGGTGGACGAGGCCTACCGCTTCGGCCAGGCGACCGATCGCTTCAAGCAGTACATCGCCGAGACGGTCGCCGATCCGGACTACAGCATGTTCGCGACGGCCAAGGCCATCGACGAAGCCGCCAAGGCGCGCGGCGCATCCGTCTCCTGGGATGTGGAAGAAGTCGCCGCGTTCGACTCGGTCGACTCAGTCCCCGAGGAGGGGGTGGGCGGTGCGACGGCAGCGCTCGACCGGCTGGAGACCGGCGCCAAGCTGGCCGCCGTGGGGCGAATCTTCAAAGACGGCGTGCAGGCCGGCGTGGCGACAATCGCCGGCGACGGCAAGGCCATCATCTACGTCGGTGACCTGGGCGGTGAGCGCGTCAAGGACCCCAACGGCGCCCCGGCGCCGCGCGGCTCCGATCCGGAGTACCTGGTCAAGTGGTTGCTGGAGCCGACACCCGGGCCCGCGCCGGAGCCCACCCCAGCGGTCGAGGACGGCAATGTGGCCGTACTGCGCTCGATCCTGGCCGGGGAGAGCGATTCCGCCCACCTGTCCCTGACCCTGGCGACCATCGAGGCCTGCGTGAACGCCCTGAACGATGCGGGTCTGCTGACCGGTGAAGTCGAGCAACTGGCTCAGGACGCCATCACCTACTGGGCCAACCTTGACGAGAAGGTGAACGGCTGATGAGCGCGCCTGTTCTCACCCGACTCGGTCTCGCAAGGGACCTCCAATCCGCACGGGAGGCCCAAGGCGAGGCCAGGCGGGCCGACAACGCCGGACACCTGATCGTGGCCACCAAGCGCGTCTCCGCGGTTCGCGCTGCTCTTCTGGGGCTGCGCGCGGCCGGCGCGGAGGACATCGACGTCATGGATCCGCTTGACGCGATCAAGCGGGCGACGGAGCACTTTCACGCCCTGGCTGAGTCCGGTGCTGACGAAGTGCAGGTGGCTGAGGACAAACTCATCCTCAGGCCCGTCTTGCGTTACGTCGAATCGGTGGCGAGCACGGCGAAGCTCGACGGAAACACGGTTTCGCGGGCGGTCTCCCAACTGTCGATCCCCAATGTGCCGATGGGCTTCCCTGATGCCCAACTGGCCCGATTTGCGGGCGCCTCGACGGTCGTGGACACCCTCCGCGAGTCGCTGACGCAGGGAGCGGAGGCCTATGAGCAGGCCACCTCGGCAGAGAACCAGGTGATGGCTGAGCTCAACGACGAGCAGAAGCACGCCTTTGAGGAACTGCGAAACCGCCTCAACCCTGGCAAGCCCGGTGGCTCCACCTACGACGAGTATTACGACGCTCACCAGCAGCTTGTCGACGAGTTCAAAGACCGCCGAACCCTGGCCGCCGGCAAGCGTCAGGTGGCGCTGGCCCGCGCCGGGGCTACCTTGCGGGAAGCGGGCAACTCGGTCATCTCAGCCTTCAAGGAATGGTCTCCTGTCTCCGAGCAACAGGCGGTGGACTGGGCCGCCAAGCAGGAGATTTCCAAGGCGGCTGCCACTCGGATGAAGAAGGGCGGCTACCCGGTGGAGCAGGTCAGGGCTGACATGGCGGAGTTCTATCGGCTCAGCGCCGGTCGACTGGGGGCGGTGCAGATCAGCACCAACGGGTCGAGGCGCGCCAACGCCACGGGCGTCCACGGCCACGGCAGTGCAGTGATCAACATCGACGCAGACTTCGACAAGCGCACCCTGTGGCACGAGTTGGGCCATCACCTGGAGTCCGACCCGAGCATACTGTGGGCGGCGAAGGCCTTCCTCAACAAGCGCTCCGACGGTTCGGGGCTGCACACCCTTCGCTCGCTGACCGGAAACAATGGGTACCGGTCGAGTGAGAAGGCCTATCGGGACCACTTCTTCAGCCACTACGTGGGCAAGTTCTACCCGGACGCCACCGAGGTGATGTCCATGGCCATGGAGTCGCTGAGCGATCCGCTGCTGCTCGGCCAGCGGATGGCGCAGGATCCGGAGATCTTCAAGTTGCTCGAAGGCGTCATGAAGACGCCTGCGAACAAGCTGATGAAGCTCATCCATGACGTGCGCGAGAAGAACGCCACCGTGCAGGCAGAGTTCATGGAGGCGCAGGCTGACGCCCGGGCCGTTCTCATCAAGGAAGTGGCCAGCAGGATCACCCTGCGGCCCGACATGCCTTCGGTCAACCCGGTTGCCATGGAGCGGATCGAAGGCGGGTACAAGAGGATCTACAGCGTGCAGTCCTACGTCGGCGCTCACATTGATGGCACGACGGTTTACCTCGTCTACCAGGCGGCCAAGGTGACCGAGTACACCTCTGGCTTTGACAGGACCAGGCCAAAGAAGGGCCATGTGATCTTCCAGGTGTCGATCGCGGATGGTCCGGGCTTTGTCGGCAACAACGCCGTTGCCCGCTGCCAGGTCGTGGGTGATCTGGATGAGGTCCGGGCGCGCATCTTCGACTGGATCAAGAACGGCCGCCCAACCGAACGTCAACTGATGAACGAGACCCTGAAGACCTATGCCCAGCAACCCTGACGCCTTCGTTTGCTTCACTCCCTATGGCGCCGTCGACGCCACCTTCCCCGAGGACGAGCGCGGGGTGAGGCTGGATGGCGAGCCAGACGCCATCGAGTACGTGGAGCGCGAGATTCGCGCCTCCACCAACATCGACGGCATCAGCCTCACCACAGAGCGGCTGGCCCCGACTGACCTGCTGCACTTCTGCCAGCGGCCGGACGGGCTCCTGGTGATCGCCCCTCCTTGGTTCGAGCTCCAGTGAGGTGGGCTTTCGGAAAGGCCGCGAGCGAGTGAGGCCGGAGGGCGGGCCAAATGCGGTCCGCCTCAACGGAGAATCCCATGACCCAAGCACTTGCGCTGGACGACGCTGGCAGCATCCCCTCACTGCGGACACAACTGGCCCAGGCCCCGACGGCACTGGCGAAGCTGGATGTGGCTAAGTCCATCCTCGCAGCGCGCGAGGAGACCGCCAAGCCTGCGGCACTGGTCGCGAACGACGTCGCCGTGCCGCTGGAGCCGCTGTTGGTGGAGTGGACCCCTCGATTCACGAGCTCCATCCCCCCCGAGTTCCGCACGCTGCCCAGGCGCAACCAGCACCTGCTCTTCAGCACGGGGGTCGATCTGGGCATGATGCAGTTGACCGCGACCGCCACCTTCGAGGGTGAGAAGTCGTCCGGTGCTGGTCGGGCCGCCGATGATCTGGCGAAGATCAAGGCCTGCGAGGCCGCCGGCTACAAGCGCCAGCGCGTGAAGATGGCCGGTTTGAACATCCTGGGCTTTGTCTTCGTGAAGGATGGCCTTGCCGTCACCCCGGAAGGGGCGGCCAAACTGGCTGGCCTGGAGGCGCCGGCGCCCGCTGTCTCCAAGGCGCGCGTGACCAAGGCCGAGGCTCGCGAGGCCTACGACACCTTGTCGTATCTGCTCACCAGTTACCAGCAGCAGCACGACGCCGAACTCCTGCGAGTCGATTTCTCGGAGCGCCTGCTGCCTCTCGTCGAGAGCGTGAAGGAACTGGCGCAGCGTGGGTGGCCTGAGGGAGTCAGCGACCCGCAGTACCTGTTCGAGAAGGCAGAGAGCACGATCGCCCGACAGGACCGTCTGAAGGCCGAGGGCCTGACCAAGGACATGGGGCGTGGCGAAGCGCGCGATTACCTCCGCAACAATGGCCTGTCGCCCGAGCGGATTGAGGCGGTGGTGGCCAACCCCACGAGCGTCCGCACATCCGGCATGCACGAGGTGCCTCAGTACACCATGGCGTATCTCAACCAGTCGATCGCCGAGGCGAAGAACCAGGTGGCAAAGGTGGATCCGTATGAGGAGGCCCGAGCCAAGCAAGGGAAGTTCAACATCCGGGCCGGTGCCATCAGCGAAGCGCTCAAGGCCGCCGGCATGGTGCGAGGCACTGACCACAACGCCGACACGCACAGCCGAGGCGATGCGCGCGTGATTCAATCCTCTGGCAGCATCGACATCCAGAAGGATCTGAAGTTGGAGGCCATGGCGTTCTTGACCTACAAGGTCAAGTTCCCTGGCTCCTCGGATGTCGAGATCGAGGATGACCTGAGCGTCTCCCCTGAGGAGACCGCAGCCAAGATCCTGCAGGAGGTCGACCGCCTGGCCCCGCCGGCACCGCCCAGCCAGCCGGCGCCCGCAGCCCCGGCCGACAATGACCTGACCCGCCTGAACGCTCTCAAGCGCCTTGCTCCCAAGGGCGCCATCACCTCGGATGACCCCCAGGCCCTGGAGAAGTTGCGAGCCAAACTTGCGGCCCTCATGGCCGAACAGGAGTTCATGAAGAAGGCCAACAAGCTCATCAAGGCCGGCAACGACAAAGGGCTCATCGAGATGGGCCTCAACCAGGTGACCATCGAGGGGCTGAAGAAGCCCGACTTCGCGGGGCGCATCGGCTTTGCGGACTACATGCTGTCCAACAACAACGGGGTGATCGGGACGACGCGCAAGCGCATCGCCGAACTGGAACAGAAGGCTGGTCAGGGAGCCGCGCCGGCGGTCATCAAGCAAGCACGCCACCAGGAAACGCGGTTTGTCATCAAAACGGACATCGTCGGCTCCTCTGTCGAGTGGCGGGCGAAGCAGGGTGATTCTTGGGTGCTTCTGACCACTTACGACACGCTTGACCTGGCAAAGGCGTCTGCCGGAAGCCAAGGCTACGACGCCGACAGCATCCCCGTGTATGCCTCCGAGTGGAACCCCATGACCAAGAAGTTTTCAGCCGCCATCCCGTTTGGCAGCGATGGTGGCGACCAAGCAACGCCCGAACCGGGCCAGCCGCAAGCTACCGAAGTAGCCCCTACTGAGGACCAGGCATACCTGCAGTCGATCATCGACGGGACCATCGACCTGCTGGATCCGGGCATCTTCGACAAGCTCGAACCCATGTTCACCAAGTACGCCGATGACGCCGAGATGATGGGCATGTTGAACCGTGCGGCCGAGGCCTACACGGCGGCGGCGGTGGCTGCAGCGAAGGGCGTTTGATCAGGGCTCTGTAACCGGAAAACGGGCCTCCTGAAGGGGGGCGCCGATTCCCACACTGCGCGGCAAATCCACCAGCCGCGCAGCCATGCTCAATGCAGTTCTTGACGGGGCCTCCGATGCCCCCATCAGCGTTCTCGCTCGACTCAAACTGACCTCCGAATTGACCGCCTTGCTCAAGGAGCAGGCAGTCATCCAGCCAGGCGTCCCCATGGCGGCGCTCAAGTCGGCCAAGGTCGCCTCTCGGATCATCGTCGTCCTCGGGAAGTTGGGGGTCGACCTTGAAGCCGGACGCCGCGCAGCGTCGGCCTTCCAACTTGAGGGCGGTCCCGAGCCCGTGGCACAGCCGCGGGTGTCCACCGCCCACTTCTTCGACTACGACCCGAACCGCAAGAGCTCGCACCGCCGCAAGGACAACGCAGACGCGATCGCGCTGCTGCGCCGCATCGATGCTGGCGAGGTGTCGGCTGATTCCCTGACGGACGAGCAGAAGCAGACTCTGGCCAAGTACAGCGGCACCGGCGGCAACCTGATCGGGGCCGATGGCCTCAAGGGTAGCGCCTACGAGTATTACACCCCCAAGCCCATCGCCCAGGGCATGTGGAGCCTGCTGGTGGAGATGGGCTTTGCCGGCGGCAAAGTGTCGGACCCGGCGGCCGGTACCGGCGTGTTTGGCGCAACTGCCCCGCCCAATGCCGCAATCGAGGCGGTGGAACTCTCAGAGGTCTCCGGTCGAATCAACCAACTGGTCAACGGTGGGCCAGGCTACAACGCTATCGTCAGCCCGTTCGAGGCGGTGGCCAGCCGAACGGCCGACGAGCAGTTCGACGCGGTGATCACGAACGTGCCGTTTGGCGGCGTGCACGACCGTGGCGCCAATCGCAAGTTGGACGACCGGTACCAGGATGACACGCTGGAGAGCTACTTCATCCAGCGCTCGATGGAGAAGCTGAAGCCGGGCGGCCTGGCCGCGTTCCTCGTCCCGCCGCGTATTGTCAGTGGCAAGGGCGGGCGAGAGGAGAAACTGCGCATCGCCATCTCCTACAAGGCCGAGTTCATGGGCGCCTACCGCCTCCCGAATTCGGTTTTCGGCACGGCTGATGCGGACACCATCACCGACGTGATCGTGCTGCGCAAGTTCGGGCGCGACGCCGCCGAGAAGATCGCCGAGCTCAAGGAGCAAAGCCCCGAGGTGTTGACCAAAGCCAACGTGCTGTGGGTCGAGTTCATCGCGGGCAACTACTTCATGGGCGACGGCCGTCGCTTCGTGCTGGGCGAGTTCAAGGCCAAGGACCCTTCGAAGTTCCGTGACGTCGACCGCGTGCTGAGCAATGCAGGCCCCGCCGAGATCGGCCAACTGCTGCGCAAGTTCCCGGGCAGCCGCATCGACTGGGCCCTGCTCAATGCCTCCGAGACGTCACCGATCCTGTACGCCGAGGGCGACACGATGGTCTCCGCTGGCCAGACCCTGGAGATGCGCAACGGCGTGTGGGTGGCCCTGCCCAAGGCGGCCGAGGACTCGTCCTTCGACGGGCTGGGGCAGACGCTCTCAAGCGCGTTGAGCGCTGCCCAGCAGAGCGCCACCTGGGAGCAGGCGGGCCAGTTCGTCGCGCACCTGCAGCGCACCGGCAAGGAACTGGACATGCCCGACTGGCTGCGCGCCGCGCACGCTGACGTGGCCAAGGTGGACCGAGCCCAGCAGACGGGCTACTGGAACACGCTGATGACTGGCCTGGCCGTCGTCCAGGTCTCTCAAGCCCACGGCGGCGAAGTCGGCTTCAACTTCGATGCGGAGTACCCCTTCCTGAGCAAGGGCATGCGCGAGAACGCTGCGACAGCCAAGAAGGGCTTCGCCAAGTTCACCGCCGGCAGCAAGGCGGCGCTCAAGAAGATCGGCGTCATGTACGACCGACGCTCCGGCTTCAGCCCCGTCTGGACCGGCGATGTCGCCGAGGACGTCATGGCCGGCGTCACGCTGGACACGGAGGCCCAGGTGGACGCGTTCAAGTACCGCGCCCAGACCAACCGGATCCCCGTCGAGCAGTTGCGCGCCATATACGGCGCAGACTTCGACCCCCTGGCCGACGACGGCTGGTGCGTGGTGGACGGCGGCGCCGCAGCGATGCGGGCGGATGACTTCTACGTGGGCAACCTGGGCGCGCTGCTGGCCCGCCTGGACGCCGAGATCGGGCAGGAAACGGGGGCGGTGCGCGACAAGCTGCTGCGCCAGAAGGCCCTGGCATCCGAGCGCGTGGACGTCATCAACCCGGAGACCCTGCGCTACAACCTCTTCAGCCCCTTCGTGACCTTGGAGGAGAAGGCCGAGTTCCTGCGCCGGTTCATGCACCCGGCATTCGTCGTGGGCCTGGACGAGGATGGCGACAAGGTCATCATCTGCGACATCAAGTCGCCCTCGAACGAGCGTGAGCGACAACTCAAGCGATTTGCCGAGTACCTGAAGCGCGGCACGCTGTCCACGCGGACCAGCAAGGACGAGGCCCTGGCCAACCCGGCGCTGGAGGACATGCGCCGGAAGATGCTGCAGGACATGGCGAAGGCCGCCTCGGCGCAGTTCGACCAGTGGGTGAAGGCGCACCCGCTCATCATGGACCGCCTGCACCAGACGGTGAATGATCCCGCGCGGCTGTACTTCCGCGAGGTCGACGACGAATCGCCGCTGCAGATCCCGGGGCTGCACCCCGACTTCAGCGCCCACGGCTACCAGGCGGCCTACGCTCGCAAGCAGGGTCGCACCTTCGGCGGCATCAATGGCTTCGGCGTTGGCCTGGGCAAGACGGCCACGGCTGCGGCCGCGGTGCTCTACGTGCAGTCCATCGGGGTCAAGAAGAAGACCATCTTCGTCGTCCCCAACTCGGTCCTGTCCAAGTGGCGCGTCGAGTTGGTCACCGGAAAGGGTGTCAAGGACCAGCCCGGGTACAAGCCTCCCGTCTTCGCCTCGGGTGACCACTGCCTGTGGGTGGGCCTGGACGTGCTGGAGGACGGCAGCGTCAAGATGGACTCGGGCAACTACACCCGCGACTTCACCCGCATCCTGGAGAACCGCCACCGGATGATCTTCTGCACGATGGAGGCGTTCAAGGCGATCCCGCTCAAGGACGAAACCATCGATGCCTACGAGGCCTACATGCGCCGCGTGGACCCTGCGTACACCGGCAGCGACAAGAAGGCGGAGACGGAGCGCGCCGAGTCGAAGTTGTCCGAGGTGACCAGCGGCACCGGTCAGAAGTCGGCCGCAATCCCGTTCTTCGAGGACATGGGCATCGACTCCATCGTCATCGACGAGGGCCACGCCTTCAAGAACAGCAAGGAGACGGTCGACTTCAGCGCGGCCAAGTTCCTGAGCGTGAGCGAGGCCAGCCAGCGCGGCAAGGATGCGCAGATCAAGGCCTGGTTCGTGCGAGAGGGCGAGGGCGGCGACCCGCCGCTGGTGCTTACCGCCACCCCGGTGACGAACAGCCCCTTGGAGATCTACTCCATGATGTGCCTGGCCGCCGGTGAGGACAAGGTGCACGCGCTGACCATGGGCGCCAAGGGCGCCGATGCCTTCATGGAGGTCATGTGCGACATCGAGGAGGACGAGGAGTTAGGCATCGACGGCGTGCCGCGCACCATGCGTGTCTTCCGTGGCCTGCAGAACGTCAACCTGCTGCGCGGCCTTCTGCACACGGTGGCCACCATCAAGACGGCCAAGGACGTGGGCGGCACCATCCACGTGCCCGAGGCGCCCGAGAACCAGGTGCGCGTGCAGTTGGCGCCGCGCAGCAAGGCCCTGCTGGAGCTCTACCGCCTGGCCTACCAGGGTGCGCGCGAGTCCATGAAGACGACCGGGTTCCCGACGGACGCCCAGATTGAGGCCATGCAGACCGTGGCGGCCAAGTTCGGCGAGCCGATCTCGCTGATCGCCCACCCGTTCAACCTCATCAACAAGATGACGTTGATCATCGCGGACCCAGAACTCGACGACCGCGCCACCTACTACTTGATCAGCGAGGCAGATCGCGAGGCCGCGCGCAAGGTGTGCGAGCAGTTCAACAAGAAGAATCGCACCGAGTGGCGCCGAGCTCCTGGCCCGCTGACCCGGCCGGAAGCCGTCGGCAAGCCCAAGGTGACGCGCGACGGTGAGGCCGAGTTGCAGTTGCTGCCTTGCCGGATCGAAGCCCAGGTGCTGGCCGACGGCCGAATCGCCGTCGACACCATGGACACCACCGTGCAAACGGAGTTCGAAGCCATGGCCGAGAAGGCAGGCATCGACCTGGATTGCACCGTGCCGCCCAAGTTGGCCGCGCTGCTGGAGAACGTGCGCACGGAGGAGGGCAACCCGCGCGGTACCGGCCGCGTGAAGCAGTTGATCTTCTGCGACATCCTGCCGATGCACAACAAGATCCGGCGTGTGCTGTCCAAGCGCGCCGGCATCCCGGCCAACCAGATCACCATCATCAGCGGCAAGACGATCAAGAGCGCCGACGAGATCCAGGAGATCCAGGACGGCTTCAACGCGGAGGGCGAGGGCGCCAAGTACCGTACCGTGATCGCCAATGAGAAGGCCGAGGTGGGCATTGACCTGCAGGTGGGCACCCAGGCGATCCACCACTTCACCATCGGCTGGACGCCCGACGCGACCACCCAGCGCAACGGCCGCGGCGCGCGCCAGGGCAACCGCGTGGAGCGCGTCAACGTCTACTTCTACGACGCGGACGGCACCTTCGACCAGTACAAGCGCACCCTGACCACCAAGAAGGCCGACTGGATCAACGACGTCATGAGCCCGGACGGCGGAAACGACGTGCAAGTGGCCGGTGGCCTGACCAACGAGCAGTACGACGAGCTCATCCAGTCGATGGGCGACGAGAAGGCCATCGCAGCGATTCAGGAGCGCGCCGCGCTGCGCGAGCGCCAGGCTCGGGCCGAGAGCGCCCGTGCACGCCAGGTGATCAACCTGCGCACGGCTGCCGCTCAGGCGGACTTCGTCAAGGCCTTCAAGAAGCCCGAGGACTGGGCCAAGAGCAAGGTGATGGCGCTCTACGACCTGCGGGTGACGCTGCAGGCCATGAAGGCGCGCGCCGAGGGCGGCAAACTCAAGGCAGACGGGCTGGTCAAGCTGCAGGCCCGCATCGCCGAGCTCGAAGCGAAGGTGGCCGGCATGGTGCGCGAGATCGATGCGAGCGTGACCATCAAGTCCGGCGGCTACAACATCAGCACGCGCAACGGCATCATGGGCGTCCTGAACGCAGAGACGCACTACAGCAACGCCTCGAAGGTGCGCGAGGCAATTGAGAACCGCGTCATCGCACACGTTCAGGTTGTCGAGGGCTCGGACCTGGACATGGAGTGGCAGCAGGAAGTTGCCTCGGCCGAGCGCATGCAGGAAGAGGCCATGAAGGACTTCGCCCGTCTGGCCAGCCAGGATGGGACGCTGCCCGCCCAACTGATCGCCGCCCAGCGCGCCGGCGAGGTCGCTGTCTACAGCGGCCAGGTGCTGGCCAAGGGCATGTTCGTGCGCCTCAAGGATGGCCGCCTGTGCATCATGGACGCACCGGACCGGATCGTGCGGTACCCGAAGGGCCTGGTGATCACCCCCGCCGATGCCATGACGGCCGGCGCTGAGTTCATCATGTTCGGCTCGCCCGAGTACGAAGCGGCCCTGAACGAGGCCGCCGAGTTCGACGATGGTGCTGATGGGGTCACCAACACGAACGTGGCCTACCTGTTCGGGTCGGTTGTGCCTGATGTTGCACTTCGTCGCAAGGCGCCCGTGAAGGTGGAGTGCGACCGCGAAGCTGTGATTCTGGGTGCCGGTCCTTTCCGGTACCCGATTGATGTGACCGCCGGTGGGCTGAGCCCAGCGCTCCTGGCCCTGGCGGCACGGCAGGCGGGCGTGATCGATTGGGGCAGCAACGGGCGGAAGGTCGTGATGGACGCCGCATCCAACTTCAGCATCGCTCATCCTGGTTACAAGGACTGCCCATCGGTTGACGATCGAATGAAGCAACTGGCCGACGTCGCGAAGGCCGAAGGAACCCCCTTCACGCAGCGAGACTACCTGGTGGCCACTCGCGGGGCGGCGGACGCGAATGACAAGTTCTGGCAGAACCAGTCTCGGCCCAAGTTGGTTGAAATGGGCAATTGGCCGACCTCCTCAGAGGTGACTGCTTCGCTGTCGAAAGCGACCACCGAGAAGGAGGTCTACCAGTTCATGGAGCAGTTGGCCCGACCCGTACTTGACCGCTACCTCGTGCTGCCTGAAGGTGCGCTCATTGATGAGTGGACCCCATTCACCATGCGCAATGCGGTGAACGCACGCATCCGACAACTCGAACGCGAAGCTGAAGCCAAGCGAATGGAAGAGGAGATGGCCGAGGCGCTGGCGCTCAAGGCTCAGAAGACGCCAGAACCGGAGCCCGAACCAGAAGCCCGGGACGAGACGCCCCCTGCTTCGGTGTCCGAGCCGGTGGCGCCTGCAGTCAACGAGACCGCAGTGCAGTCCTCCCCGCTCAAGTTGTCCCCCTGGACCAGCAAGACGGGTGAGGCCCGGGTCTACTTCAACGGCATCCCGGGTGCGGGCCGCCGCGAGACGCCCTACGGCAAGGCTGACGCACAGGGCTTTGTGACGCTGGTCATGCCGGAGGGGCTGCTGCCGGTGCGCCAGACCCAGTTCACCCAGTTCATCGAGGAGAACCTGACCGCGATGAACGGCGGCGAGGAGGTCGAGACCTTCGCCCGACTGGCGCAGTTGGCCGGGGTGGTCCAGCCGTCGCCTGGTGAGGTGGTGCAGGACTCCGCCGGTCAGGTTGGCATCGCCGGCGAGACCAAGCCCAACATGGGCATCATCAAGGCTGCCGCAGCCCTGGCCGGCGGGCGCGCCCTCTGGATGGGCAAGGCTGGCAAGCTGCAATGGAACGTGCCGGCTGCCGCCTGGGACATCATCGTCCAGAAGTACCCTGAGGCCGCCAAGGCCCTCTATAAGGTCCCCGCCTGAAGGAAACCAAGATGTTCACCGAATTCAAGATCAGCGCGGCCGACATCAACGCCCGGTCCATCGAAGTCGCCCGCGCCCTGTCGAAATCCGCCCCGGGGCGCAACCCGGCTCAGTTCGCCGCCGAGACCATCGCCACTCGGCTCAAGACCAAGCCAGCCCAGTACCTGGAGTTTGGCCCCTACTGGTGGGCCGTGAAAGGTGCGCTCGCCCGCCTGGGGCACGACCTGGGGCTGGCCGCCGATGCGGTCATCCTGGCCGAGTACGGCGGCGACCTCCACCCCTTCGCGGCGCTGGTGGCTGGCGAGATGTTCAAGGACCACTATCGCGCGACCTGGTTCGTCGGCAATGCGCAGTTCTGGCTCGATGCCGATGGCGGCGAGTCCTACGTGCTCTTCGACGTCGACATGCAGGCGCGAGTGCTCGGCCAGGATGTGGCGTCTCTGGAGGGGGCGGTGCAGGAAGGGGAACCCCTGGCCGATGGGGTGGTGGTGGTCGACAGCGCCACCGCAGAAGTGCAGGTTCCCGTCACGCCCTTTCGCGTGGAGTTCGAGCGCGGGGGGCAACTCTGGACGGCGGACATCTACGCCGGCGGCAAAGACGAGGCCCAGCGCAGGCTCGACGAGATGGAGCGCACGGGACAACTCGACAGCGCCATCCACCTCGGCCGGGCGGCAGGCGGTGAGCCGGTGATCGACAACGCCGGCTGCTTTGCGCTGCACGTGGACCTGCAGGCCCGTCACCTGTTCGAGGTAGGCCCGGCCAGCGTCAGCGCTTGATCTTCGCTGCGGCCTTGATCAGGGTCTCGTTGACCGTCTCGGATCGGTCCGAGTAGCCGTGCGCTTCCATCAGGGCCTGAGCGGCCTGGTTACCCTCTGGCGTGAAGTTCACAGAGGTTCGAAGTCCACCGCGCTGTTTGAGCGCATCTTCGGACTTCTTTGATCGCTCAGCGCTGGTCGGCTTGGCGCCTTCCTTTGGTGGGCGGCCTCTGCGCTTGGGCAACTCGTCGCTCATGAGAACGCCTTCACTTCGAACTTTGCTGCCGGTGGGGTTCTGACCCAGCCCAGGAAGGCCGCCTCTTTCGCGGCAGCGAGGGCGGTGTTCCAGCGCTCGACGGTGTCGTGGTCGTCCCGTGATGCGTCAATGGGCAGCGGCTCACCACCATAGGGGCCAACTGCCAGCATGTAGGCAGCCTGAGCCACGGAGACCTGGGCAGGCCCGCCACCAAGGGCAGATTCCAGGCCTTGGCGGAAAGCGGTGAGCACCTGGTCATGACTTGACTCTGTGATGCCTGGCGCGCCAGTGAGCACAACGCGATACATGGGAGACCTCGTGGGTTCAGGGGCCTCTATTTTGTATGCGCACACAAAATATGTCAATGGGCGGCGGACTTCGGAAAGTAAGCCCAGGTAGTCGCGCCCAGCGGTTGCAGCATCCGGGCCAACTGCAGAACCACGCCCACCGGGCGTCCCTCGTCATGGCACAAGAGAACTCCAACTGGCTCAAGTCGATTGCTTCCAAGTTCGGATGGGGCGGCGAGGAGGTGGCCCAGGTGGATCAGGCCGGCTTCTACAACGCCGAGTCGCTGTCCATGACCGCGCTGCTGGGCTCAGGCAAGAAGGTCGCCCAGCACCGCGAGAGCATCTACCAGACCTACCAGGCGATGCAGTTCGACCCGATCATCTCGGGCGCACTTCGAATCAACGTGACCTCTGCCCTGGGCGCTGATCATGAGACCGGTCGCATGGTGCACATCGAGGCCAACGCAAAACTGCGCGAGAACAAGAAGATGCTCGCCTACGCAGAAGAGGTGGCCGACGACCTGGGCGATCTGCTCAACAAGCACGTGGTCAACCTGGCCTACAACGGGGTGGCGTTCGGCGACGCCTACGCGCGCATCTACAGCAAGCAGGGCAGGGGGGTGACGTCCCTCTGCACGGACGAGATGGTCATGCCGCCGCTGGTCCAGGCCTACGAAATGGGCGACAAGACGGTCGTCTGTGTGGTGGCCATGGGCCCCAAGCAGAAGGAAAAACTGTCCATGGCCCAGATGGCCCGGATGAGGATGCCGCGCCTGGGCTACGTCCCCCAGCCGTTGGCGATCGAGAAGGCTTGGCGAACGAAACTCACAGAGGATGACGACGAGGCGCTGCCGCTCATGCCGTCGCTGGTTGGTGGGTCGTTCCTCGCCGAGGCAGAGGAGCAGTATTACCGCTACATCGCGACCCTCAACGGCCTGGTGAACCAACGGATCCTGGACTCGATCGACGAGACGATCATCACCGGGCAGATGCACGGCATGACCGAGGCCCAGCAACGGCAGTTCACAGGCAACCTGAAGAAGATCTTGGAGCGCTCCAAGCAGGTGTACGAACAGGCGCTCAAGACCGGGCAGTTGCACGCTGGGCGCATCCGGCACTTCTTCCCCACGTGGGGCGAGAAGCAGCAACTCATCGACTTCAAGTCCACCAGTTCCTCGGGCGGCACGGGATCCGGGCGCGCCGCAAACACCACGATCGAGGATGTCCTGCTGCACGCCAAGCTGCTGTCCGGCTCGCTGGGGGTGGACCTTTCGATGCTGGGGTTCTCCGACATGCTGTCCGGTGGGCTCGGTGAGGGCGGCTTCCTCCGCACGAGCGTCCAGGCGGCCGAGCGAGCACGCATGATCCGGGTAGCGGCCCTGGACTGCCTGAACCACATCGTCGACGTGCACATGGCGGTCAAGCACAAGATCCGCTTCGAACCAGGGCAGCGACCGTGGACGCTGAAGTTCTACGGCTCGATCGCGGCCATGGAGTCGGAGAACCAGCGCACCCAGATGGACGCCTCCAACAACGGACTCCTCGTCGCTCAGTTGCTGACCCAACTGAAGGACACTGGACTCAACGCCAAGGCGGTCGCCCACATTCTGGAGCGCGTCGCCAAGATGGAAACCACCGACGCGGAGCTCTACGCCAAGGCGCTCGAAGAGGCGATCAAGGCCGGCAAGGAAGAGGACGCCAAGGGTGGCGGGTTTGGCGGCGGCGGCTTCGGGGGCTGAGCGTGGACTTCAAGATCACCCCCAACATCGGCAAGGTCACGGAGACCCTGGTGCGCACCGCGGGCGGGAAAGCTGCCCTGATGGCAGCGCAGCGCGCCAGCCCCACCCTCGTCCGCGCGGCGTCCCGGATCTTTCAGGCGGCAGACCTGCTGCAGGCTGTCTTCGGCACCCCGTTCGAAGATCGGCCGAACGAGCTCTTGGGCTGGATGACACCGAGGCAAGTTGCCGAGATCCAACGGTTGGTCCGTGACGCCGGTCCCGTGCGCAAGAACGTGTTCTGTCTGCGCATCGCTGACCCCAATCCTCCGCCCATGGAGATCGATGGGGCATCCGCTGGTGTGGGCGTGGCGGGTCTGTTCGACCTGCTGGCCCTGGACGTGTCCTACAGCTTGATCACGCTCATGGGTGACAAGGTTCCCGTGGGGTCTGCGGTGATGGACAAGGTCACCGGCACGGAGGCCATCGAGATTCAGGTCACCACCATTGACGACGAGGCTGGCACCCTCAAGCGCTGGTTCGAGCGCAAGTGCCGCCAGGCCGCCAATGAGGACGGCACTTTCAACCCTCAAGGCAAGTACGCCTTCGAGATGGAGATCGTGCACGGACTCCCGCACGACCACGGCATCAGCCCGGCTTTGCCGGCCGAGAAGGTGGCCAGGGCCTACAGCAACAAGTGCCGGATCCGGGCTGTGTCACTGCAGTGCGAGATGTCGCGCCGTGACCAAGCGCTCCAGGAACTGCAGATGACCTTCACCCAGGTGGACACCTGGAATCAGCCCAAGCGGAAATGAGCATGCTCAAGTCAGACCAACAAGGGTTCCTCATCGGCGAGGTTCTGGACGTCAGCAAGGAGATGCTGTCGGGGCAGCGCGCGGGCCTTCAGGTCCTGAGCCGCATCGACGCCAACGTGTCCGCGATGCTCGGCCGCGGCGCGCGGCAGGCCAGGAGCCGTCAGGGTGGCCGATCAATCTCTGAGCCATCAATCCCTGCAGTCGTGCCGGCACCGCGCACCACGGGGGCGAGGATCGGCGCGGCCGGGCCCATCGCCCGCGCCCCGAGGGAGACCACCCAGGCAGTTGCACGCGCGATCCCGGCTGCCGCAGCGGCCGTTGCGGCGGCCACCGCGATGCGTGACAGTCGGGGCCGCTTTGTGAAGGCCGGCGCAACGCCAGGCAGCCAGGGGAAGTCGACGGGGAGCGGCGGCGGTCGTGGCGACGCCCCAGCGCCCGACGAAGCGATTGCCGGCGGCGAGAACCGGATCGTCGAGGCCATCAAGGAGACGGCCGCTCAGTCCACCGACCGCATGGATCCCATGATCGAGGCGGCGAAGGAAGTGTGGGAGCCGATGGGGCGCGGCTGGCGCGCATCGTTCGGCCAGGCCGCGGAGAAGAAGAAGGAGCGCTGGTACAAGCGGATCTGGCAGGCCCTGACGCGCAAGAAGAGCGCTGATCAGGAGCAGGGTTTCGCCGCGAGCGCGAGCAGCGGCAGCGGCCTTTTGAGTGGGATCACGGCAGGCATCACCAGCCGCCTGGCTGGGCTCGCCGGGATGGTCCCTGCCGTTCTGGGCCGGGTGTTCGCGCCCGTCGCGGCGGCCTGGGCTGCGTGGGAGGTCGGCAAGTGGATCGGCGGGAAGGTGCATGACTGGCTGGTCTCCTCCGGCGTGCAGGAAAAGATGTTCGAGTGGATCGACGGCATGCGTGCCGGCTGGGCATCCCTCATGGAGCGGGCCGGGAAGGCATGGGATGACTGGGTGGCGAAGCCTGCCCAAAAGGCCTGGAGCGCGACCTCCGAAGCCGCCAGCAAGGCATACGAGGGAGGCGTCAATTTGCTGAGCGGCGCCGCCTCATCCTTCGCCGGTCAAGCATCCAAAGCAAACAAGTGGGTCGCCGACAGCACGGGGATCAATGTCGGAGGGGCAGCCAAGTCCGTCGCCATCACGGCTGGAGGGGCGCTTGGCGCCCTGATTGGTCGGCACGAAGGTGACTATGGTTCTTTCAACCGAGGCCGGGCTGGTGACAGTAGGGGCAAGTCGATGGACTTTGCCAATATGTCGGTATCCGAAGTAATGGCGCTGCAGGCGCTCCCGAAGAGCGACGCCCGTCGGCTGTTTGCAGTCGGGAAGTATCAACTTATTCCTTCCACGATGAAGGAAGCTGTATCTGCGCTCGGAATAAGCGGTGGAGAGAAATTCACGCCTGATATGCAGGAGCGGATCTTCCGGGACTTCATCGTCGGGCGAAAGAGGAGGGCAATCTCCGACTATATCAATGGCCGCAGCGACGACATTGGCGCCGCTGCAGTTGCTGTATCAAAGGAGTTTGCATCCGCTGAGAATCCACGCACAGGCCGGGGGTACTATGACGGCGTGGCCGGAAATCGAGCGTCGATCCCGGCTCAGAGTGTGATGTCAGCGCTTCGCGCGGATCGCCGGGTTGCTAGTGCGTCCGCGCCCGTCATCAGCGTTCCGAGTATTCGAAGCCACTCGCTCGTGAAGCCTATTGGTGATGGGCCGGACATTAGCATTCCACCATTTTCCAATGCTGCTCCAGATCCCATCAAGATCAGTTTCTCCGACCAAATTGGCCAAAACGTCTCAGACCGGTCGATCGCTCACATTGCCACGGGCGGACTGGGAGGCGGCGGGTGACGTGGGGGTTGGCTGCTGCGTTCCAGGCTTTCCATTCGTCACTTCGGTGATGAACTCATGCACCTTCTTCGCAGTGCCGATTTGGCATGTGACCCGCTCCTCCTCGTCGCCTTCAGTGCATGCGTCGGAAAATCTTGTCGATAGCTCGTAGTCAGTCTTCGGGAAGAGTAAGCGGAGGTTCATGGGCGCGATTCTCCATGCTCGCTTTGCCGCTTCGACGGTCTCTTCTAGCTCTCCTCTGAGGGCGGCAAGTCTATTTTTTCGCTCTTGTTCTATGCGCTCCGCTTCGATAACTTCGTCAATGCGCTTGGCGATATCTGGGTAGACGGATCGAACAAGATCTATGTATGCGGCTGGTGGCTTGCCATCTGTCGTGGCGAATTTTGCAAAGACGACGTATTGTTTGCCATCCTCGGTCAGTTGCACGGTGTATTGAGCAAATGCGGCCTTTGAATCGCCTGCCTTGATGTCGGCTTGACATTCTCTCTTTCTCGTCTTTTCATCGTATCCATTCATCGTCACAGCATCCGCATCCAGGAATGCCGAGATTTCCGTCTGGTTTTTGTCGGTCTGCTCATCCAGCATTGCGGCTTGCTGTTCACCAGGAGGGATTCCGACGATGCCCATCATCTCGCGGCCTGTCTTCTTCACGAGGAGAGACTTGACGTCGCGCACGACGCTCAAGTCACCGCACATTGGAGCCTCTGGGTAGAAGAACTCCTTGACCTTTGGTGCTGCAAGGAACGCCCCAACACTGCAAAACGATGCAGCGACGACGACAAGAACTGCGCCCTTCTTCATGAATCGACCCTGAGTGTTGTAAAGAGTCGTAACTCTACATGGGCCCTGAATGGCCGAGCCCCCTGCGATGAGGGGGCTCGTTGGTGGGTCAGATGATGAAGGAGTCTTCGTCCAGGGCGAGGAGGCCCGCCTCCTCGACTGCGGCGGTGACGTCTTCTCGGCAGAGGTTCGCCCGCTGTTGAGCCAGTCTGGCCAGGTGGCGCAGGGTGTCCGACGACTCGGTTTCCGTGCTGGTGTTGATGATGGCCAGCATTGCCTTCATCAGGGCCTCGATCTTCCCGCAGTAGTCGAACACCTGTTGGTCGATGGTCCTGAGGGACTGAAGGCTCGCATAAAGGTTCGGTGGGCGGTCTGGCCGGCCGTGCTGGGCGATGAGCTCGGCCACGTCCTGCAGTTGCGAGGGAAGGGCGGCGGCGTGGATGGCGCTGAGGTTGCTCATGCTGCACCTCCCGAGAGCATGCCCGCCTTGATGTGGAAGCGGCGATCAATGTCTGGGTGGCTGGCGAAGTGCGCCGTCTCCGGCTTGCACGCGTCCACGAATCGCTTGAAGGTCCTGGTCACGTCCGCCACGGCCCACACCTCATAGTGCATGCCCTTGGCCTCCTCGTGCCCGTTGCGCACCATGCCGTGCACCTTAGGGCTCAGAGGGAGTTCGCGCATCACCATGTCCACCACCCAGGCCGGCAGGCCGTACTGCTTGAGCATGCGCCCGCGGATCTTGGTGATGGGCTCGCAGTTCTGCGGGCAGTGGTCCCACACTTGGGTTGATGCCGCCATGTGGGCGACTTCGTTGACCGCTGTCTCCAGTTTGGCAAGGTTGGCGGCGGTCTGCTGCTGGGTGGCCATGATGGCTTGCTGCTGGCGCTCGATCATGACCAGCGCCTGGGCGTTGGCGGCGATCACCTCCAGTTGGGTCATCGGACGCGCTGCTTGCTGTTCCAGTTCCTGCCACCGGGTGACGATCCGGTGACGCATGACCACCGAGTAGCCCGACACCAGGGTGATGGTCAAGTCCTTGGGAAGAACGAACCCAGGCTGGGGGCGTTCGTAAGCGTCTGGGAACATCGCCCCAAACTTGGGGGCATCTTCGCCAAGCTCCTCAAGCATGTTGCGGATGTCGCGCATCACATGATCGTGCCTCTTGCCCGTCAGTTCCGCGATCTCGCGGCTGGACATGGTCAGGGAGGCGGAGGAGGTCAGCGCGAGTGCGCCTTGAATCGAGAGGTCAGCCATGGTGGCTCCTTGTGGCGGTGTCGAAACCCGCCGCACCTCGCGACCAAGCGAAGGGCGGCAGACCGTGCAGGGTTGGTCGACCGGACAAGGGGCCGGCAGGAGTTTCCTCCTCCCCACACGGCCCACCATAAAACGGAGCGCGTGTGCACGCAGCTTCACGGACGTGAAAAAGCCGCTGCCTTCTGGATGATGGCGCGGCTTGCTGCGCCTTGTTCCGGGCGACCAAGCCCGTGTTGCCTCTTTTTCAGCAACGGAGCGGAGCGTAGAACACCAACCTGAAGGATGTCAAGCAGTTTGCTTGTCTTGCGCTGATTGTTAGCGCTAACGATAATTTATGTGCGCGCACACGAAAATGTCAAGCACTGAGGCTCTGTTTTGAGGAGGGCACCTTTTGCCCCCAGGACTCGCGAGCCTCGGTGGGCGCTCGTGGTGACCCTGTTTACAACTTGAATCGTTGTGATATCTTCCGCAGGTTTGGCCGGTCGCTGTTAGACGGCGGGTCTGTAAAGAACTACGAAAGAGCGAAAAGATGCCGAAGAGGGGGGCTGATGCCAAGTCGGATGGTCGCAAAGGCGGCGATGATGCATACAACGTATGGATGTTCTTTCGGGACTTCTTCAGCGGCGTCTTCTCTCTGCTGAACTCAGGCAAGGTCTTTCCGGCCTTCGGGTTGTTGCTTCTGAGCATTGCTGGCATGGTGTTGTGGAGGATGCCCGAGTCGGAGTTGGCCGGCATCGTGCGAGACCTCTTTGCGGTCATCCGCAGTAGCACAGGTGTCCTGATGGCCTGTCTCTTGGCCTCCAACATTGGCTGGCTCTGGCTTCTCAGAAGGACGAAGCGCATTTATCAGGACGAAATCGACAGACTCTCCGAGGTCCGCAAGCAACTGATGCTGGGCCAGGACAAGAGCAAGTTCCTCACTGCTCACTCGACGAGCAATGGGAGGCAGAAAGAGTCCTACATGATCCCCGCAAGGGCCACTCAACCTAACAAACAGAGGACGTGAATGGAATCGCTAGCCAGTCTCCTCATCGGTGCGTTTCTTTGCTATGTGCTGTTCTTGCAGATCGATGAGTACAACAAGTTGATCGTCACGAAGTTCAAGTTCAGGTTCTTCGCTTTGCGTGACCGTCTCTCGCTCATGGTGATCTTCGAGGGACTGCCCGAAGATTCGCCGGAGTACAAGGAAACGATCAGCACGCTGAACTTCCACATCAGCGCGACCGAAAAGCTATCGCTGACCCGAATCGTTGAGATGCTGGCCGAGTACCACACCTCAACCGAAGAGGAGCGGCGCGTGCGTGTCTTCACGCGCACGGTTGACCGCCAAGATGTTCGCGATCTGCTCGGCGAGTTCTTTTGCACGGCATACGACATGATCAGCCGCAACAGCCGGGCTCAGATCAGTGTGGTCAAGGTGCTCGCTGCTGTCGCCCGCAAGCTCCACAAAGAACCCACCGAGCGTGTCAAGGTGGCAGTCATGAGGCCAACCCGGGCGTTGAACAGCATCCAGGCACACGCCTCGGCCGTGCGGATGGCGGCCTGATCAGGTCTCCCCTCCCCGAAGCCCGCAGTTGCGGGCTTTTTCGTTTCCTGGCCCTGTTGCAGCCCTCTCGGCTCTGATCCGGAAAACGGCCAAAAGACGCAGAGAGGGCACCTCCCAGACTGCACCCATCGTCATTTCATGGGCGGGTGCATCCATGTCTCTCTCCAGTCCCGAAGTCCTGAAGGGCTTCTACAACCTCGCCAAGGCCGTCGGCGACAAGGCGATCAACTCCGACGCCTTCTTCGAGCCCGAGGGCTTCCCTCAGGCGGCGATCCTCATCAAGCAGTTCCCGTGGCCGGTGTTGACGCCGGGCGGCGAAATCGAGGTCGCTGGCCCCGTCGGCAGCGCCTCGTGGCAGCCCCAGCAACTGAAGGTCCACCAACAGGGGCAGATCACCTTCTCTGAGACGGTGAACGGCATTGCCCAGGCCTTCCTGAACAACGTCAATGCCAAGGGCGGGCGATTCAACGCGACCGTGTACGAAGGTTCGCCTGATCGCTTTTACCGCGCCGTCAAGATCCGCGACGCCTTCATCGTTCTGGACCCGGTGGACCGCGACTGGGAAAACCGCACTCAGGTGCTGACCTTCGCCGGCACGCTGTTCTTCCAGTTCTACGGCGAAACCATCCCGGGCAACATCCTGCCTGTCTGAGGTGACAGATGAACCTCGGCGATCTGGTTGATGAATTCGTCGCGACTCGCCGCCCGGGTTGGCTGGTCTTGGTTGACGAGGAGGTGTTGGCCCAAGCCATTGACGCCACTCAGTATTACCTTGGCTGGGGAACTCTGGGAGGGGCGACGCCGTCCCTTGATGACGTAGCCGAGAGCACCGAGGTCAGCGCTTCCGAGTGGGCCATCATCTCGCCCCTGTTCGTCCTCCTGGTCGAGAAGGAAAACTCTCTCCGGCTGGAGGCGTCGCGATCCGGAGGACTGGAGCTCTACGGGCGCCAGTCCTCCGAGGTGGAGGCCGACATCCGGATCATGAAGGACGAGACGTTGCCCCAGCGCGCCTTCATGGGTGAGCCCTTCGAGGTGTCCTGATGCTCATCACGCCAGCCGGCGGCGGTGCGGCATTGGGCTCCGATGTCGTCACTCGGGTGATCCTGCGCACGGACCTGACTCCTATCCCGTCCACCATCGAGATCGAGGCCCGTCGCACGGCCCAGGTCGAGCGGGCGCTGGCGGAAGGCCAACGCATCAAGGTCGGAAGCCTCAAGGCTGAGTTTGTGGTGGTCAAGTCCCAGCAGGTGGCGGGCAACTCTCCCATCCAGGGCGACCAGCCGACCTCGGGCCTGAAGGTCATCGGCATGCTCGCATCGTGTGAGCCCATCGCGCGCCGTCTTCAGCGGTCCGTCATCCGAGAGAACGCGCCCCTGGGTGAGATCTACCGGGCCTGTGGTGCGCAGGTTCGCATCGGGTCGGACTTCAACGTGCCGCGCTTCTCCTGCTTCGTTGGCATGACGCCCTCTTTCGAGGTGGCCAAGATCCTCCAGGAGGAAGCCGGCGCGCTGGTCTACAGCGACAACTCAATCACCTATCGCCGACTGGGTGAGCTTGTTGCTCAGCCCGCTACGCTGGTGGTTCCGGAAGAGGCCACTGAGGTCCTGAACAGCGACTTCCTGGAGCGGCATGCGGTGCCCTTCGCGTTCACGACCGCGCCATCAGGTGTGATCGTGTCCGGCCGGCGTGAAGCCTCTCGTGGGGTGCACTACCAGCCTCGCGCGGACCAGCGGATCGTGAACAACCTAGGGCAGGTGCTTCTGCAGCGCAGGAAGTACCGAACCGCACTGACGCCTGGCCTGGCCGCGGGCCAGCGTGTCGACGTTGGCCGTCACCGAATGGTGATCATCACGGCCGCGCACGTGTTCGAGTCCATCGGCGGCGATCAGTACACCCAGGCCTGGCTGGGGGAGTTGTCCTCATGAACGTCATCCATGGCATGTGGCCGGGAGTTGTCGCCAGCTACGACGGCGGGGCCCGAACCTGTCGGGTCTCGATCGACGGCATCACGGATGGGTCTGGCGTTACGCCAGAAGCCGTCTTCTGCAATCCCCTGGGTGACAACGCGGCCACCACCGAGATTCGCATTCTCCCCGGTGATCCGGTCTGGCTCACCTTCGAAGGTGGCGACCCCCGCTATCCGGTGATCATGGGCTACCGGACCCCTCGCTCGGGCAACCCAACGGGGTGGCGCCGGTGGCAGCACGCCAACGTGCAGTTGATCGCGGAGAACACCCTCTTGATCACGGTGGGCGCTACCACGGTCACTGTCACTGATGGACTGATGACCGTTGCAGGTGCAGACCTCATCGTCGAGAAGAACATCATCTGCCAACAGAACATCGCCGCACTGCAGAACATCACTGCAGGCCAGAACGTCTCTGATCAAGGCGGCACCAAGTCGATGGCTACGATGCGCAGCAAGTTCAACACGCACGGTGGCCACTTCGACAACTCCAACCGCGTCCCCGACAACCCAATGTGAGGTAAGCCATGAAGGCCCTGCAGTTCAACTTCGAAAACCCGTCCGAGAAGGACAAGGCCGTCAAGACCGTGGTCCAGCGCTTCCGTCTGGCCGGCGCCAACGTCATCACCTCCGAGGTGGACAAGAAGATGTCCATCCGCGCGGGCGTGACCTACCGCAACCTCAACCTCACCTTTGCCGATGGGCAGACGGTGGCCATGGCCTTCAAGTCCACCGGTGACGTCTTCGAAGTGAAGATCAACGGCAAGGTCACGCCGCTGAAGGACCAGGACGACTACCACGCAGCGATCAGCGAAATCGCGGGCCGCCTGGACAAAGGGCGAGATGCCTTTCAGCGTGCGCTCGCCCGCGTGAAGGTTCCTCTGCCACCCAGCATCCGCGTGTCTCGATCGAACTTGCTCAAGGCCAAGATCGAGCGCCGAGATGCTTTGAAGGACTCCATCAAGCTGCTTCGCGACGAGCTCGCGTCGCTTGTTGGCGGTGCGCCGCAAACCCAGTCCTGATCGGACATTCAGCGCTTCTCAGGCCCGCTTCGGCGGGCCTTTTTCATTTCGGAAAACAGACCAAATCACCCCTCTTGACTCTTCGAAGAATGCGTCACGCATCGGCACGCACGCCGGGTTTGGCACGTGCTCTTAACCACGGAGATCAAGATGCCCAAGAAGCAGCAACAAGCCATTTACACGCTCGCATCCACGCAGGAAGCAGGCGTTTTTCTCGACAGCGTGTCGTCTGACATCGGTACGGGCCTGCGTGGCCAGGACGTTCTGGATTCGGTGAAGAACGAAGCCAACGGCGTCAAGCTGCCGAAGCGCCTGGCGCAGATCCTGGAGGTCGCTGATGAAAATGATCATGCACGGGTCCTGGACTCGGTGCTCATGGGCATCCGTGAGTTCGAAACCTCGCACGGCCGCCAGCCGACCGCCGACGTGGTCGATGCCGCCATCCAGCAAGGCCACGCCGCCCTGATCCACGTCACGGACTCGGTCACGAGCGCCCATCACGATCAGATCTCCCTGCAGCCCAACCGCGCTGTGGTGGCCATCCTGTCGGGCATCGCTGAAGCCATCCCGTTCGCCGGTTACCTGCCGGTCGACATCGGCTCCAACGAAGGCAAGTTGGCCATCCTCTCGCACCAAGCCGGCTCCGCCTTCGGCGACTACACCCTGGGCGAACTGATGGACGGCACCAACGTGGGTGACGTGTACGCCTCCAGCCAGCGCATGGTCGAGATCGACACCAATGGCTCAGGCCCGTACAACTCGAAGTTCACGACCTCGAACCTGGTTGGCAACCCTGGCTTCTGCGATCCGGCCGGCACCGGCGTTGGCGTCCTTCGTGGTCGCAGCATCGTCTATGTGGGTGGTCTGCCCATCGCAACTGACACCGCCACTGGCAGCGCCGCCAACAGCCCCTTCACCGGTTCCGTGACCATCGCCGGCACCACGCACACCCTGACCGGTTACGTCACCGTGGCATCTGGCGCGGTGCAGATCACCAGCGTGACCCCCGCATTGCCCGCCGATTACCAAAAGGTGGTGGTACAGGGCTTCATCGACTACGAGACCCAGCCTTCTCTGATCCCTCTGGTCGGTATCAAGGCCGAAGTCTGGTCGGTGTACGCGAACGCTCATCGCATCGCCACGAAACTGTCCATCGACGCACAAGGCCAGTTGCGCAACGAACTGGGCCTGGATGGCGAAAGCGAAGCCTTGCTGGCGCTGCGCACCCAACTGGCCATGGAGCGCCACTACCAGGCTCTGCGCTACGTCCGCAGGCTGTCGGTCCACAACAGCGCCACCCACGACCTGGACTACGCCGATCGCTCGCTGCAGATGAACCGCTCGCAGATGTGGTTGGACGCCCAGGCCCCGCTGGGTGAACTGAGCCAACAGATGGCCAACACGACCATGGACTTCGGTGTGTCGTTCGTCTATGCCTCGTCCTTCCTGATCAACCAATGGCTGTCCTGCGGTCGCGACATCTTCGAGCCCTCGGGCCTGACCGAGCGCCCCGGCATCTACCGCGCCGGCAAGTTGTACGGCAAGTACGACGTGTACTACTCGCCCAAGGTGGTCACCCAGGCGGCTGACCTCAGCAGCGCTGAAATGCTGCTGATCGGTCGCAGCAACCAGGTCGCTCGCTGCCCGATCCTGCTGGGTGACGCTGTGGCGCCCACCCTGGTCGAGATCGGCACCCAACTGGACCTGAACAAGCAGTTGGCGATGTACGCCCGCAACTTCACGGTGGTCAACCCGCACGAGCCCTCTGCCAAGGGCTGCGGTCTGCTCAACGTCACCGGTCTGAAGTAATCAGGCCCCACTGAAGCACTCAACAAGGAGCTGAGCATGTCGAAAAAAGCGACTGCCAGCCCCTCCGCTTCGGCGGCAGGGGTTGGCACCATCACCACCGGTGAGTCTGGCGAGAACCTGACTTCGGGCCAGGGTGGCGATCAAACCGGCGAATCGGGCGCAGGCGATGCCGCCGGCGCCGGGGCAGACCAGGCCGGGTCTGACGCGGGCAACCAGGGCGATCCCATCGTCGCTGGTGGCGCTGGCGTGGAGGCCGCGACCCAGAAGGTGGCTCAGGAAGTCCCGGCCGCTGCCCTGGAGTGGGCCGCTGGTCTGGAGTATCCCAAGTCCACGTTCCTCCGCAACAACGGGCATGTGGCAGTCGTGGAGCCCATCACGGCCCAGATCGTGGGCGGCGGCGCTACCGTGCCCGTGGTGCTCCACGACGAGGCACAGGCCGTCGCGGTGTTGAGCAACACCCTGACCCTGAACGCGCTGCACTTCCAAGGTGACCTCAAGGTCCGCCTGGACGCCGCGCCCGATGAACTCTACATGGAGGGCTGATCACCATGAGCGGCTTCCGCCCCTTCGTCCGTCAACTGGGTTTCCAGCCGGGCAACCAGCTTAACCCGCTGGCGGACAACACCGACGGTGCGGCGCCGGACAACTCGGATCAGGTCGTCGCGATGGTCGGGCGCTTCACGCGCGGACGCATTGACCGGCCCTTCCGCGTGAACCGGTCCAACCTCTACATCAAGACGGGCAAGGCTGACACCATGCGTGCCAGCCTGCTCAACGAGGCCAGACTGCAACTCCGTGACGCGCTCTTCAACGGCGCCCAGGAGGCAGTGGTCTACCGCCTGAACACCTCGGCCGCAACGAAGAAGTGGGCGCTGATCAATGTGGGAAACGGTGCGACCACCTACGCTGTTGGCGGCGCGGACCTCACCGATGCGACCTACAGCCTCGCGCTGTTGCACCATGACTGCCACAACGACGGAATCAAGGTTTCAGTCCACGCTGAGCCCCTGGTCACCGGTGGCATCCCCGTCCTCAATCCAACGCTGACGATTCGCGTGCTGGACTCCGAAGGCAACCGACTGCACGAGTTCACCGGCTCGGTGAACCCCGACGCGAAGGACGATTACGGCGCCTCAGCCTATCTGCCCGATGTGGCCGCGAACCTGACCGAGTCGGTTACCTTGGTGGTGAACGCGGCCTTCACAGGCGTGCCCACAACCTCGAATGCCTATGGACGCGGCGCTGACGGTCGCGACCAATGGCCTACTTCTGCCGTGCTGGACTGTTTCGTGGAAGGCGCGACGACGTACTTGGCCGGCGACTACGACCGCGCCGTGGACGCGCTGCGCAACACGACCGACCCCTTCGGCTACATCATCAGCGGCGGCACGCAGGTGCTGTCGTTGCTGGCGAAGTTGGCGGACTTCGCCATTGAGGCCAACATCCCCATGAAGTTGGACTATTCCGGCAACCTGGACCCTGAGGCAGTGCTCACCCTGGACGCTGCGCTGGGGCTGGATACGCACTACGTCCACAAGTATTGGGCCCCGCTCGAAGCGGAAGACCCCGCGAGTGGCGGACGTGCTGTTTGGGGCACTGCAGGCCTGAACGCTGGGTATTCCTGCCGCCGCAACGCCCGGGTGAACGCCAAAGGCTTCGCGCCCAAGAACTACCCGATTGCCGGCAAGGAGTGGCCGATCCAGCGCACCGCCACCCGCCAACTGCACAAGCCCAGCGAGCAGCAGTTGTCTGACCTGGCGAAGGCTCAGATCAACCCGGTGATCTTCGAGCTCTACAACGGGGGCGGGCGCTACGTCTACACGGACTGCCTCACGGCGGCGAAGACCCGGGTCAGCTACAAGAAGCTGATTCCCGTGGGCGAGATGAGCGCATCGATCGACAACTGGGTTGCGATGTACTCCAAAGAGATCTTGCTGCAGCCCATGGAGTCCTACATCAAGTCGATGAACACGTTCTTGCAGAACCTGTTCGAAGACGCTGAGGCCAGCAAGTGGCTCAAGAAGTCCAAGAACCTCGAAGGCAATGCGGCCTTCTTGTTCTCGGTCGTCCCCGACGAGGTGCGCTCCACAGACGTCGTCCACATCAACTACTGGACCTCCTTCGACGGTGTGGCCCGCCAAGGCTTCATCACCCAGACCCTCACTCGCTGATCACCCTCAAGAAAGGAACGCTCCATGACGTTCGCTCAGCACCCGGCAGCCCAGGCACTGAAGAGCCTGGATGCCATCGGCCCCCAGCGGGGCAAGAAGGTCCTCGACTCGTGCGAGGAGAAGACCAAGGAAGACAAGGTGATGGACGCCGCTGGCGCCGCCGCTGAGTTCGCCCTGGCTGACATCCGCGCGGCCGTGGCCGCCACCCTGCAGGCTTGGTCGGTGACTCCGTCGGATGCCCTCGACGAGGGCGAGACGCTTGCCGCTCGCCTCGACGCCATGCTGATCGGCATTGCCGATGCCAACAAGGATGGCGAGATCACCGAAGAGGAGTCCAACCTCATCGACATCGCCTTCAATGCGGCCTGGGACTACCTGAACTCCAAGGGCGTTCCCGAGGAGGACATCTCGTCCCTGCTGAACGATGGCGACGAAGCCGCCGGTCTGCGAGTGGGCGAGCTCCTGGCCAACGAGGCCCCTGAAGGTGCTGACGCCGAACTGGCCGACATCGACTCCTTCGCCTTCGACAGCGAATCGCAGGAGTCCGTCTTCGACAGCGCGGTGGCCAGCCTGGACGCCGTCTACAAGAAGGCTTGGGCGGTCCGCGCGGGCAAGAAGGTGCGCATCAACAAGCGCATCTCCGGCACCGTGCGCCTGTCTGCCAAGCAGAAGGTCGCCATCAAGAAGGCGCAACTGAAGACTCACAGCGCCACCGCCCGGGTTTCCCGCATGAAGTCGCTTCGCGTGCGCGCGAAGATGGGCCTGAACGCCAAGTAAGGCCAGAGGCCGATGACCCAGTCCGTCGTAAAGCCGCTGTCTTCGGACTGGACCGGCCTCAACAGGAACCTGATCGCCACCTTCCGCGCCTTCCGGCGTGAGAAGGTGGCCGACAAGTTCATCTGGGTTCCGATCCCTGATGCTCCGATCGTGCAGGCTCCCATCACGGAGCCCAACATCGAGCACACCATCAACTGGCAGTCACCCTTCGAGAACATGGGGGCGGACCAGCGCTTCTCCACGTTGTCGGCCCTGCTGCAGACCGGTGGTCTGGCTCCCCTCGGCGCGCTGTGGGATCAGATCATCAAGTCCATTCCAGAGGACGCCAGGCAGGCCCTGGGGATCACCGGGACTGGAGGCGAGGGCGCCATGAGGTCGCTGGAGGGGAAGTCCTCGGTGACCAAACTCAACAGCACCCAGGTTTTCAACGGCCTGCCGCCGATGAAGATCACGTTTACCGCCCAGTTCCGCGCGGAGCTTGACCCGTTCGAAGAGGTGGAGCGCCCGCTCGATCAACTCATCTACTGGTCTCTGCCGAGAAGGCTTGCAGACGACGGCGTCCTGTCCCAGGCCGCGCAGGGAAGCCTGCAGTCTCCCTGGCCCTCAGAGACCCCGACCATCATCGGCATGCAGTACGCCGGCCGCAGTTACACGCCACTCGTCATCGAGTCCATCCCGTACCCGCTCGGCGCGCCGCGCGACCCCGACGGACGCATGCTTTCTGCCCAAGTGCCCATGGCGCTGGCGTCCCTGTCAGCCTGGGATGCTCGCGACTGGGCCAACTCCATCAACCGATGATCGACTTCCCCAGAATCCGAACGGCGCGGGTGTCCGTCGCCCTCAAGGAGTTGACCCTTGACCAGGCGATCTCCATCTGCCGTATACCCCCCTCTCGCCACGAGGTCGCCACGTCGCAGTTCCTCAGGTTCTCGGCTGCCCAGGCGGATGCCCCGTCGGCCGCGTATGTGAAGGATCACAGGCTGTGGACGGTCAGCGAGCGCATCCGACTGGTTGTCCAGTACCTGATGGGCGTCACCGACGATGGCCCCGACTTCTCGGTCGGGGGCAGCGACAAGGCCCGACTGTCGCGCTACATCGACTTCACAGCCGAGCCGCGCTCGATGGTGCTGAGCGGAATCGACGTCGGGGATGGCCCCATGGAGATGCGTCCTTTGCTCGGGGTGCAGGCGGAGGCGCTGGAGCAACTGTGCACGCACCGCGGCGAGTGGATGGTGGGTTGCATCGCGGCGCAGATCCTCCCCTTGGGAGTGAGCCCCGATTGGTCGACCATGAGCGACGTGGCCGTGCTCGCGTGGCACAAGGCGCGAATCGAGGCCGTGCGCGCGATGCGGGAGACACACTTCGAGCGCCTGGTGAACACCTTCCTGGATGGCCAGGAGGATCTGCGGCAGTTCTTCCACCTCGGCGTTGGTGACGACGGGATCGTGTGCATGCCGAACGAACCGGGGGTTGAGGTGCCCCCTGTTCGATTTCCATCCTCCACCTGCATCAGCCCAAGCACGCGCGAACTATTTGCGCACGCTCGTTGAGATCAAGGCAAAGCTGGCCCTGTACGCGAACACGGCGCCCCCCCTCGCAGGCCAGATGGGGGAGTCGGACGCCAACGAATTCTTCCTTTCGGAGACGTTCAAGGACTACTTGAAACACCAGGAGTTCAAGGAGCAAGCGAGGGGGGCAGTCTTTGATCGATTCGACAAGGTCATCGGCAGCGTGGCCGGACTCGGGAAGATCTTGGCACGGCGCCGGTGATCTGGAAGATCTGGAAAACCGACCGGCGGTGGGGGGATGGCGGGCTTGAGACTTGGGCGCAACAACTTGCAATCAAGTCATGAGCAGCATCATCGAGTACATCGACGACGACGGCCAAACCATTCGGGGCATCCCAGTGGTGATCATTGCCGACCGAACCGCGCTGTCGACGGCGGCTGGCTCAAAGACGGACTTCTTTGACACGGACGGGCGGATGGTTCGAGCCACCCCGCTCATCGTCGTAGAGGACTACCGGGCCCCCACTCCCGCTCCGGGCCCGTCCCCCGCACCTTCTCCCTCCCCATCTCCTTCCCCGTCCCCCGCGCCGGCGCCCGGCGTGTCCGACGGCGGCGACTTCTGATCGAGGTTCAAATGGCAATCGAGCGCCTTCGCACACGTCGGAGCACGACGAAACTCATACCAGACGCTGCCGACCTTGAGCTCAGTGAGCAGGGTTACACGTTCGCCAACGACAAGTTGTGGATCAAGAACCAGACGACCGGCGTCCCAGAGTGGATCGGCGGCAAAGCGGTCGTGGACATGGTCCTCGCGCACCAGGCCGCCCTGGCATCCATCAACCAGTTGCCGGTGGTGCAGGCCGCGCTTCGCGCAATCTCCGACACCGCCATCTCGATCGCTGGCAACCTGCTCGACAACGCCGTCGATCCGGAGGGTGGGCCGATGTCCTTGGTGGGCATCTCCTACAACAGCGTGCCGCGCACCCTCGGTACCGCCTTCACGACAACCTACGGCACCATGGTCGTTGGCGCTGATGGCGCCTACGTCTTCACGCCGAATGACGCCGCCCGCGCACTCACCGCTGGCCAGCAGGTCAACGTCGCCTTCGGCTACACGGTCATGGACGAGGCCGGCGGGCGCACGACTCAGAACTTTCAGATCCGGATCGATGGGACGGACCAAACGCCTATCGCTCGCCCTGACTACAAGTCGGTCAGTGCTGGCGAGACGGCCGTTGGAAATGTCCTGGTCAACGATCTCGACTACGAAGGCCAAACTCTGACTGTGACGGCGTTCGCAGTGGCCGGCGTCGGCGGAGTCCATGCCCCTGGCTCCAGCGTCAGCATCCCCAGTTTTGGTGAGCTCACCATCGCCGCCAATGGCGCCTACTCTCTCGTCCCATTGAGCTCCAGCGTGAGCGGTGTCAGTCCTGACATCACTTACACCGCGACCGATGGAACAACACCCTTCACGGGTCTGCTGAGGGTCAGCGTTGCGCCGCCGCCTCCTACGACGGCAGAGATGCAAGCCTTCTTTGCGTCCTACCGGGCCCAGCCGGTGATTGATCGGCCAGCCCCCAACCCCTTACCTAGCCGCCCTCTTCCGGACCGCACTTTCGTTCAGGACGCTGTTAACTACACGCCCTGGGACTACACCCTTCGGCTGCCAAACCAACAGGGGCGCCCGAGCAACGCCTACGACTTCGAGGTGGGTCCCGGCAAGCCATACACCGACGTGGACCAAGTGCCTTGGGAGTTCCTTCTGCCAGGCGATCGCGTCTACATCTACAGCCGGCCGACCGCGTACAACCGAACCATCGTCCTGACCGCCTGCGGCACCGAAGATGCCTGGATTGAAGTGATCGGCGTGCGCGATCCAGTCACAGGGGCCATGCCCGTCTTCGACGGTGCTGACGCAATCTGCGCCGACGGGCGACACTATCCCCTCCTTGATGGCAGCGCGCTTGTGTCGATTGGCCCGTTCACTGCGGGCGTGGATGGCACTGCCTACGGCACGAAGGCCCGATTCATTCACGTCACTGGGTTGGAGTTGAAGAACGCCCACCCGACCAAGGACAGGCTCCCGCGAGGCGCCACGATCGCCACGGCTTGGGGTGAGTTCTCCGAGGGCTTCTATGTTCTCGGTGGCCACAACATCTGCATTCAGGGCAACAAGATCCACACTTGCGGCCTGGGCGTGTTCGTCAACTCGACGAACCACGACCGCTTCCAGTCGCACCGGATCCACGTCTGCAACAACTGGATCTACAACTGCAGTTCCGAGGGCAGTTACTCCACTCACGGCATGTACCTCGAAGCGATCGGCACGATCGTCGAGTTCAATGTGATCGGGGCCAACTACCCCGGCTCGAACGGTGATGCCGTCAAGGAGCGCTCCTCCGGGGTGGTCTACCGGTACAACTGCATCACGGCGACCGCGAACGCTGTTGCCTTCCGAGACCCTTCCAACGAAGACTCCGCCCAAAACGGGATCCTGGAGTCCCAGGCCGTTGATTCGCTTGGGACCCTCATGGTCCAGAAGATCTTCTGCTACGGGAACACCTTCTTGGTCAAGGGGACGCCCCAGGCGGTCATTGGCGTTGGCGACGGAGGAAACGGTGAACTGCGCAGCGGAAACCTTTACTTCTACAGCAACATCGTCCTGGCCGAGATGGACGGTCAGTCTGGATACACGGGCGTCTACTACGACCCGTATCGCGTCCCTCTGTTCAGTATGTGGAACACGCGCTCGCCGATCACGGTGCATGCGCGCAACAACCTGTTTTACACGAAGACTGCGACGCCCGCCGGCAAGCTCGCGCCGTTCGGTCTCTTCTCTTGGCAGGGCCTGGCGGATTGGCAGTCGAACTGGTGCAACAGGTTTGTGCTGACCGCTTATGACACCAACTACGCCTCGAACATCGCCCGAGGTGTGCAGTACACCGGCGTTGGACTCAATGGGCTGTCCGAGGCGACGGACTCCCCCGGATTCGTCAACCTTGCCGCCGGTGACATCGACCTCCTGTTGAGCAGCCCGTTCTTTGGCCTCACTGCCTACGTGCACCCTGACGCCATCGCGCGCAACCTGATTCCCTCGCGCAGGTCCGTTCTCTATCCGTTCGACGTCGTGCCAGTGCCTTCGGTGATCTCGTCCCCGACGATCACGGGTAGCAATGTGGAGGGCAACACCGTCACAGCGGGTGGGTATCTCTTCTCTCCGCTCCCGAGCAACCACCTGTTCCGTTGGTACGACGGAAGCGGGACGCTGATCGCTGGTGCCACAGGACAGACCTTCGTCACCACCGGCCGGGCGGGTCAATTCGTGAGGGTGGGCGTGCGCGGCGTCAACGAGAGCGGCACCTCGGCAGAGGCCTTGTCGCCCCTGTTCCAGGTGGTCACGTCGACCACACCGATCTGCACGACTCTGCCGGCGATCTCAGGTAGTGGTCAACCGGGCTATCCGCTCATCGTTTCGACTGGCGATTGGACGAACAGTCCAACGTCCTACGGTTACCAGTGGTTCAGGGTCAGCGGTGGTACTCGCAGTGCCATCTCCGGCGAAACAACCAACACGGTGACGCCGCAGCCTGGTGACGAGGGCTCGCAGTACGAGTGCGATGTTTCAGCCACCAAGTCTGGCGAAACCGGTTTGGCGACATCGATAGGCATTCTCATCGTGCCGGCTCAGTTCGATCCGGATGGCTATGGCGTCTGGAACTTCTCTGCGGCGCTCAACACGACGCTGAAGTCTCTTGATGCAACCCGCTGGCAGGGACAGGTGACATTCGGCTACTACCCGGCCAACGAGTATTACTTCTGCAACGGCAGCGGACGGCTGGTGGGCTCTTACATCGCGAAGAACAACAGCGGGCTCGTTTGGTATGCCAATGGGCAGGGCAATGTGCAGCAGTCCAAGGTCACCTTCACCATCCCGGACCCGGCCATCACGACTGGCTGGGAAGGTGGGCCCGCGGTGCACTGCGGCGGCGGGGATTCGGGCAACCCGACGAACTACAGCGTTCGCATGGGCCCTACCCAGATCGCACTCTACAAGTCTGGCACGTCAGTTTCCACTACGCCGCATTCCCTCGTCAAAGACGATCAGGTCGAGTTGCAGCTGAGGTCTGTTGGGGGTGGTGTGTTGGAGGTGTGGCTCAACGATTCCATGGTTCAGACATGGACTGACGCTACGCCGCTCACGGGCGGATATCCGGGGTTCAACCTCAATCCAGGCTCGACGGAGACGTTCGGGTTCGACACCTGGACTGATCAGCCAGGGTGATGTTCGGGCTGGGGAGTTTTGTGTTGATACGCCGTTTTGGAAAATCTGCGATCTGACCCGTTGGTGAGGGCGAAACACTTCGCCCACTTTTCCTACGAGGTCCACGAATGCCAGATCAGTTCCATCCCGACCACACTTGGGTCGGCGTCGTCCTCGGCGCGCTCTACGTCCTCGCGACAGGCGCCGGTGTCCCCGTCACCGTTGCTCTCATGGCGTTGTTGGGGGCACTGATCGCAGTCAACAACGCCGAGCGGCGCAGTTGGAGTTTCGCCAGTTTTCTCGAAGGTCTGACCACCCTGGCCGCCTCGCTGGCCCTGGGCCTCTTCGGGGCGCGCATTTTCGGCTACGTCGTGTTCGGCCCACTGCTCAAGGCGGTGAGTGCCGACCCCAGCATCCCGGCCTCCGCAGCAGACCCGGTGGCCGCCCTGGCCATCGCCATGTACGGGCAGCGGTACTTCGAGCCGATGCTGAAGGCCCTGCTTGGCCGCTGGCTTCCCGAAGCAACCAAGAAGGGGGACTGAGATGATCGTGCACTTCCAGGCCGACATCGGCCTTCTCGGTTGGATCCAGACCTTGATCGGCTTGTCCATCCTCGTTGGCGGCTACATCCTGCTGGCCTTTGGCACGGATCAGGCCTCGTCCCGGCTCACCAAGTGGTTGCTGCGAGGACTCGCCATCTGGGGCGCCTGGTTCGCCATGACGCCCTGGAGCTCGGGCGGTCCCGACTCCGTCTCTGCCCAGGCCCTGGGCCTGCTGGTCGCCTTCGTCACGCTGCGATACGGACGCCAGTTGCGAGGGATCATCGACGGAGAACACTGGTGGGAGCCCAACGCGCGCCAAGCCGCATTGCTGCAGTCCTTCCAGTCGCCCCGGCGCAAGATCGCCCGCAAGTGGCTCAAGGCCTTGAACCCCTTCTGGCTGCTGATCGACAACGAAGAGGACGGCGTGTGGGGTGACCCGCGTTGGTCTCCACCTGAGTGGCTGGTCCCCTCGAACGTCCAGTTGACCTGGAAGCGCGTGACCTTCAACCTTTTCGGCCGCCCGAGCTCCTGCAACGTCCCAAAACTCACCTGCCTGTGGGCTCCCTTTCCACAGGTCTGGATCCCCAGTGGTGTGCACTTCACATGGAAGGGGCCGCGCCTGGTCTACACGCTTCTGCGCAGGTCAAGCGAGTGGCGCTGGTGGCGCGCTGTCGCCTGGTGGTTCCGCAACCCGTGTCACAACCTCACGTGGTACGTCCTGGGGGTGGCCGACAAACAGCGTGTGGTGCGCGGCCCGTGGGCGCCCGCGTTTCACCGGCCTGACGGTGGATGGCTTTGGTGTCTCACGGATGTGCAGGTCCTCGGCTTCACGGTTTCGCTGCCGTTCATCTCCTACATCAGCGAGACGCGCAAGGGTTACGCCGGTTGGCGGCCGTCGGGGTCCTTCGGCTTCAAGTTCAACAGGTTGAAGTAGGCGCCATGGCCACGCTTGAGTCCGAGGGCGAGCTCCGGGTCCGCGAGAGGCGACTCCTTTCGGACCCCAACCGCTCGCTTGAGGAGATCAGGCACACCGTGATCGAGACCAGTTTCGTCGCCGAGCGCATGGTGCGCGACGCGGGTCTGGACACGCTCGATCGGTGCCGCCTGGTGGTTCCACACCTTTCGAAGACGAGATCCAGACGATGAAGATCACTGTCACGGCCGGGCACGGCGATTCAGATCCTGGGGCCTGCCGCAACGGCGCGGTGGAGCGCGACCTGATGACCGAACTGCGGGACCTGGTTGCCATCAAGTTGACCGAGGCCGGCCACAACGTCCGAACGGATGGGGCCCGCTGGCAGAACCTGCCCTTGGTGCACGCCCTGACCCTGGTGCCGGGCGCAGCTTGGGCAGTGGAGCTCCACACCAACTCGAACGACAACCCTGCCGCGACCGGCGTCGAGGTGGTCTCCAAGCCTTCGGACAAGGCCCGCGCCCAGCGCCTGGCCAAGGCCATCTCCGAGGCGTTGGGCTTGCGCCTGCGAGGTGAGGGCGGGTGGATTGACCAGTCGAAGACAGCCAGGGGGAAACTCGGGTTCGTCGGCCTGGGCGGGATGGTCGTCGAGGTGTTCTTCATCTCGAACCCTTCTGACCTGGCTTCCTACCAGGCCAGGAAGTGGGTCGTGGCATCGGCCATTGCCCGCGTTCTCGGGGGTGGCTGATGATCGGGGACCGCGCACTGGTCATCCTCTTTTCCGTCGGCGCGTTCGTGGCCGCTGTCGCCGGAGGTGCCTGGTTGCACCAGAGGCACGCGCGGTCGGTGATCGATGCGGCTGTGGAGGCTGAGCGCTCCAGGTGGCAGGTCGCCCATGACAAGGCGCTGGCATCGGCGAATCTCGCTGGCCAGCAGGAAGCAACCAAGGCGGCCTTGCAGGCCCTGGAGGCACAAGTTGAACTCTCGAACCTTCGTGATGACATGGCGCGCACTGCTGCCTTGTCTCGCGCTCACACTGGCAGCTTGCAGCGCACCATCGCCGAGTTTCGTGACCGTGCAGCCCGAGAGGCCGCGGGCGCCGGCCCCGGATCGCTGGCTCATGGAGCCGCCGCCGCCGCCGGAGCACTCAGCGAGTGCAGCGAGCGACGCGCAGAGGTGGCAGCAGTCGCTGACCGACTCGCAGTCCAGGTGACCGGCCTGCAGCGCTACATCAAGGGTGTGGTGGGGCCGCTGTGCATCGCAGGCTTCGAGGATGAAGCCACCGGATCCAGCGAACAGGTCGAGCAATGAAAAACGCCCCGGCCGGGGCCGAGGCGTTCAGTCGGTTACCGACGGGGGAGGCGACGCCAGTGCTCGCGCACATGGACGATCTTGTCTTCGGTCGAAGTGCTCACGGTGGAGTCCTTTCATGACAGAGGTTTCTCGGCCAGTGTCCCCGCGAGCGTTATCATCCGCTCACCACGTCCTCGAAAGTAGTGGGATCCTGGTGCTTCACCGGGCCTCAAAGCCGACCTTCCTAGGGGTCGGCTTTGTTGTTTGTGGTCCGGCTTGACGTGATTATTCCGCCTTTTCCGTTGTTGCGTGCGTGCGACAAAGTTCGAGCGGCGCTTCGTTACCGTGGGGGAACTCAGGGGAACTCAGGGGAACTGGTTGGTGAAGAGCCGCGCTGCAGGCCGTGGTGATCTGGCAACGCGGCACCCGATGCCTGCGCGTCCAAGAAGTCCGCGACGGCCTGCCACCCGGCGCGCATGCGCTCCTCGTCGATCAGCACGTAGTGCTCGCCCGTGACGTCGCCGCTGGTCACGTGGTTGAGCATGCGCTTAAGCACGTAGTTGCTCACCAGCGACTCGGCCACGGTGGCGAAGGTGTGGCGCAGGCAGTGCGGGGTGATCTGGGGCGTCTCTGCAATCGCGTTCACCTTGCGAAGCACCACCCTCAGGTCCTGGATGGGGAAGACGAGGTCAGTGGGCTTCTTGGCGTCCATCCGCTTCTCAAAGATGGCGCGGACCTGCTTCGACATCATGATGGTATGGTCGCCCCGGTTCTTTGTGTCGCGCAAGGTGAAGCACCCGTCGTCCATGTCGACGTCGCGCGCCAGCAGTTGAGGTAGCTCACCCGGGCGGGCGCCGGCCATCAGCATGCAGCGCAACTGCTCCGCGGCGTCGCCCTTCTGCGCAAGGGCAGCGGCCCACCAGACGCCCAAGCGTTTCGCCGGGATCGGCGTGGGGTCGCCCTGGCTGGGTGCGATGTGGATCCGCTTCGCTCCGGCCGTGGTCGGCGCCAGAGGGTTGTCGGGGATCTGGATGCCATGGAAGCGCAGCACGGCGCGCAGCACCTGCATGGCGTAGGCCTGGCGGCGCTCGCCACGTGCGGCCAGCGCCTTGTGGAGGGCCAGCAGTTCGGGCGCAGTCAGCCGGTGCATCGGCCGCTCGGCGATCGAGTAGAGCTCGCCTCCCTTGGTCTCCTTGCCGCCCTTGGTCACTCCCGGCGGGGCGATCATCTTGAGGTAGTCGGCTCGGGTCCGGTCCTTGATCGGGATGTACTCCTTGCCGTGGCGGCGCTTCTTGTTCTTGGCGTAGAGGCGCAGGCCCTCGGCGACCGTCAAGGCGTCGGCCTTGTCCTCGGCGGCTTTCTCCCGGCGCTCGTCGAGGCGGTCCCTGCCGTTCTGGAGTTCGCTGCTGATGTCGATCTGCAGGCGTCGGGCGGCGTCGGCCGTGATGGCCGCGGCGCCGGTGACCTTGCCAAGGGTTCGGCGCACCGTCTCGCCGTCGACGCGGCGCTCGGCGACCCAGGCCCGCGCGCCGTTGGCGGTCACTCGGACCCCGAACCCGTCGGTGCGTGGGCACCAGAAAATTGTGTAGCCCTTGGCCGGCTGGGGCAGGGCCTTTGCTACCCTGTCGGTGATCTTCTCGCTGTGAACCGCCAT